CCGCTCGATGGGAGTGCGCCGGCGGGAGATCGCGGGCGACGGCTTCCGGCTGGTCAACAACGACTCCGTTGAGGAGTGCGCGACGATGCCCGACGGCTCGGCCGGGCTCATCGTCACCTCGATCCCGTTCGCGACCCAGTACGAGTACACGCCGTCGTACAACGACTTCGGCCACACCGACGACAACGCCCACTTCTGGGCGCAGATGGACTTCCTCACCCCCGAGCTGCACCGGGTCCTCGCGCCCGGGCGGATCGCCTGCGTCCACGTCAAGGACCGGATCGCCCCGGGCGGCCTGACCGGGCTCGGCTTCCAGACCCTGCAGCCGTTCCACGCCGAGGCGATCCAGCACTACATGCGGCACGGGTTCGCGTTCATGGCGATGATCACCGTCGTCACCGACGTCGTGCGGGAGAACAACCAGACGTACCGGCTCGGCTGGACCGAGCAGTGCAAGGACGGCACCAAGATGGGCGCCGGCGTCCCCGAGTACGTCCTGGTGTTCCGCAAGCCCCCCACCGACAGCTCCACCAGCTACGCCGACCAGCCGGTCGTCAAGGCCAAGCGGGACTACTCGCGGGCCCGCTGGCAGACCGACGCGCACGGCTTCTGGCGGTCGTCGGGCGACAGGCCGCTGCTCCCCGACGAGTTCGGCGCCCTGTCCGCCTCGGACATGTTCAAGAGGTTCCGCGACCACCAGCTCGCCAGCGTCTACGACTACCGGGCGCACGTCGGCCTCGGCGAGCACCTGGAGGACAAGGGCCGGCTGCCGTCCGGGTTCATGCTGCTGCAGCCGCCGTCGCACCACCCCGACGTCTGGACCGACGTCGCCCGGATGCGGACCCTCAACCTGATGCAGCACCACAAGGGGCAGCAGTACCACCTCTGCCCGCTCCAGTTCGACATCGTGGAGCGGCTGATCGACCGCTACTCGGCCGAGGGCGACACCGTCCTCGACCCGTTCGGCGGCCTCATGACCGTGCCGTACTGCGCCGTCAGGATGGGCCGCCGGGGCGTCGGGATCGAGCTCAACGCCCGCTACTTCGCAGACGGCGCCGCCTACGTGAAGACGGCGGCGGACGAGGCCTCGGCGCCGACGCTGTTCGACCTCCCGGATGTGCTCGGCGCGGCGTCATGACCGAGATCCGGGAGGCTCCCCGCGAGCTCCTCGCCCTCGTGACCGCCATGCGGGAGGACTGGTCTGCGGAGGAGACATGGACGGCCATCTTGGCGTGCAAGACGGCGGGACGCGAGTGGAAGCTCATCGTGACCCGCCTGGTGGCGATCGCAGTCCGCGACGACACGCCCCCGTCTCACCCCCGGGAGCTATGGGATGACGTCCGGGGCGTCCTGGACCGCAGGGAGCCGGGGAGCCTCGACCCGGAGGCGAGGGCGAAGGTCCTCGCCGACATCCAGGCCGCGACGGACTCCCGGAACCGGGCGACCGGGCCGCAGGCGAGGCTCACGGCGACGAGCGAGCTGGAACTGCTGCACGAGAGCTACGACCCGTGACCGCCTCGGAAGCGCCGGCCGCAACCCAAGCCATCACCGAGAGGAAGCCATGAAGATCAAAGTCATCAGCCAGGGCGCCACGACGATCGACGCGGACGCCGACTACCAGGAGCCGCAGATCCGCGACGCGCTGTTCATGGTCAAGGAAGGCGAGGCAGGGGCGGCCTTCGTCGGCGAGATCATCGTCGACTACACCGACTCCGAGCGCTCCGACATAAGCCATGACGAGTACGCGATCGTCACCGACGACGGGGCCGTGCTCTGGGAGGGGTGGCTTGACGGCGCTGACCGTCCGAAGCCGCCCGACCCGATCGCCCTGGGGCGGCTCGCCGGGAACTGGGAGGCCGCCGCCAGGGAGGAAAGCGCTCTCGCCGACCACGGCCCGTGGGGCAACCGGGGGGAGCACGGCAACCGGGCGGCGCTGCTCCGCGACTGCGCCCGTCAACTCGGCGCGGCGCTCGGGCAGGCGTCATGACCGGCCACGGCCAGACCGTCTACGACGCCCACCACGCGACCATGCACGAGCAGACCGGCCGACGCGGCAGCCACCACAAGGCGTACGAGAGCCTCACGCCAGCGGTCCGCGCCCGCTACGAGGCCGCAGGGCAGGCAGTCGCCGGGCCGCTGGAAGCCGAGAACGCCCGCCTGCGCGACGCGCTTGCCGCCATGCAGCGCGAGCGCGACGAGGCGGAGGACGAGAACCGGAAGCTTCTCCGGGCGTGGCCCCGCTGCCCTGCCGGCTGCAACTGCCGGGTCGGCGTCGAGGACGATCCCGACCGCAACGAGTGCGGCTGCGACGGGCCCTGCAACGGCGGCGAGGGCGAGGACGACGGCAGCGGCCCGACATCGCAGCTGCACGAAGGCGAGTGGGACGACGCCGTTAGCGAGGCGACCCGATGACCGACCACGGCCAGACCGCTGACGACACGCACCACGCCGTCGGCCACGAGTGCTCGTTCGCCCCCGGCCTGCCCGGCCCGTGCGAGTGCGGCAACACCTACGCCGCCGAGCAGGTCCGGCGATCGCTCGCGGAGTACATCGCCGAGCTGGCCGGCAGCCAGACCGTGACCGCCGGGATGGTTCAGCGGAAAGTCCGCGTCGGCTACGCCCGCGCCGCGTACCTGCCTGGCGCGCGACGGGGAGATCAGCGAGCCGGATTCCAAGGGCCGCTACACCGTACCGCCCGCGACCCCCGCAGAAACCACCACCGAAGGGAACACCTCATGACCGACACACCGCAGACAGCGCGGGACGACACAGCCGCTATCGCCGCCTACGCAGCCCGGTACAAGCTTGACGCCGAGGCTGCCGCCGCCGACTGGCGGTTCCTCGTCGAAGGGGAACGGGAGTACTGGCGGGCGGTCGCCGGCGGCAACGCCCCCGCTGAGACCGGGATGACGCCGGGGCAGGCGATCCACGAGTCGCTGCGAGGATCGGCCGTGGTCGCCTTCGGCCGAAGCGTCGGCGACTTCGAAGCCTGGGAAGACGTCCCCCCGGGGCAGCGCGAGCGCCTCGAGGCCGCAGGGCAGGACGTGCTCAAGTTGGGAGCCTGCCCGCACGGCGACCAGGCCGCCGAGATCACCCGGCTCCGCGCCCGGATCGAGGCAGACGACGGGCAGTTCCGGGACGTCCTCGAGGCGCTCTGCGACCGCGACGGGCTGTCCCTGGAAAGCGCCGCCGTGCGCGGCCAGCCGGCGGCGAACTACGAGCTCGCCGACCGCCTCGGCATCGGCCGGGTCTTCGGCCTGCAGCCGGGCGAGGTCCGCACGTGCTACTGCGGCACGACCGCGACCGTAGTGCCGGGAGTCTTCCCGCACCCCGACTGCGACGGCAGCGTTCCCTGGGAGCCGAAGCCCGCGCCCGCGCCCGCACGTCCCCGGCGACCGCCGCTGGCCGTCCGGGACTTCCTGACCGGCCGTGAGCTGTCGGTGTCCGAGACCACGCACGACACCAGGCCCGCGCCGGAGCTCGCCGTCAAGGCGAGTCCGCGCGTCGACTGGGCGCGCGTCTCGGAGGCCGTCGCCGAGCGCGAGAGCGAGCGCGACGAGGCCCGCGCCGGACGAGACGCGGCCGAGGCCGACCGCGACGGACTGCGCTCCCTCGCCGCCGAGATCCTCGCCGACTTCTGGCCTGAAGATCTGCGCGAGGGCGCCAGCGAGGGGCTCCGCGACCAGCAGGCCCGTGTTGACGGCTACCGGGAGCGGGCCCGCATCGACTCCGACGGGAACCTGCTCCAGCCTGGCGCCGGGAACGAGCTGCAGCCCGCGCGCGAGTCCGACTACAAGGCGTACGCAGACGGCCTGTTCGCTCCCGTCAAGGACGAGGTGGCCCGGCTGCGCGCCCAACTGGGCGACCCCGACGGCGTGTCCGTTGACATCGGCAGCCCGGAAGACGGCGACCACGACCGTTGCGAGCCGACGCTGTGACCGCCGCCCCGGAGTCCGCGCTCGACCCGGGCGCCGCGCTCTACCTGTCCGCCATCGCCCGCCTGTCTGCCGGCCTGCGCGAAGTCCGGCACGCCTGCGAGCGAGGCGACGCCTCCTACGTGATCGCGCGGGCGGCTGCCGACGCTCTCGCCGACGCCGACAGGCTCCAGCTCCCGCAGCCCGCACCCGAGCCCGCCTTCCTGACCGAGCACGGCCCTCTCGCCCTGCGGCCGGCTCTTTCCGCCACCGTCGTCATCGCGGCCCGGGAGCCCATCGGGGAAGGCCCGAGAACGGCGATGACGGCCGCCTTCGCACAGGACGGCCTCCGGGTGGTCTTCGCCGAGAACGCCGACGCGATAGCGGAACTGCCGCCCGACCCGGCCGTGCGCAAGGAGGCCGGGGAACTGCGGGCGGCGCTCGCCAGCCTCACCGACCGGGCCGAGGCGTCCGGGGCCATCACCGGGGACGAGGCGGACGAGTACCGGCAGCTCACCGCAGGCGGTGTCGGCAATGACTGACATCGACCGCCGCATGTTCCGCTACACGGTCCCCGTGGACGACCGGGCGCACGTCCTCGAGCTGTGGGACACGCCGGTCGCGTTCGCCGCCGTCTCCCGTGACGCCGGCGAGTTCTCGGTCGAGCTCTGGGCGGAGCACGCCGACGGCGGCCTGGCGATCGCCCGCGCGTACCAGGTGTTCGGGACCGGCCACCGGCTGCCGGACGGCGCGGAATGGGTCGCCACCTGCCCCCGGACAGCCGAGGGACTCGTCTTTCACCTGTATGAGCTCCCCGTGCCGAAGGAGGGCGCCCGCGATGCCTGACGCCCACCCGCTCCACAAGGCGTACTCAGACGCTCTCGCCAAGCCCCCGTACCGGGTTCTCGTGGCCGGCAGCAGGGACTGGGATGACGGCGAGCTGCTCGCATGGGAGCTCGGCCTCGCACTCGGCGACGGGTTCCGTGACGGACGGCGGGGGCTTGTCGTTCACGGCGCGTGCCCTACCGGGGCCGACGCGATGGCCGACCGGCTCGCCCGCGACCACGGCATCGAGGTCGAGCCTCACCCGGCCGACTGGGAGCTTCACGGGCGCGCGGCGGGACCGCGCCGGAACCGGGAGATGGTTAAGGCCGGGGCGGACGTCTGCCTCGCATTCGTGAAGGACTGCTCGCCCGGCGCGACCGGGTGCGCGGACATGGCGGAGCGGGCCGGGATACCGGTCCGCCGGTTCGAGCGGAGAACGGGAGACGCAGCATGAGCAGGTTCGAAGACGACGACTACGACGGCGAGGACTTCCCGAACCAGGCCGCCTTGTGGCAGGCCAACGCCGAGCGGGCGCTGAAGGGCAAGCGGGGCAGGCGGGCGCTCCGGGACCTCCGGGCCGCGCTTCTGGCGCTGCCCGAGCCGAGGCTGATCGCGGGCGCGCTGTGCACCGTCAACCCGGCCAAGCGCGCCGAGGGCCGCGCCGACCCGGACTGGCTCCTCGCCGACATCGCCGAGATGGGCGAAGGGGTCTGCGCGGGCGGCGCGCCGCTCTGGCACCTCAAGGTCAAGAGCGGCATGGACCCGATCGCGGCGTTCGATTCGCTGCCGACGCTTGAGGAGAGCAACCACAGCGGGTGGGAGAGCGCCGACCTTATCGCGCACGAGGCGGGGCTAGCCCGGCCGCTGGCGGTTGAGATCGCATTCCGCAACGACGAGCGCTTCGACGACATGAGCCCCGAGGACCGCTGGACGGCGTTCCTGGCGTGGATCAACGCCGAGCTCGGCGACGAGGCGGGCGTCCCGTCATGAGCTGGGACGCCACCCTCTACGCCGTCGCCGAGGTCGCGAACTGCGAGCACTGCGGGCAGAAGCTCCCCGAGCCCCGGCAGGACCGGTCGGAGATCGGCTGGTGGAACACAACCCACAACATCAACGGCATGATCGCCGCCGCGTACGAGTCTGCCAGCGGCGAGGGAACCGAGCAGTGCGGCGGCCCGCTCGGCAACGCCATCGGCCCGGCGTGGTGGCGCAGGCTCGACGGCGCGACCGGCGAGGACGGCAGGAAGTACCTGGCCGCGATCATCGGCGGGCTCGAGGCCGACCCTGAGCGCTTCCGGGCGATGAACCCGCCGAACGGCTGGGGAAGCTACGACGGCCTGCTCGGGGTGCTGCGCGAGATGCGGGACGCCGTGCCGGATGATCATGCGAGCGTCTGGTCGGTGTCCGGATGACCGCGCTGCGCACGCCGCCGCCCGCCGTGACGCGCCGCCGCGCCGCGCCGCCCCCACTGGTCTCCGACGCGGACCTGCTCGCCGCCTGCCGTTTCGGTGCCCGCCACGCCCGCAAGCTGTACGCGCGGGCGTGCGAGGAATGGCGGGAGCGCTACCTGGTCTCCCTGCAGCCGGCCCGGCAGGCGGAGGCCGAGCGGATCGTGCAGGACGCGCTCCGGGAGGTCGCGGAGACCGCGTGGATGGCCGTCCAGCTGCGGCGGGGGCTCGGTGGCGGACGTGGCTGAGACCGGCTACGCGGCGCGCTCACGGCGGCCGTGGCACTGGCGGACGCTGCTCTGCGTCTTCGGCGTCCGCGAATGCGACGGCTGCCGCTGGTGGCGGGAGACGGGGAGACCGTGAGGGACATCGACGCGCTGCTGAAACGACTCCGCAGCGAAGACGGCTTCACGGCCGCCAAGGGGAAACGCTCAGGCCATGTGAAGATCCGCGACAAGGACGGCAGGATCGTGGCCTACTGCGGTTCGACGCCATCGAACCGGCGAGGGCTGAAGAACCTCGAATCCCGTCTGCGGCGGGCGGGGGCCCTGCGATGGGCGGGGGCCCTGCGATGAGCGGCCCGCCCGCCCGCCTGGCCTTCCCCGCGTACGACATCGGCGCTGCCGACATACGATCTGGCGGGAAGTGCGTCGGCTTCTGCCTCGACGAGGGCGGCGGCGCGCACGGCCGCGCCAGGCGGTGGCGCGCTTACCTGTACCCGGCTGCTCAGGACCGGCGGACGCCGAGGCCGGAAGTGTGCGAAGAGGTCACCGCTCGGACGCTCGGCGAGCTGCGGGCGGCGCTCCGGAAACGGGTCGCCGACGAGGGGCCGTGGTGGTCGTGGGCGGGCTAGTCGGCGTAGTCGCGCAGCAGATTGAGCGCAGCTTCGGGGCCACCTGCCGCGATGATCGCCTCTCCGAGTTTGGTGGGCACGATCATCGCTGCGGGACGGCGATCGCGGGTGCGGTCTACGAGCGTGATCAGCTCTCCGCGCAACCGGACCCGCGCAATCAGGTCGGTCAGGTCTTTCCGTGCCTCGCCGACCGTCATCTCGCACGCTTCGAGCTCGCGGGGCTTCGGCGCCCATGGGGAGTTCGCGACGTTGTAACGAGGGTGCTCGGCGGTGATGGCCGCTGTCTCCAATGCCTCGGCGATCTCTCTTTCGTCATGCCATTCGACGGCCTTGCGGGCTACGTCCGGCCACCACGGCTTGGTCGATGCATGGCGGGACCACCTGACTCCGGGGTCGTGGGCGATTCCGATGTAAAGCAGCGCGTCGGCGGAATCGTAGAGACGATACAAGGCCGTGCGACCGGGAGGCCAGCTCACTGCTCTTGCTTCCGGCGCTCGAGCGCGCGCTCACGGTACAGCGGGTCGCATAGCTGCCGTATTCGTTCGCGGGTCAGTCCGGTCGCCTTCACGATGTCTACTTGCGCCCATCCTTCATCGGCCGCTTCCCAGATGGCATCGACGAGCGCGTTGTGCGACCGTTTCTCACGCGCCTTGTCGCGGTCGTTCGCCCGTGCGAGCGATCGCAAAGTCTCGGTGTCCATGCCGGAAGAATACTCTGTGCCAATAGTCTTGACAATGCCAATGGTCTTGGCACATACTATTCACATGAGCAACGCCACCGAGACCCCCGCCGCCGAGCACCGCTGCCTCGCCTGCGGACGCAAGCTCACCGCCACCCGCGGCCCGTACGGCGAGACCTGCGCCCGCAAGATCCGCCAGGCCCTCGCCACCCTGGCCGCCATCGGCGAGTACACCCCGGCGCAGGTCGACGCCGCAGCCGAGCTCATCGCCGACGGCGGGATCGTGCCGGTCCGCGAGACCGCGAAGAACGGCATCCTCTTCCACGCCGACAGCACCGACGGCGACGAGGTGCACCCGCTGACCGTCAGGCACTGCGGGTGCAAGGCCGGCCAGAAAGGCAAGACCGGCTGCTACCACCGCCTCGCCGGGCGCGCCCTGCGCGCCGCGATGGCCCACGCCGGGACCGCGAAGCGCACCGACTACGCGACGGCGGCCTGATATGGCCACGGCTACGCGCCCCCGCAAGCCCCGGCGGACGCTGACCCCGGTGACGGTGACCCGCCGGTTCCCGTCTTTCCGCACCGGCCGGGTGGAGGACTGGCAGGCCGTCTCCCTTGACGGCATGTGGCGGTATGACCGCCTGGAGGTCAAGGGCACCCCGTGGATGGCGGTGCACCTGCCTACGGGGACAGAAGGCGACTGGTACGGGACGCTGACGGCCGCCCGCGCCGCCACGGCCGACGGGTCGGCCCTCCAGTACGTGGAGCTAATCCAGGCGCACGATCGCGGCGAGCACGCGGAGCAGCGCGACGTTGTTTGCGGGAGGTGCTGACATGACCGGCGAAACGATCCCCACCCACCCGCACGCCGTCGACGGCAGTGACCGGCTTACGAACGAGCAGGCCTTCGCCTACCTGATCGCCGGGGGCTACGGGTCCGAGGCGCTGGCGCTGATGGCCGAGGCCGCCAGTTTCCCCGGCGTCTACAAGTACACCGCCGACCGGCACCGGTACGTCGCGTACTCCATGCCGGGCGGCTGCTGGCTCGCGGGGGACTGCGAGCGGTCCGAGGAGCGAATCAAGACACTGGGCCGCAAGCGGCGCGGCGAGATCTGAACAGGAGAACGACCATGACCGTCATCCACGACGCCGACGGGAACGTCACGCTGGGCGTAGTTCACGACCACGAGGGACTGGCGCGCACCGTCTTCCGCGACTTCGATGAGTTTGTCGCCCCGTCGATGACCTGCCGGCCTGCGGGCGTCCGTGAGCTTGAGGCCCGGATCGTCGACTACTGGAACGCCCTCGCCCGCTACCGGCTGCGGACACTCGACTTCGACGACTTCTGCATCAACGACGACGATCTCGAGGAGGCGCGCGACGACCTGACGGGCATCCCCGGCCTCGCCGACCCGTCCGAGCCGCACAACCTTGAGCTGGCCGACTGGGTTGAGGTCGGCAGGCGGCTGTTGGCGATGCGGGCGCACGGCGGCTACGACCAACTCCGTCGCCTTCACTCCCTCCTGTCCTGCGACGACCCGGAGGCTTGGTGCGGGTGCGCGGTCAGCGGCTGGAATGTTCTCCCGGTCGCCTGTCACGTCCACGGGGTCGCCTGCGACGAGTGCGGCGGCCTGGCCGCCTGCAAGCCGGGATGCGGCAACGAGGGCCTCCCTCTGGTGGAGTCCTGATGAGCGACCAGAACGACGTCATCCCCGATCTCGCCGCTCTTGTCCGGGCTGCCGTCTACGGCGACCGGTCCGCGACCCGCCGGGCGGAGGCGCTGCTGCCCCTGCTCGGCATCAGGGGGGACGACGGCGCGGGAACGGGGGCGATCGAGGCCGGGCTCCGGAAGGCGCTCGGCCCGGCCCTCGACCGGGAGCAGCTCGGGACCGCGCTCGCCGCCCTGGAGGACGCCGCAGACTACCGCCGCGAGTACCGGGACGGGGACTGCGCCGACTGCGACGCGCTGCCGGCGGGCGTATTTTGCGGCGACCACGAGGCCGACGAGGCGGTGGCGTCGATGTATGACCTGCTGCACGGGGAACTGCAGGAGCGCCAGGGAAACCCGCAGGAGGCAGCAGGAGGAGATGCGCGATGAGCGCCGAGCTTCTGCCGCTCCTGGCGGACTGCCCGCTTCCAGGCTGCCGCAACCAGGTCCCCGCCGATGATCCCGGCACCCCGTGCGAAGAGTGCCGGGAGATGTTCGGGGGCTGGCTCCGCCCGGCCGGGACGCCCTCGCTGCGGCAGAGCCCGGAGGACACCGCCCGGCTGCTCGCCGAGCGGGACCGGGCGGTCCGCGCCGCCTACGCGGCAAGAGAGAGGAGGGATTCCCGGTGATGCCTGAAGGGTCACGGGTCCTGCGCCGGGAGCGCCGCCGCGCGTGGCGGGGCGCCCCGGCCGGCAGGCGGGCCACGCACGAGGTCCGGACGACGTACGGGCGGAAGCAGAAGGCGCGGGACTGGCTCGCGGCACAGCAGGCGGCGATCGCCGCCTTCGCGGCAGGAGAGGGGAACCAATGACCGCCGCCGAGCCCGACAAGCTCGCCGAGAGAGTCGGGAAGATCCGCGACCGGGTGACGCACATCCTGGCTGTCGCGTCCCCGTCGCCCGCCCTGACCCGGGCGAACGAGGGCGCTTACGCCGCCCTGGAAACACTACTCGCGGTTCACTCGCTGACGGCCCTGCACCGGCACACCGAGGCGTGCCCGCAGCACCACGCCAGCATCCACGGCCGACGCGAGTGCCCGGACTGCGTGGTCGTCGAGTGGACCGGATGCGACCGGTGCCGCGACGAGTACGGCAACCCGGCGAGGCCCGAGGACTGCGAGGTTCGCAAGATCATCGCCGGGCGCCTGACCCGGACCATCGACGAGGCTTCGATCGACGCGGCGGTGAAGTCGGCAGCCGACAGCCGATGGGAGGCGCTCCAGGCGGACCTGACCGCCCGCATCAACTCGGACTATGCGGTAGCCCAGTCGGTGCCCGGCACTGAGGTAGCCGCCGCTCACTTCTCGCTCGTCAGCGCGAACCGGACGACACTCGCGAAGATGCGGGAACTGGAGAGGTCATGACCGCGCCGGACGGGAACGCCGCCAGATTCCGCGACTACGGTCTGAAGCGCCTCGCGACGGCCCTGGACGCCGCGACCGGTGACGGTTCCGACCTTGAGGTGCTCGGCGAGATCGAACTCGCGCTGATGGCCTTCTCGATGTACTACGGCGACGCCGAGCCGATCACGCTGAACCCGGCGGATGTCGTCGAGGTCGCCGACCGGCCCGCGCCGACTTGCATCTGCCCGCCCGGCCTGGTGGAGCGCGGCGGCCACCGGGGCGGATGCCCCGTTCATGACGTGTGGCCCGCATCATGACCTCCGCCGACGAGTGGTCCGCCGAGAACGGCGGCAACCCGATGTTCGACGGCGAGGAAGACGACGGCGACTGGCGCGACTACGACGACCCCGACTACGAGCGGGAGCCGGACCCCGAGGATTACGAGATCGCCAGGGACTACGCCGAGCACGCCGAGCACTGTTTGACGGCCCACGGCGGCGGCGAATGCGACTGCGGGCCGTCGCTGCGCGCCAGGGCGGTGTGGCCCGCCTGGCGCATGTTCAACCGCCTGACCGAGCCATGGTTCCGGCTGAGGGTCAAGGCGTACGAGCCGTGGACGTTCCGTCTCGGCCCGGCGGAGGTCACGCTGCGGCTGCACGCTGACCGCAGGTGCGGGGCGTGCGGTGGTAAGGGCTGGTTCTACACGATGTCCAGCGCGGAGCCCGACCCGATTCCGCCCGGCTACAACGGGGCGGCGCTGTGCGAGTGCGGCTCGGCGATCGCCTCGCTTGCCGAGTCCCGCCGCTACGTCCGGGGCTTCGATCGCGAGCCGCCCTTCTGAGGGCCGCCATGAACCCACTGACGACATAACAGAAGCAGCAGACGGAGGCAACTGATGGCATCGGGTGCGCAGCATTACCGGGACGCGGAGCGGGCGTTCGAGAACGCGAAGAACGCCAAGGAGGGGAGCGAGGTGGAGCGGTGGCAGATGTTCGCCGCGGACTTCCACGCGAGGATGGCGCTGACGGCCGCCACGGCGCTGAGGGAGAACGGCATGGTGCCGATCGTCGAGTTGGAGGAATGGCGCGAGGTCTGCGCCACGGGAACGCCCACGGCCGGGCAGGTCCGCGACACCGAGGGGACGCGCCCCGATGGCTGCTGACTTCGAGAGGACCGCCGGGCTCCGCGCGTCACTGCCGCGACTGGACGCCCCGGAGCGCGCCGCGACCGAGCTGATCTTGTGGCACGAGTACTGGTTGCGGCGCGCCGACTTCACCCGGGAATGCGTCCGGACCGCGGGCTCGTTCATGGTGATCGCCTGGTCGAAGACCGGAGGATTCATCGCGAAGAACCCGCGATGCTCGTCGTCGGAGTTGGCCGTGCTGCAACTCGCCGAGTTCATCGCGATTGACCCGTTCAGGTTGCGCAACCTCGGTTACGCGCACAAGCGCGCCGTGGCTGAGGCGTTCGCGATGGGCTGCGATGTCCGGCTCGAGCCTCCGATACCCGAGGTCGGCCATAGCCACCCGGACTTCATCCCCGGCGACCCGGCGACCTGCCAGAGATGCGCCCTGGACGCTCCGGACGAAGGCCACCCAATGCCAGGCACCGTACGAGGGAGCGACGATGAGTGACGCTGCTGAGGCGACGACCACGACGGCAGGAGAAGGGAACTGAGATGGACCTCAACCCGGACGGGCCGCACAGCCCGGAGCGAACGGCCGAGGTCGGGCAGCTGTTCGATGACTGCTCCCGGTTCCTTGTGTACGCCGCGATGAGGGAGACGCGCGGCATGGAGTACCCCGCCGACGCCTACCGCCTCATCGCTGACATCTACGCGGCGACCGGGCGGCTCCCGCAGACCTGCGATCAGATCAGCCGATTTCTGGAGGCACAGGCGACCCGCCGCGGCGTTTACGAGGCGCGCGGCCGTAATCCGCGCGAGCAAGCGGCGCTGGCTGCCGCACGTCTGGCCGATGCGGCGAGCGCGGCGCGCACCCTGACCGCCGCTTTGCAGGCCGCGCAGACAGCCATCGCCGGGCTCGGCATCCGGGAGGACGAGGACGGAGAGGCGGCGGACCATGGCTGACGGCAGCCTGCCGACGTGGCCCGAGATCAGCGGCCACGCGCTCGGCCACCTCGACACCGCCCGCAATGAGGCGTCCAAGGCCACGGACTGGCTGCGCGGGATCGACTCGCCCCTGGCCCCCGCCCAGGCCGAGGCCGCCCGCGAGGCGCTGAAACTCGCCAGCCAGGCCAAGAACCTACTTGACGAGGCCAAGGGAGTTCTTTATGGCTGACGTGGCATTGAAGCGCGGGGACACCGCTTACGTGGTGCTCGACTGCGTTCCTTACGAGCGGGACGGCACCCCGTTCCGCAGGGTGATCGTGCGTGGCGTCTACCCGGACGAGTCGGCCGCCCCGTCGCCTTACCCGGACGCCGCGCGGAACGTGGTCGGCGTGTTCATCGGGCTGGACATGCAGACGCCCGCGTTCCTGATCGAGTACCCGAAGGAGGAATCCGGTGCCTGACGACGACCTCGCCGGCGAGGCGGACGATTACGACGACGAGCCTTGCTATCACGACCACGACGAGGAGTGCGAGGACGAGTGGGGCTACACCAGCTGCTCTCACCGGCACTGCTTTGCGTGCGGCGGCTGCCAGTGCCCGGGCTACTGCGACGACTACCAGACCTACAACCTGCGCCCGGCGGAGACGGGCGGAGGGCCGGACGCTGACGCCGCGCTGACCGGGGAAGGGAAGACCAGTGCCTGACGTGACCGCCGCCGAGATCGCGCAGGGCCTTGACGGAATCCGCGTCGTCATCAGGGACTGGCGGCCTCTGGACAAGAACCCGGGCATGGCCATCGGGACTATCGCGAACCCGCAGGGGTTCGCCGAGGACCTGAAGCGGGAGATCGACAGCTACCCGAGTTTCGGTCCGGGCTTCACTCCGCACAACCCATCGCCGCTGACGTGCACCGGGTGCACGGCCGCCCCGGCGACGGTGCTCGTGGTGCTCGGCCGCACCAACGCGGACCGCACTCCCGCCCCAGGCAATGTGCTGGTGCTGCACTGCCGTGACTGCGCTGGCAAGTGCAAGGACATCGCGGAGGGCGGCGGCCGGGCGATCGCGTTCTTCGCTATTGGACCGGAGGACATTCATGACTGACGACACCAGCCCGGCCCGCATCACCGAGGAACCCCCAATAGGCTCCGTGATGGCTATCGACTGGGGCGACCACCGCCAGGAAGTGTGGGTGTCGAACCGGGCCAACGTCGGCAACTGGTACTGCCCGGACATCCCGATGCCGGGCGACGCCCACCCGACGTGGTGGGACGTGTGGCGCCGAGCCGAAGGGCGGACGCTGACCTTGCTGGTCCCTGCCGACCGCGACGCCTACGCCGCTGGGTTCGACGCGGGCGTTCAGCATGTCGGCATCGCCGTTGAGCAGGTCATCGGCGACGCGAGGATGCATGTGAACGGAGCGTATCCCGATGGCCGGTGACGACAGGCTAGCCGCCGTGCGGGCCGACGAGGAGATCATCGCCCTGTGCACCCTGCAGTTCTCCTGGGGCGGCCTGCTCGACTGGCGCCCGGCTGACGACGGGTACGCCGTCCACCTGGTCCGCGAGACGCGCAGGGGGACGCCGGGGCCGACGCTGTGCGGCATCGACCGGTTCGCCGCCGACGGCCCCGGCTGGTCTCGGGGCGGCGGAATCAGCGGCCCGGGCATCATCCACAAGCCGTGCCCCGGATGCGCGAGCGCGGCGCGCGGGCAGTTCCCCGGCTTGCCGGTCACCGGCAGCGTCGGGGCGCGGGAGATGGCGGCCGAGCTCGGCGTGGCGGTGAGCCGTGGCTGACGACCGGCTGACCGCCGAACTGGCGGCCATCAAAGAGCGGCTGGCGAGAACGAAGGACGGGTTCTCCTCTGATGCGGTCGCATACCTCGACAGCCAGGCGGACGTTCCCCGGCTCCTGGCTGCCATTGACGCGGCGCTTGAGCGCCACCAACGCCTCCCGCTGTACGAGCGCGTCCATGACTACAAGGGCAACGTGATCTGCGGTCACGGCGAGGACTACGACGGCGACAGGCATTTCGAGGGCGACGACGGCGAGTGGCTCTGCGCCGACAAGCTGGCCGGGGTGGTGTGTGAAACCTGCGTCGATGAAGCTGGCGGGGAGCGCATCGACTGGCCGTGCCCGGAGTACGAGGCGATCCTGGCGGCGCTGACCGGGAAGGGAGGCGACGGCACGTGAGTGCTCCCGATTTCTCGCACGGCATCAGCGAACTGGCCGACCTCATCTACTTCCAGGTGGGTGCCTGGCACGACTTCGGCTACGCGGCGCCACCGTCCCCGGAGTGCAAGGCAATTCCGCCGCTTGGCGAAAGGTCCGCCGGGGCGATCCGGGCGGCCCGCGAAGCCATAGACGTTATCGACCAGCTCACCGCACAGCTCGGGCAGTTGCGGGACCAGCTCATCACCGAGATGCGGCAGGACGCGGACATCCGGGCATCCCATGCCCCTGACTGCAACCGGGGCCGCCCAGACGGAAAGGAAAACGCGACGTGAAGCTTGAGGAGCCGCTGTTCGTCCCCGCGATCCATGATGACGGCCGGCGTATCATGGTCGGCCCTGCGACCACCGACGCAGGCCTTCTGCGGCTGAAGACGAGCATTCGATCGCAGGGGTGGCACGCGGGCGAGCCGACGCCCCGGATGAGCCAGCAGGCATGGTTCGAGATGGCCTACACCGAGAGGGCTGAAGCCGCCCGGGCTCTGGTTGAGCTGGCCGGGAAGGCGGCCGACGGTGGCTGACAGCGGGATCCACGGCTACCGGTGCGTGTGCGGCGCCGATGATGACGGGCGGCCCGATCCGGTCTCGGCTCTCCGGGCGTTCATCGCGCATCTGGAGGCGTGCGCCCACCCTGATGCGCCCGAGGATCTGGAGGACGCCCGGGGGGCGCTCGCCGAGCTGACCGGGGAGGAGGCCGGCGATGCCGAGGGGTGACTACCGCCAGACGATCCTCTGCGCCGAGCGGCCCTGCCCGGAGAAGATCGTCTACCATCACGAGACGCGCCGCGATGAGGCCGCCTCGGTCAGGGACCAGCAGGCGAGGCCGTGGAAGTGCGTCCGGCATTCCAGGCCGGGCGAGGTGCTCGGCCCGGAGCGGGTGGAGATCACCAGCGTCATGACGGCCGTTCCGCGCCCGAACGCGTCAAGGTGGGAGTCTCCCTTGATGTGGGCCGCGCCGTTCTGGCTCCTGCTGTCCGGCAAGGTCGACGGCCCCGGGTTCATGGCGTTCGCAAGTGACTGGCCGGAGGGGACGCGGCTGGAGATCACGGCCCGCATCCTGCCGCCAGCCGGGACGGAGGCCGATCATGGCTGAGGACCGGTACGCGGCGCTGCTGCGGGCGCTGCTCTCGCCGGAGCGCGGATCCTCGCCGAGCGGGCAGGGTACGCGCCGGCGGCGGCGGAAACCAGCACCGACAACAAGGGGGCGTCATTATGACCGACTGCGTGTTCTGCGGCCGGGTCGAGCGCGGCGAGTTCGACGACGGCGACGCGTTCGCGGTGACGTTCCGCCCGTTGAAGCCCGTCGGCCCGGGCCACCGGCTGTTCGTCCCGAGGGTCCACGTCGCCGACGCGATCGAGGACCCGATGGTGACCGCGATGGCCGTGCGGTTCGCGTCGGAGTGGGCGGGGCGCCATGGTCTCGGCGCGCTCAACCTGATCACCTCGCGCGGACCTGAGGCCACGCAATCCGTTTTCCATCTCCACTGGCATCTGCTGCCGAGGCTGAAGCACGACGGCTACGCCCTCCCGTGGACCGGCCAGGACGACCGGCAGGAGCCGGTGTTCGGCGAGCTCGACGAGCGCATGCGGCTCACCGACTCCGAGCATCATGACCTGTGGGACATCGCCGCATACCTGCCGAACGGGCGCGAGGAGGAGGTGGCCGAGTGGATGGCCGCCCATGGGATCGAGGTCTACCGCATGTGGCGGCCGGCTGAGCTCCTGAAGGCGCAACGGGAGGGACGGTGACCGATCCCTACCGCTGCCCCACGCCCTGCGATGAGGACTGCGAGATCAACGGCTGGGGATGCCACGAGGCTCACGCCCTGCCGGCGCAGCGGGTTCACGACCCGGAGGCCTGCGAGGCGCGGGCGCTCGCCGGGAACCTCCGCTGGCTGCTCGACGAAGCCCGGCAGGAGTTCGAGCTCGCCCGCGCCTCCACGCCGGCCGACTACCTTGAGCCGTACCACCTTCAGTTCCGGAGGTCGGGGACGGTGACGTGGCGAGTCATGCTCGGCGTGAGCCCCGGCGACGCGCTGGCGAAGGCCGTGGACTGGCTCAGGCGAGAAGAGGCCGGGACGTGACCGTCCGAATCCCCGTCGACTTCAACGAGCGCGACCGCAACGGCCGTGCATACGGGCACCTTGCGAAGGCCAGCGGCCCCGTCGCCGCTGGTGACAAGGTACTCGCGGTGGAGCCGTTCGACGGCATCATGGCCGACGCGGTCGTGGCCGAGGTCAGCGAGGGCCGGGGACTGGCGTGGCTCGAGGTTGACTGGCGCTCGTTTCGTGACGACCCGGAGGCGGCCGATGACCCAGCCTGCGAATGACGCGAGCCCGGCGACGGGAAAGGGGCGCGGCGAGATGACCTCTTTCCGGCTTCCCGGCGATGTGGTGACGGCACTGCGGCAACTCGCGGACGAGAACGGCGAGTCGGTCAGCGACGTGCTCCGCCGGGGCGCGATGATGGTGCTGGGCATCTGCCCGACCTGCGGGCGGAAAACGGAGGGCGGCGGCAATGGCGGATAACCAGGACGAGGGCCGGCCGCTCGCCGAATCCGTGACCCGCACATCGGGGATCACGGTGACGGTCGTCTGCGCGCCCACCATGACCGGCTACCCGACTCCGACAACCATCTGGAGGCCCGATCTATGGGAGCAGTGGCTCCGGTGAAGCGCCTCGCCCGCTGGCTCCGCGACCTGTACAGAGGGAAACGATTCGGGAACAATAAGTAGTCAAAGATGGCAAATCGGAACAACGGAGGCAGCGTCATGCAACAGTCGGGCCCGGAGTGGATCAAGAGCTCTCTCAGCTTCGCCAACGGAAACTGCGTCGAAGTCGCGTGGGTCAAAAGCTCGCGGAGCGTCGCCGTCGGCGCCTGCGTGGAGGTGGCGGGCCTGGAAACCGGCGCGATCCTCGTCCGCAACAGCAGGGACCCCGAAGGCGGCACGCTGTCCTTCACCCCCGCCGAGTGGGACGCGTTCATCGGCGGCGTCCGTCTCGGCGAGTTCGACCGGTTCGCGAGCGCGGGGTGAGCGGCGGGGCCGAGTGGGTGAAAAGCACGCTGAGCGACTCCGGGGCGGGCACGTGCGTGGAGGTGGCCGACCTCGGCGGCAGCGTCGTCGGAGTCCGCAACAGCCGGGATCCGCAGGGCCCGGTCCTGCGCTTCACGCCGGACGAGATGCGTGCCTTCATCGGCGGGGTCAGGAACGGGGAGTTCGACCGGTTCGGCCAGCCGGCCGGGTGACCGCGGTCAAGCCCGGCGCGCTCGGCCGCCTGCGATGGGCGATCCGGACCGGCCGCAAGCCGACGTCGCCCGCCGGGCTGCTGCGCCTGTGGTGGGCGGACTTCGTCCTCCACCCGCTGTTCGAGATAGGCGAGCACTGCCAGGACTGCGGGCGCAAGTTCCCGCTCTGGAGAGCGCCCGACGACCTGTACGCGGAGGCCCACGGGTCGCTGCACGGGATCTTGTGCCCCGCCTGCTTCGGACGGCAGGCGAAGGCCAAGGGGATCACCGTCATGTTCGAGGCACGCGAATGCGGGCGGCTGCGCGTCGGCTAGGATCACCTGCGGGCTTCCCAATAAGGGGATGGCGCACAGGGACGGGATCGCCGGCGTAGGGCGAGCCGGCCAGCGGCGACGGCTGAGACAGTTCGCTCCCTGCCTCCCCGCCATGGAGAAGCGGCGCCGGGCCGGATCACTCTGGCCCGGCGCCGCGCTACGTAAAGAACGGCCCGGGAACCGCCGGACAACGCCGCGCGCCGCACCACTGCGCGGCGCGGCCAGGTCCCGGGCAGCGGGGCGCGGTGACCTGAAGCCGCGGGCGGCACCTGGCCAGCCGCCGCCGCGCCCCGTGACAGTGCCGGACCCGGCAGGCCCCTTGGCTGCCGGGTCCGCGCTTTCCGGGGCTACGCTCGGATCATGACGCCGTACGAGGCCGCTGAGGTCTTCGCCCTCTTCGCCGAGGCCGAGGACTTCGAGGCCGCGCTCATCTGGCGAGTCGACATGACCCCGGGCGCGAACCGCGAGACGCGGCTGTTCGCCGAGTGCAATGACCTGTTCCACTGGGCGACCGCCGACTTCGAGGAGATCATGGTCGCCGACGTGCCGCTCCTGCGGAGGACCCTCGACGACCTGAAGCCGCTGCGCGCCGAGTACGAGCTCGGGCACCTGTTCGCCGCGAGGAAGCGGGGGCTCCGACCGCAGAAGCCGTGCTACAAGGGCATGGAACCGCCCGTCGCCGCGCTCTACGACGCCTGCTGCACCGAGGCCGAGCGGTCTGCGGCCAGTGACCGCGACGCCGCCTGGTGGATCGCCGCCGCGCACCACATCAAGCAGAACGAGTCCGAGCGGTGAGCGGGCATCATCGCTGGTCGGACCTGATCGACAACCGCCGGTTCCGCGACGCAACAGGCGTTGACCGCCACCTCGGCCTGCTCTGCCTCTGCCCCCTGATCGAGTGCTGCCACAACGAGGACACCGACCAGGGCGACCGCTGGCGCGTGCCGGCCGATCGCAACATCTGCAGCCCCGGCGTTCACGCGCACTCCGGCTCCCCGGTCAGCGGCTACACGCAGCCGTGGGAACCGGGTGACGACTCATGGCGCGGGGACTCGCAGCTTGCCGCCCTTGCCAGGCGCGTCGTCCGGGCGTCAGCACCGCAATTACCTGTCACCGGCTGGCAATTAGCTGGGTAGACCTACTCTCATGCCGCCGAGCCCGAGGAACTCCCCCGCCCTCGAGGTGGCGCTGTCCCGCGACACGACCCGCCGTGACACCGGCTGGCACCGGGACGAGAGCGAGACCGGGTGGGAGTTCCTCTTCGGCGACAAGCAGTGGCACCCGGTCGACGTCCGCGCCTGGTGGACCGACGACCGCGGGCGCAATGTCGTCCAGATCTACTGGACCGCCGAGTACTCGACGTACGGGGGGTCGTTCATCGCTGACCCGGAGAAGATGCGGGAGGCGTGACGTTCGTCGAGGACCCCCAGGCGTAGAGGTTGGAGTACTGCGACTTGAGGTTAAAGATGATGGCCGGGCTCCGCTCACGGTACGCGGCGAAGGGCTCGCGGTCCCCTGCATACCCTTCGCAGGTGTTGCAGGCCCGGCATAGCCAGCCCCGGAACAGCCCGGTTTCGTGATCATGATCCTCGATCAGCCTGCCTGTGCGCCGGCCGCATATCGCGCACCGGCCGCGCTTCCACTGATCCATCAGTTCCCAGCGGACGTCCTGGGGGCTGGGGCGCCAGCCGACGCCGTCCTGCTCGGCGTCGGCGACCATCCGGCGGCGGACCTTCTCCAGGGCCTCCGCCGTCGGGGCCGGCCATGTCCAGCACGCGGGCACCTCGCGGCTCGTCGTCACTCGCGTCACGCGCGTGCGCTCCAATTCTGGGGACGATCTGGGGACGACATCGCCCCGGAGAACCCCGGAGCGCACGGGAACGCCCCGGAACGCGCAGCCGCTACCTGGGCGGCCGAACACGCAGCGTTGTCACCTGCGACAACTGCACGAGATTTTTTCGCGGACCCCCTTGTACTGGCGAAGGGGCTCGGTAGCTCACGCACGACCATCCCTCCGCAGGTCAGGCCGCGTACCGGTCGGGAGGGAAACTACCGCATTGTCATGTTCTGGTGAGATTCTGGAGACGGCCCGGATTTTCCGGGCCTCCGAGCGCTCGAGAAGCATCGCGTCGAGGACCGCCACGGGGGAGCGGGGCGACATCGCGAGCCGGGCGTCGAGGGCCCTCTCGTGCTCCGCGGTCATCATCGCGGCGAGCTCCTCCCTCATGTTGTCGGTCACGTGGCGGTAGGCCCCCGACACCCCGGGGATGTCGTGCCGCAGGTGGGTCTCGGACATGATGTGCGGGATCCGCTTCTCCTCCATCAGCGTGCGCATCGAGTGGCGCGCCATCAGGTGCGGGGTCAGGCCCGGCGCCACCGGCTCCCAGCGCAGCGTCGCCCGGCTGATCGCGCCCGGCCCCCTCAGCCGCGTCCCCGGCCACTCGCCGCCGAGCGGCACGGGGCGCTTCGGCAGCCCCCGGCCGGCCTTGGGGAGCTCGCCGGTCGCCGCAGCGGACACCAGCGCCTCGAACGCGCTGCGGCGCCAGTGCCACGCCGGGTCGGCCGCCGCGCGGCGGCGCGCGAAGCCGGTCGCGGCCGCGGTCTCCTCGACGCGCTTCCGCACGACCGCCGATATCCCGGCCGCGCCCGTCAGCGCCTTGCGCGCCGTGGTCGGCGACACGCCCGCGATCGCGGCCAGGTCGGCCAGCGTCACGGAGCCGTCGGGCGCCCGGCCGCCGGACGGGACGCCGAACCCCCGGAACAGGTAGGCGTGACCGTGGCACGGGCACGAGCGGGCCGGGCGGGACGCCGCGAACCCGTCGAGCATCGCCGTCATGAACGGGGCGAGGATCACGTCGCCGAACGAGTTGTCCTTCGGCGGGCAGCGCAGGAGGCCCCCGGGCGCCTCCGCCCGCATCGTCGCCGCGACGTCGGCCTCGCCCTCCCTCGCCTGCTGGAGGTCGAGCTGGTGCAGCTGCCACTCCACCCGCAGCCCCTCCGTCCGGAGGTACCGCCGCTCGAGGCCGACGAGCTCGCCTAGGCGGAGTGCCCCCCAGAACGACGCCTGGCTCATCACGAACTCCTGGTCCTGGCCGGTGAGGATCGCCATCCGCTCGGATATAAGGAGCACGCCGAGGGCGTCGGTGAACGGCTTCTCCGGCCCGCGGCCCTTGCCCTTGTCCGCCCGCTTGCCGCGGTTCCCCTTCCGGCGCGCCGGGTTCTGGCTGATGATCTCGGGCACCGCGTCCTCGAGGCAGGTGTGAAGGGTGCCGCGCCATGTCGCGATGCTGGCGGGCTTCTTGCCCTCCTTGCGCTCTTTCATCTCCCAGGCGCCGATCATCGCCTCGGTGATGTCGGCCAGGCGCACCGCGCCGAACTCCTTGAGGAGGTGATCGTCTAGGTGGCGCCTGCGCCCCGCCATCGTCGACCAGGCGAGGTTCAGCCCCCCGTACCATTCCTCGGCCCAGTCGGCGAAGGTCATCTCGGACGCCGGCTTGGCCACCCGGCCGTTGCGGACGTCGGACTGGCGGTCGTCGGCGGCGTTCTTCGCGTCCTGCTTGAGCGCGAACCGGATGACATCGCCGTTCTCGTCGCGGACGGTCACCCAGCCCCCGCCCGCATCCCTGTACCGGCCCCGCCAGTAGTCGCCCCTCGGGGACGGCACTCTCTCCGCGTACGCCATCAGCCGCCGCCTTTCTCGTCGCGCTCCCTGATCCTGTCCGCCTCGGCGAGCGCGAGCTCGGCCGTGCAGTCCTCGATGTCCTCGGCGATCCCGCGCGCCGCCTCGGCGACGCGGGGAAACTCCGACTTCGCGCCGCGCTCGGCGGTGCGCGCCGCGGCGTCGCGGGCGTCGTCGAGCCGCGCCTTCGCGAGGGCGAGCTCGCGCCACGCCCCGCGAAGCCGCGCGGCGGCGGCGGCGGCCATCTCCCGCTCGGCCGCCTCCGGGGCCGACCAGGTGAACCGGTCCGTCGTCACGCCGAGGAGCGCCGCGAGGGCCATCGCCTCGTAGAAGGAGACGGACCGGTCGCCCGCCTCGACCCTGGTGACCGTGTTCTGGTGCCACGGGTAGCCCTGCGCGGCCATGCGCGCGGCGAGTTCCCGCTGGCCCGTGCCGCGGCGCTCGCGGACGGCGCGGAGGTTCTCGCCGAACGCCTTCCGCTCGCCGCGGAGTCGCTCGTCATCCGATGACATGGATCAGACATTACATGGCTATGTAGTCGCGCCGCATCCTGAAATAGGATTAGTATCCCCATGTGTGGTCGGAAGGAATCCTATGACGATATCGGCGGACAGCGCCGTGACGCTGGCGCGCCTGCGCGCGGACGTGGCCAGCGGGCGGGTGCGGGAGATCAGGAAGCGATCCCGCCTGTCGCAGGCCGAGGTGGCCGAGGCGGTGGGCGTGACCCAGCCGACGGTGGCCGACTGGGAGGCGGGACGGAAGATGCCGCACGGCGAGCGCGCAGCCCGGTACGCGGACCTGCTCGCTCGACTCGAGCAGGCAGAGCAGGCAGAGCAGGAGGAGCAATGACGACGGCACGGCCGTCCCCGGAGGAGCTCGCCGCAGTCGGCGCCCCCGTTCACTACACGCCCGCCGAGGCGGCGGGCATTCTCGACCCCTCGGGGAAGACGACCGGCTACTGGCTGCTCAAGAGGGCCCGCAGCGGCCTGTTCCCGTGCACGCGGGTCGGCAGGTCGATCGTGTTCTCCCCCGCGAACCTCGCGGAGATAGCCAGGGGACTGAACAAGCCGGCCGCGCCGCGCACCGTCGCGACCGCGGCCTCGAGGTCCAAGCAGCAGAAAAGGCGGAGCGCCGCGTGAGCACCCCCACCATCCCTAACGACGACACCCTGCCCAACGACTGGCGGCTAGGGGGGCGCCCGTGCACCGGCCCGGCGACGGGCGATCAGCTCAGCGCCCTCGAGGTGCTCGCGGGGATGGCGGCCGCGCAGGCGGCGCCGGCGGCGGCAGGGCCCCCCGCGCACGCGAGGCCGGCCGCGGGGGACCAGTTCGGCCTGCTCGGCGCCGGCGAGCGGGAGGCGCTCAGGGTCGCGGAGGACGAGATAGGGGAGGTCCCCGGACCCCGGGTGGCGGCCGCGCGGCCGCCCCGGGTCCGCGCGCGGCCCCCGCAGCGGCGGCTCGCCGCCCCACAGGCCCCTGCCCGGGATAACCCGGGCAGGTCCGTTAAACCGAGGAGTAGTTCCATGTTGAAGTCTGTTAGGCGGATGCCGTTGCGGATCGCCGTCGGCGGGGGCGCCGTCGCCCTCGCGCTGGCCGGGGGCGGCATCGCGATGGCCGCGACCGGGGCGCTCGGCGCGAGCGCCGCCGCCGTCTCCATCCCCGCGGGGACCCTGCACGGCTGCGTGACCGGCTCCGGCCGGGTGCTGGAGCGCGTCTTCGAGTCGAACACGTCCGGGACCACCTGCCCGTCCGGCTCGTTCCTCGTCTACTGGGGCGTGACCGGCCCCAGGGGAGCCGCGGGCGCGACCGGGGCGACGGGGCCGAAGGGCGCGACCGGGGCGACCGGGGCGACCGGCCCGGCGGGCCCTGCGGGTCCCGCGGGGGCCCCGGGGGCGAACGCCGCCCCGGTCACCGCGTCCGCCGACATCTCGGTGAGCAACGACCCGGACAGCGCGAGCGGGACCGAGCCGCTCACGCTGGCGAACGGCGGGATCTGGGCGCTGGACGACTTCGCGTTCGACGTCAGCATCACCCGGCACGCCGCCGCCGACCTGTCGGAGTGCTCCAACGCCCCCGCCGGCAACGCGACCTGCTACTACTACACGGGCACCGCGTCGATGGACGGGACCTTCCAGACCCTCGCGGGGGCGAACTCCCCCCTCGGCGGGAAGGCCATCGACGGCATCGTGCAGGGGACGCTCGACGGCTCGTTTGATTTCGAGTTCTACGCCGACTCGGGTTCCCTCAGCTCCTCCGGGGTGCCCGCGACGGTGAACAACCTGAACGACTCGTACGCGTCGGGCAGCGGCGACGCCGCCTGGTACGCGCCGTTCTTCCCGGCCGGCACGAAGATCGCGTCGTCCGCCGGGGCGGGCGCGGTGAGCCAGCCTGACTACTCGTTCACCTACCTTGCGACCAGCGAGAACTGCACCTCGCCGAAGGTGCAGGAAACGATGGTGCAGGCGTTCAACGCCAACACCGGGGACATCACCGGGGCCTGCGCCGCCGCCAGCTGACCCGGCAAGCACGACAGCCCCCCGCGCCGCCCGGCCGCGAGAACCGGACGGCGCGGGGGGCGCCACCAAGGAGGACTGCATGCTCAAGATCGGCGGCGGCGCGGCGGGCGCCCGGCCGGCCCCCAGGCGGGTCTCGCGGCCGGCCCGGCGGCGGCTGCGCGCCCTGGCCCGGGCGTGCGCCTGCGGCTGCGCCCGCGAGTGCCACGAGCATTACCGCCCGGGGTCGGACTGCGGGCGCTGCGGCGGGGCGGCGTGCCCCGCGTTCCGGGCGGCGGCGAGGGGGCGGGGGTGAGTCTTCCGGCTTTCGCCATCGGGCTGCTGAGCGTCGTCAGCGCGTGGCTGTGCGGCAATGCCGTCGGCCGCGGGCGGTACGGCAGGGCGGCGATGTGGGCTGCTGCCGCCGCAGTCACGCTCGGCCTGGCGGCGGCCGTTGACGCGGCGGGCGGGCACTGGCTCCCCTCCGCGATATACGCCGCAGGGGCGGCGGGCTGGGCGTGGATCTCGTGGAAGAACTGGCGGCGGCGGAAGCGCAGGCGGACGCTGAAGGCGCTCGGCCACAAGGCGCGGGCGAGGCTCGCCGCGATGCTCCGGAGCATGCCGAAGCCGGGGCCGGCCCTCCGCCCCGTCCCGCAGGGAGCGCCGTCGTGAGCGGGCGGCACCGCGCGCCGCGGCTCGAGCGCATGCCCATCGCGCTCGTGCCGGTCCTCATCGTCGGCGGCCCGATCGCCGTCGTGTGGGCCGCCGCGGGCCTGTTCATGCTCTGCCGGCTGGCGATCCGCCATCTCGGGTGACAGAAGTTCACCGGTCCGCCCGGCGGCTCCGGACGGGAAGTCTTAAGGAAGGGAAGGGCACGCAATTGAGCGCGCAGAACAAGACGACGATTGAGCTCGTCGGCAGGACGACACCGGAGAGGCTGCTGGACACGATCCGGAGGCAGGCCCCGCACCTGCTCGACGAGCCCCCGGCGCCCTCGCACGCGGGCCGCCGCGTCCCGGAGGCCGAGGCGCTGCTGACCCCGGCCGAGGTGGCCACGATGTTCCGTGTCGACCCGAATACGGTCACCAGGTGGGCGAGGGCCGGGAAGCTGACGTCGATCCGCACCCTCGGAGGGCACCGGCGTTACCGGGAGACCGAGGTCCGCTCGCTGCTGGCCGGGATTCCGCTGACCCGCAGCGAGTGAAGCTGACGGCAACCGTCAGGCAGGCGTTACCGCGCCCGGCCTAGAGCCAACGAAACCGGGCGCGGTCCCGATTTGAACCGATCGAGCAACAGGAGACCAGTATGACAGCGACAGCGGCAGCGCCCATCTTCATCGCCCCCGACCCGGAAGGGCGAGTTGGCGGCATCCCCCGCAGGCAGGTCGCGCAATCTCTGATGACGGTGACGCCGGGCATGGCGAAGGAGTGGCTGTCCCGCAACGACGGCAACCGGCCACTCCGCTACCCCCTCGCCGCGCAGCTCGCCCGCGACATGAGGGAGGGGAAGTGGGACGTCAACGGGGAGACGGTGAAGATCGCCGACGACGGGACGCTCCTCGACGGCCAGCACCGGCTCACCGCGTGCATCATGGCGGAGGTCCCGTTCGAGACGTTCGTCGTCACCGGGCTGCCCCGTGACACGCAGAAGACGATCGACACCGGGGCGAAGCGGAGAATGGGCGACGTGCTCGCCCTCGCCGGGGAGCAGAACGCGAACCTTCTCGCCGCGCTGGCCCGGTCGGCGTGCGTCTGGGACCGGGGCGGGCGGGTGCGGCAGCGGGGCAGCGACGGCGAGCCGACGCACGCCGAGATGGGCGGCTACCTCGACGCCCACCCGGAACTGCGCGACGCAGTGTCGTTCGCCATGTCGGCCCGCCCCAAGATGCGGTCCGTGCGGCCGGTCGTGTTCGGCATGGCGTGGCTGCTGTTCAACCGGAAGAGCCCGGAGCAGGCCGAATGGTTCCTCGCCCGCCTCCTCGACGGGGCGGACCTGTCCGCCGGGCACCCGGTCCACACCCTCCGCGCGAAGATCTGGCGGGCCAAGGAGAACGACGAGCGGCTCACCGAGCACGAGCAGCTGTTCCTCCTCGTCCTCGCGTGGAACCACTACCGGGCGGGGAACACGGCGGTCAGCCTGTACAAGCTCCCGGCCGGCGGCCTCACCCCGAAGAACTTCCCCGAGCCGAAGTAGCCATGCCGCGCCCGCCGATGATTCCCCCCGGGCTCCCGGGACCGAGACCACGTCCGGCACCGCCTCCCGAGCCGGAATCCGACCCCGAGACCGACGATGACGAAGAGGAAAGCGAGGCCTCCGGCGATTGCTTTTTCCCCGCCGGCTGCCGGTGGATTGACGGCTGCAACGCTGAGAGCGTTTGCATTGGCCGCGACTACTAGAACAGCCCCGACCCGGCCGGCGTTCCGGCCGAAGACGACGACGAAGGAACGGACGAGCAGATGTCCCTGTATGAGATAGCGGTCGCGGACGGCCGCCAGGACGAGCGGGCGGCGCTGCTGCTGCCCGTCCTCGGGAGCCCGGTGGTTCAGCGTTTCCGCGATATTTGGGTGGAGCGGACGGCCTACGGCCTCGTGATCGCGGTCTACACCCGCACCGGGGGCCCGTACCGGGAGTGCTGCTGCGCGGAGGACGGCACCGCCCACGCCCCGGAGTCCTGCTACGCCGCCTGCAACGAGGCGCTCGCCGCTCATCCCCTGTACCTGCGAGACGCCGACGACACGCTCGACGCCACGTACCTGACCTTCCGGTTCCGGGTCCCCGAGGCACACCGCGAGGCCCTCGACCGGATCGCCGTCGACCCGGTCGACACGAGCGCCCGCTGGCAGGAGGCGATCGACCGGGTGAGCCGCGGGGAGATCCGGCCCGCCGAGACGGCCATGGGCGACCAACTCGCCGCGATGCTCTCCGACACCTCACTCGGCGCGCCGAGGGCGATGGAGGTCTGACCCCGGAAACGCAGAGCCGCCCCCTCGCCCGCCGGAACCATCGGCTGGCGAGGGGGCGGGGAGCGCATCGTCAATTACAGCGGCAGTGGAGAGCATAGGGGCGCGCACAGCGTCCCGCACCCGGAAAACCGTTAGCGACGGCAGGGAGAATCGAAGGCATGGGCTGGCTGGAAGAGTTGCACGGCACCCTCGACAAGCGGGGCGATGCCGGAGGACGTGGCGCGGATCATCCTCGCGGGGAACAGGGCGTGGCCGTCAGGGCTGAAGCACGAGCTTCAGCGGGTCGCCGCCGCCCGGCCGGCGTGGCGGTACTCGTCGATGCCGGACGACTTCGAGCGGCCGGGCGACTGCTCGGCTCAGCTCGCCTCGGCGGCCCGGGTGTTCGGCTTCGGCGGCGAGGGCATCGATCCCGCCGACCCGGGGCAGGTGCGCGGCTTCATCGCCGGGATGGGGCACGTCGTCGGCGGATGGCAGTGGGGCGACGACTGGAAGGCCGACCGCCTCGACCGGGCGGGCCGCGCCTCCCTTTACGGGGCTCTCGCCGAGCACCGGGTTGAGCTTCCCGCGCTCAAGTCGCGGCGCGGCTACAACCGCCGCATCCGGGTCCTGCGGAACCTCGAGGGCAAGTGCGCGCGGATGGAGCGCGCCCAGCATCTCCGGCGGCTGATCCTCATCGGCCGCTCCGGATTCACCTGCGACATCCCGCCCGGGCGGTTCGCGGCCGACCCGGCGTCGGCGTGCTTCATCGCCTACCTCGCCTCGCGGCGGAACAGGCGCCGCCTGTTCACGCTCGCGTCGAAGGAGAACCCGATCGACCAGGCGGCGGACATCATGCTCCGCCACGTCCTCGCATCACGGGACGCGGACTTCGAGATCCTGGCCATGGCGCACCCGAGGCCCGAAGTTCTCGAGCGACTATCGGATGAGCAGCGGGGCGCGCTGACGGGCCGCTGGTGGTCGGTCATGCGGGAGACCTCGGCCGAGCTCCGGGGGGCTTGGCCGGAGGGCGTGAACCGCCTGTCGATGATCGTCCGCCGGGGCATGGACTCCTCGACGTGGAACACGATGGCGCAGGCGTACAACGCGGCCCGCGCCGGCTGGCTGAACTGCGCGGTCGCGTCGGGCGCGGAGGCTCTGCTCGAGCCGTTCCTGCCCGGTAAGGTTATGCGCCTGATGGCGGCCGACCTCGTCTGGTGGCATCGATCGAGCGGCGGCGACGTGGACCCCGACACGAAGGTGTGGGCGTTCCTGCCGATGCCGTGGGACGTCATCGACGGCACTGCGCGCTGCACGCGCGCCGACGTCGAGGCCGCCTGCGCGGAAATGGGCGTCGACCCCGGCACGCGGGGATGGACCGCGCCCCGCGCCACGGGGGCCGTCGCGGAGTTCACGCCGACGCCCGAGCTTGTCCATGGGGTGGAGATCTCCGACCCGTCATGGGCGGCCTTGCTGCGGCGGGCGGGGGCGTTCTCCGGGAAGGGCCTGCGACCGGACCTGGCGGGCATGGAGGTCCCGGGCGGGATCGTCGCCGGGGCGCTGCCCGTCAAGGACGCTGCCGGGAATTACCTCGGCACCACGTGAGCGCCCGCTATAGTTGGCGCCAAGCCCCGGCGTGCGCGCGCGATAGTGCGGCCTGGCTCTTGCTTCCGGGTGATCGCTGGTTAGACTCCAGCCGTCAGGGCGAACACGTCGAGCGCCCCGCCGTCCCTTCACGGGAAGGCGGGGCGCTGTTGTTTCCGGGCACGCGAAAAGCGCCTCGCCACCCACTAGGGGCGGCGAGGCGCTTCGCTTCGGCGTCCTGGTTTCGTGAACCCGGCGGCCGTTCTCGTGAGAGCTTACAGCCCGGCGAGCACCGCCAGGATCTCCGTCGCTTCCTTCACGAGAGGCGCGATCGCGGCGGCGATCGCGGGGTCGGCCTCGGCCGCGGCGGTGATCTTCGGGAGGTAAGCCTCGACGAGCGGGATGACCGTGCGGGCCTTCTCGGCGTCGGCCTCGATCTCCTTGAAGTCGGGGACCAGGTGGTCGCGGAGCCAATCCACGAAACCGTGCGGCTCGGAGACGGGCGGGGCGGGGACGGGAGCGGGAGTTGTCATTTGCTTGCCTTTCCGTGGATGAAAAGAGCCCGCGACCGGACGGCCGGGGCTTGAGCCGGTGAGAGCTTGGGGGGCTTAGAGGCCCTTGGAGTGGAGCCAGGCGACCGCTTTGGCGGCGTCCTCCCGGACGATGGCTGCGAGCTCGGCAAGGAGGCTCTTGTGGTCAGGCCCGGGAACAGGCGCGGGCGAGGGGGCCGGAGTCGGCGTCACGGGCTCGGTTCCGCCGAGTGCCTCGATGTCGGCGAGGAGGGAGGTCATGTCGACCTTGGCCGCCTCATCCTCGCTGGTGATGATCGCCCACGCCTCGGTGAGGCACGCCTTCGTCCACCCGCTGGTGGACTGCTGGTAGGCGCCCCACGTAACCCACCCGTCGGAGTCCTTGCCGTCGGCGTAGACCTTGACGATGCAGTGCCCGTCGTTCGGGTCGGGCTGCTCGCCGTTCGCGGTCGTCCACGGCTGGCCGTCGCTGAACAGCTGGTCGGCGTCGTCGGTGAGGTTGACGCCGGCGTAGACGCCCTTGAACTCCTGCATCGCCGAGTCGACCGCCGCCGGGTCGGTGTGGTCGACCGGGGCGAACGCAAGGATCGTGCCCGCCTTGTACCAGGACAGGAGAAGGTCCGCGATTACTGCGCCCCCGTCCTGGCCGTCGTCGTAGGCGAGGTATTCCTCGACGAGCGCGTTGCTGGTCTCCCAGGTCTCCGTCTCGCCGTAGTGGGCGGCCTTCGCCATGCGGTAGTGCTGGCGGCCGGCGAACGTGCAGTCGCCGACGCCCTCGGGCGCGACCGTGCACGTCGGGTCGGGTCCGTTGCCGAGCATCTGCCAATTTCCGTCCGGGATGCCCGCGCGGACGTCGACCGGGTAGGCCGGGGCGGGAAGCGGGGCCTTGAGGTACGAGTGCAGGTAGCCCATAGCCAGGCGCTTGGCGGGGAGCCTGCCCCGCTTGCCGGGGACGCGGGCGGGAGTGGTCAAGGAGGCCTCCTGGGCAATGGGAAAGCCCCCGGCAGGTAAGTGCCGGGGGCTTTGGATCTGAGAGTTTGCGAGGCTATGCTGCGTGACGAGCGAGGGCTGCGGCGACCGCGACCCGGCGAATCCAGACACCGCGCAGCACGTCACCCCGCGCGGCGTCGATCTTCTCGATTTCTTCCGGGGCGGCCGGGATGTGAACCTGGACGGTTCGCAACGCCTCAACCTGCCGATCCCGCTTCCCGGGAGCGCTCGCGCCATCCTCGGCCGCCGCGAGCATTGCGGCGCGCATCCATGCTGGGCGTCCCAGGCGCTCGCGGGCAGTGTCGATCAGCGTCGCATCCGCTTCGCTCAGCTTCACGGTGACCGACGTGGATCTGGTACCGGGAACGGCCGGCCGCTGCCGCTTAACCCGGGCGGCGGCTCTGTCGCAAGTGCGGCATCGTCGGCCGCCTCTATACCAGCGCGTATTCGCGTCATCGAACAGGTGGCCCTTGTCGCAGTGGGTCTTGGCCTCCATCGCCCGGCGCATATTCTCGGCCCGCGTGACCGGCTCAAGGTGGAAGGGGTTGACGCAGGCCCGGACGCGGCACAGGTGGTCCAACTCCAGGCCGTCGGGAATCGTGCCCACAAGCAGCTCATAGGAGACTCGGTGGGCCGACAGCGACACGCCGTGCTTGCCGCCGTCGGTGAGTTTGCCGTAGCCGTAAGCGAGGCATGCCGTCCACACCCAGCACGGGCCGAGGTCGGGCCGGTATTCGGGGACGGGGCCATTCTTGTCGACCTTAGGCCAGAACCGTTCTTCGAGCGGCTTACGCTTGCTCATGTCAGCCTGTCCGATCAGGTTGGCTTGCTTTACCCCTCGCGCCTGTTAGCGCAGGCGCGGGGGCCTTATTCGTACATTCTAGCGGTCAACGGGTCACGAATTCCGCCATAACACGATCTGGAGCAGGAACGGCTGCAATACCGGGACCTCGGGTGAATCGCTGATCTTTACCCATGCCTGCCATGTCCCGGTGGCGAGGGTGACGGCCCCGGCCGGCCCGACGAGGATCTGAGCCCACCACTGGTCTCCGGGGTAGGTGATCCACTCGCCGTCGGTCCAGGCGGACGGGGAGACGGCCGGGTAGGCGTTCGCGCTGGTGAACGCCCACGCGATCGTGTCGGTGGTCGGGTCGTAGTCGCCGCTGACGCTGGTGACGGCGATCAGCGTCTGCACGTACTGGGTGCTCAGCACCGACTGGGTTAGCGTCTGCACGCCGCCTCCTCAGGTGTTCCGGGATGCGGAGGCGGACCACAGCTGCCGGGCGGCCGACGATGACCAGAGCTGCCGGGCGGGGCCGGCGGACCAGAGCTGCCGGGACGCGAGTGCCGTGAAGACGATCCCGACGCCCGCCCCGCCGGTGACATCCGGCGGGGGGAACGCGGCCGAGCCGGTCATCGCGGCGGGGATGACGGCGGACCCGGTGGTGACGGCGGTCGCCGGGAAGCCCGCGGTCCCGCTGAGCGCCACCGGGGTGATGACCGTCCCGGCGGTCGGCCCGGCCGCAGGGAACGCCGCGGCGCCGGGCAGGACGCCGGCGGTGACCGTCGCGCCCGCGCCCGTGACGGCGGCGGGGAACGAGACGGAGCCGGCCAGGGGCGCCGGGATGATGGTCTCCCCCGACCCGGTTGAGACAGTCGGGGCGGGGAACGACACGGCGCCGGCGAGTGCGGCCGGGGTGACGGTCTCGCCTGCGCTGATTTGCGGGGCGGGGAATCCGGCGGTGCCGCTCAGCGCGCCCGGGGCGACGCCGGACCCGGCGGCCGGCGCGGGCGCGGGGAATGATGCGCTTGCGGTCAGCGGGCCGGCGGCGGCGGTCTCGCCCGAGGAGAGCGCCGGGGCGGGGAACGCGGAGCCGGCGGCCAGGACGGCCGGGGCGACGGTGGCGCTGCCCCCGGCGGAGATCGACGGGACGGGGAACGCGGCCGCGCATTGCAGCAGGGCGGCCGTGAGGTTCGCGTCCGCGCGGAAGCTCCCCGCGGGGAACGCGGCTGCCCCTGCGAGCGCGGCGGGTGCGGCGCCCGAGCCTGCGGACACGGCGGCCGCCGGGAACGAGGCCGAACAGGCCAGCGCTGATGCCGTGGCGCCCGACCCTGCTGCCACCGTGGCCGCGGGGAAGGCGGCGCTGGCCGCCAGGGCGGCGGGGGCGGCGACGCTGCCCGCGCCGACCGCAGGCCCCGGGAACGCTGCCGAGCCGTCCATGGGGGAAGGGGTGACTGTCTCGCCGGCGCCGATCGTGACGGCCGGGAAGGCGGCGGACCCTGCCAGCAGGACGCTGGTCAGGTTCACGTCCGCGCGGAGCCCGGCGGCGGGAAAGGCGACGCCGCACGTCAGGGTCGCGGCGGTCAGGTTCGCGTCGGCGCGGATGCCCGGCGAGGCGAACGAGGCGGCGCCGTCCAGGGCCGCGGGCGTGACGGCGGCTCCGCCGCCCGCGGTGACCGTCGGGGCGGGGAACGACACGGCGCAGGGAAGCGCGGACGGCGAGGCCCCGGAGCCCGCGCCGACCCCCGGGGCGGGGAAGGACGCCGATCCGGCCAGAACCGCCGCGGTGACGGTCTCGCCGGCGCTGATCGCCGGCGCGGCGAAGGAGGCGGACCCCGGCAGCAGTGTCGTGGTGACGGTCTCGCCGGCGCTGACCGCCGGGGGCGGCAGCGCGATCGCGCCGGCGAGCACGGACGTCGTGAGGATCTCGTCGGCGCGCAGCGACGGCGCCGGGAAGCCGGCGGAGGCCGCCAGCACGACGGTCGTGACGGTCTCGCCGGTCGTCACCGCGGCGGCGGGGAACGCGACCGACGCCGACAGCGTCGCGGGCGTGATCGTGGCGCCCGCAGTCACCGTGGCGGCCGGGAAGCTCGCGGACCCGGCCAGGACGGACGGCGTGGCGGTCTCGCCCGCGCTCACCATCGGCGCCGGGAACGAGGCGGAGCAGGCGAGGACGGTGGTGGTCAGGTTCTCGTCGGCCTCGACCGACGGCGAGGGGAAGGACGCCGAGCCGGCGAGGACCGCGGTGGTGGCGGTGGCGCCGACCCCGTACGGCGGCTGCACCGGCAAGGGCGCCGGCGTCCACGGGAAGGCCATCGGCGAGCTGCGGCCCGGCGGGAGCGCCACCGGGTACGCGACGGCCTGGGAGGCGGCGGCCGGCGTCGCCAGGATGATCGTCGCCCCGACAGCCCAGTTGCCCGTGCTCAGCGTGCCGGCGTAGGTGACGGTGCCGCTGCTGACGAGCTGGTACCCGCAGATGCCGAAATCACTGGACATCTGGGTGAGGTTCGTCCAGCCGCCGCCCGACTGCGCGACGGTCTGCCCGAATCCCACGCAGCAGGCGACGGCGATGCCCGTGCCCGTGGCGCTGCCGGTGGCCCCCGAGCTGAACGCCGCGCTGGAGCCGCCCGCCGCCGCGGCGGCCACCGTGGTCGGGCTCGCGCCGAGCGCGGCCACCTCGATGCCCCACGTGCCGGTCGCGCCGCTGCCGAAGTTGGTGCCGTTGGTCACGGTCAGCCCGACGGCGGCCGACCCGCCGGCGACGTTGGGCATCAGCCAGCCGGTGGAGTAGGCGATGCTGCTCGCGCCGAAGTTCTCCGACCACAGCTGGGATGACCCGGCGACCGACGCCCCGTTGAACGTCGGCGCGGAGCTCGACATGGCGGTCGTGCTGTTCGCGGCGGTCGCGAGCAGCACGACCGAGGAGCCGGCGGTGACGTTAGAGCCGAACGACCCCGACCAGCTGCTGCCGGACTGGTTGATGATCGCCGACTGGACGACCGACGCCATCAGGCCGGCCAGTCATCCCAGCAGCCCTTGCACCCGTGGATGCCGGGGTCCGCCGGGCGCAGGCCGAGGTCTTTCCCGCCGAGCTCGCGGATGGTGGCCATGACGTGGGCGGCGCACGCGTAGATCTCCACGGGGCTCGGCTGCATCCTGATGACGGCCGTCACCGCGGGAACCTCGCGACCCATCCGAACCCTCCCTAGTGCCCCGGCCCGTCTAGTCGAGCAGCTCGACGAGCCACTGCGTGCACGCGATCGTCCCCGACGCCGCCGTGCCGGTGGCGGCGAGCTCGATGCCCTGCGCCTGGGTCGTGTCGACGGCCGCCGCCGTCTCGCCCGAGATGTTCGGCATCGGCAGCGCGAAGCCGGGCGGCGGTGACGCTGACAGCGCGATCGGGTTGGCGGCCACCGCCGCGAGGTTGTTGAACAGGTTCAATTCGCCCTGCGTGCTCAGCGTGCTCCCGGAGCTGGCGACCGCCGTGCACCGGATCATCGCCTCCAGCTTGAACTGGATGCCGGTGACGGCGGTGGCGCCGGTCGTGATCCCGTTCGGCGTGGCCAGGGTGACGAACGTCGACCCGGCGTTGCCCTTGTTCGCGCGCAGGAAGATCGTCAGCGTGCCCGTGGTCGTGCTGGTCGTGATCCACCCGCGGGCCGTCACCCGCAGCAGGGTGCCGACCTGCCAGCCATACGGCTGCCCGGCCGCGTTCACGACCGCGTAATCGGCCGCAGACCCCGATAGCTGCGGGGACAGGACCGCGGTGGTGGCGGACTCCGTGAACGTGACGCCCGGCCCGGTCGGCGTGATGCCCGGGTTGAGGAGCGCCACCCAGTTCTGCGATGCCATGACCCGCCCCCTACGCGGTCAGGGTGAGGGCGGCGAGGCCCGACCCGGACGGGGTGATGCCGAACGTGCCGTTGACCGTGTTGTAGGCGGTGTTGCCGAAGTACAGCGCGAGCATCTCCGGCTTCGACGCGACCCCTGCGGTGATGTTCGGGAAGTAGATCAGGCACCCGTAGATGCCTGTCAGCGTCGTGCTCGCCACGCTCAGCGCGTGCGTCCAGCTGTACGTCAGAACATAGGGCCCGGAGCCGGTGATGGTCGTGGTGGGCACAACGTCGCCGTTGGTGGAGGTGGCAGTTGAGAGCAGGACGCCGCCGGTGCTCCAGCCGGTGCCTGTGACCTCGTCGGCGTTCGTCCACCCGGGGGCGGCGGCGCCGTACTGGAGCGGCGCGTTGGTGTAGCTGACCGCCGACCCGGAGACGAGGCTCAGGTTCTGCTCCGAGCTCTCGTTGATGTTGATCGCGGTGGGAGTGCCGGTCTGGGTCGCCGCTGTCAGCCCGGCGATCATGGTGGCGATGAAGAATCCGGACTCGCCGGAGCTGGACCAGGCCATCTGCTATCAGTCTCCTAGCATGCTGATCTCGGCGACGTGCGTCACCGGGTGGATGTTGACGTCCTGCCGGTTGTCGGACTCGGTGATGACGGTGCCGAGCTCGTCGGTGACCTGCTTCGCCCGCTGGCCGGCGTCCGCCCCGGGGTCGTCCTCCGGGCGGGTGATCGTCGCCACCTTGTCCCGGGTCCGGCCTCCGGCCATGAACCCGATGGAGCGCATCCGCTCCCGGAATTGGTCCCGCGTCTCGCCGTCCACGAACGGCCCCCTTTCCTGTCGTCCCGGGCGGCGCCGTCCGGCCCGGGTCAGTTGTATGTGCTGATCAGGTAGCCGACGACGGCGGTTCCCGTCGCGCAGGCGACCTGCAGCGTCGTGCCCTTCGAGGTGCCGTACGTCGCGGTGGTGACGGTGCCGCCCGCGGCCAGCGGCAGGCCCTGCGACGACGACGACTGGCCGCCCCCGGAGGGGCTGAGGCCGATGATGTACGCGGTGCCGGCGCTCGCCGGGTCGGACGTGAAGGTGATCAGGCACGCCCCCTCGGGGACGGCGCACAGTTCCGCCGCCGCGGTGGTCGCGGCCGCCTGGCCGGTGATGATCACGGCGCCTCCTAGGTGCTCATGGTCAGGAACGCGGGGACGGCCGACGCGCCCGGGGACGGCGGGGCGGGGGGCGCGAGCGCGCCCTCGATGATCTGCGCGACCAGCAGGTGCCCCGAGTCGTTGGGGTGGACCGAGTTGTAGTAGTAGGCCGGGTCGGCGGCGTACGACGGCATCGTCGCCCCGAGGTTGACGACCTGCGCGTTGCCGTCGTGCGCCGCCGCCGCCTCGACCGCCGCGACGTAAGCGGGGTAGCCGCCCGCGTCGGCGTAGGTGATCCCGGCGTCGTAGGGGACCACCGCCAGGAGCGGCAGGCTCGCGAGGGCCGCGTTGCCCCGCAGGTAGGCGTACATGTTCTCCAGGTCGGCCTGGAACTGCGCGGCGGTCTCGTCCCCGACTGACGCGCTCGCGTCGTTCAGGCCCAGGAACACCCCGAACGCGCCCGCCGCGGGGATCAGGCTCGCGATCGCCGGGCGCCAGTCGAAGCCGCTGCCCGTCTGCATCCACCCGGACGACGCGGTGCTCGCAGTCGACCCCGAGTGCCCGCAGGCGTGGAACGTGATCCCGCTGCCCTCGTCGCCCGCGTAGTGGACGATGCCGTGCAAGAACACGTTCCCGCTCACCCACGCGATGGTGAGGACTTCCCCGCCGCCGATGGGGATCGGCGCGGTGAGCGCCCCGTCGACCCCGGCGCCGCTGTTGGAGACGTCCGTCGCCGCCCCGGCGCCGACCTGGTAGCTGAACGTGCCGGCGGCGGCCGAGTCGAAGTACATGAGCCTCACCGACGTGGTGCCCGCCGGGGCGGTCCAGGTCCGGGCCGCCGACCCCTCCGACGCCGACTCCCACACCGAGTACCGGATCGGCCCGACGTCGATCGCCCCGCCGGCGGTGTCCCCCGCGACCGGCCACGTGAACAGCATCGAGATCACCGGCGCCAGGGGGATGAGGCCGAGGCCGCCCGAGCTTCCGCCCGCGGTCGTCGGGTACGCCTGCCTGGCCAGCGTGTTCAGCTGCTCGACGTACCGGGTCGTGAACGCGCTGGCCCCGTAGCCCTCGGTCACCGAGTCGCCGAGGATGGGGATGTCGACCCGGCCCGCGTTCCGGCCGGCGAGGATGCTCGCGATCGTCGTCGGCACGCGCGGCCACCTCCGGGAGCAGGGAGAGGCCCGCGGGCCCCGTAGATTTAGCGGCATGCGTTCCCGGCTGCGCTCGCGCCCCTGCCGCTGCGGTCATGACCGCGATGCCCACCGCCACCACCGGGCGGGGGCCGACTGCCCGCTGTGCGAGTGCCGCCGGTTCCGGCGCTCATGGCGGCGCACGGGCGCGGTCCCGGCGGAACGCGCCCCCGACGGCCCGGGAACCCCTCGCCAGGGCCGCGTGAGGCGCTAGTACCAGAGGCTCGTGTTCGTGTCCCAGTAGAACGTCCGGGATGCCTTCGCGGCGATGACGGCGGTGTTCCCCTGCGCGACGTTCGACCCGGACGCGGCGAACGTGATCGTGCCGCTTCCCTCGTTCCCGATGGCGAGCAGCTGCCCCGAGTAGGCGCCCGTCGCGAGGATGACGCCCGTGACCGCCCCGCTGTTGGTGACGGGCCAGTAGCCGGGGCCGGCCGGGCTGATCGTCCCGTTCGACGCGATCGTCTGCGCGGTGTTGTAGTCGCCGAGGGCGATGCCGCCCTGGAAGTTGAAGCTCGTCGTCCAGTTGTTCGTCGCGGACGCGAGGTTGGCGTCGCCCTTGATCAGGCCGTAGAACGTGAAGTTCCCGTTCTTGTTGCTCGCGGTGAATGAGTAGGCGGCGGCGGCGAAGTCCATCGACCCGCTGCCGTTGTACCACTGGTTCGACGTCGACCCGAACTGGATCGTGTACGGGGCGGTGTGCGCGTTGTCGTCGAGTTCCACCCCGAAGATGACGGACCCGCTGTTCATCCCCGAGTACCCCTGCGAGTTGGAGCCCGTGAACAGCAGCACCGCGTACTGGGTGGTGGCCGTCAGCATGTTCCCCTGGATGATCATCCCCGCGGGGTCGCCGATGACCGCCCCGCCCTGCAGGACAACCCCGTTGCACACGCCGGGCGACGCCCCGCCGATCGCGTTGTTGATGTTGTGGATGATCGAGTTCCGGTCGAACGACCCGGTGGCGGTCCCCGCGGAGCCGGCCGAGTTGTCGTAGACGACCTCGCAGCCCTCGGTGTAGATGACGCCCCGGAGTTCCTCGGTCCAGTAGTACCGGTTATCGAAGTAGACGCCCTTCGCCGCGGTCCCCGCGCTGTTGAAAACGCGCACGTCGATTTGCCATTGGAAGATGTCCCCGACGTGCAGCGCGTAGGACCCGTTGGTCCCGTTGACGTAGAAGGTGCCGCCGAGGAAACCCCCGCCGGAGTAGTTCCGGGGGATGATGCTGCTGCTGTCGTAGATGTTGAACAGCGGCCCGGAGGTCGTCCCGACGGCGTTGAACGTCGCTCCGTACGCGAGGAACCACACCGGCTTGGCGACGCTGATCGTGACCGTCCCGGGGACCAGGTACCAGGCGCCGGGGGCGAGGGTGATCGCCCCGCCGCCCGACGGCAGCGCGGACACCGCCGCGTTGATCGCCGCCGCGTCCTTCGCCCCCGTCGTGTCGCCCGACGGCCACAGGTAGCCGGGGAGCATCTGCGACAGGGTCATCTGCTTGTTCGACCCGCCGGCACCAGCGGGAGCGGTCGACGTGTCATTCGGGTCGACCACGGGGAGGATCACCGCGGGCAGGATCGAAGCGCTCGCGATCGCGGACAGCTGGGTGATCTCGTAGTTGGTCACGACGCCCGGCCTCCGCTCTCGGGGTCGGCGGGCGGGTGCTTGAGGCCGGTCACGGTCAGCCGGTCGAGAAAGTCGCGGTCGAGTACGTGAACGGCCGCACGTTCTCGCCGTTCGCGCCCGCCGCCACGACGTGAGCGGTGAACGCCTCGCCCTGCGGCAGCGACCCGCCTTCCCACGGCGCCGACGAGCGGGCCGTGCGCGGGTAGGACGGGACCAGCGTCGACCGGTCGCACACCGCCCCGGCGTAGATGTAGATCGCGTACTCGGCCGGGTCGGGAAGGCCGGGGGTGCCGGGCGGCTCCCACTCAAGACGGACGGAGGTCTTCCCGCCGAACGCCCGCAGGGACCTGGGGCGGCCGTACGTGACGGGGGGCGGGGACGGCGCCGGCTTCCCGGAGACCGCCTCGAGCCACGGGACGGAGAAGACGTCGCAGTCATAAAGACCTGCGTCTCGCCACTGCACCCCGACGACCGGGAACGGCCCGGACGCGTTCGCAACCAGCGCGACCGCCTCCGCCTCGGTGAGGCTGTAGTCCGCGATCACCAGCCCGGCCGAGGTCACGCCCCCGGCGATGAACGCGTTGACGAGGCTCGTGACGCTGTCCAGCGACGCGTACCCCGCAGGCCGTCGCTGGCCCGGGCGCGCAGCCGACTCGTAGTCCGCGAGCGCCCTCCGGTACCAGCCCGGGGCGTCAGCGGGGGTAGCCGCCCCGTTCTCGACGTCGAGGATGTCTGCGGTCGGGTCGGCGGCGTCCGGGTCCTGGTCGACCCGCAGCGCCCCCGGGTGAGCGTCCCAGTCGGCGCCCGTCCAGACCACCCACGGGGAGCCCGTCGCGTAGCCCATCGCCTGACCCGAGGGGAGAGACCCGATGTTGCCGTGGGTCGCGTCGTAGCCGGGGACCGTCGCGATGCTCACGAGGCCGCGTCCTTCGCCTGCATCGCGGCGGCCAGTCTCGTCAGCACGTCATCCTGGACCGCGAGATGCTCCTGGATCTTCAGCGCCTCCGCGAGGACCGCCTCGGCGTCGCGGTAAGTCTGCTCGGAGCGCTTGTCCGATGCACTGGCCTGGATGTTCTGGCCGACGATGATCACGCTCAGGAGCGTCAGCTGCAGCAGGTCGCTCGAGAACCAGAACAGGAACCCGATGTTCCCCGGCTGCAGCGCGGTCGGCAGCCCGGCGATCGCGAGAAGGCAGAAGAGCCAGGCGCACGTCATGGACCCGACCCCGGCGGTCACCTTGACCGCGAGCCACGCGTTGCCCCTCGTGTACCAGCGGCGGAGGCCGGACTTCCCCTCGGCCTGCGGGATCTGGTCGGCGATCTTGACCGGGCCCGCCTCGGCGCGGGCGGCGATGTGAGGGTGCGGGATGTGCGCGTACAGGCCGCCATGATTGCGTGGCGGCGGCGGGGTCGCGGTCGCAGTTGCGGGGGTCTCGGTCATCGTCGCCTCTTTCACGCTGCCGGGTCTGGTCGGCGCGGAGCCGGTTATCGTGGCGGTCTGCTCGCTGGTCGTCCGCCTGATGAAGCGGCGCATGAGCAGGTGCAGGACGGCGAGGGCCGCGGCCATGATGACGCCGTTGACGATGCCGGGCAACGCGCGGTCGACCCACCAGTAAGTCGTCACGGCCCGGCGTTCAGCGGCACGACCGGCCCGGCCGCCTCCGGGAGCGGGAGGTAATCCGGTGCGCCGAGCTCCCGCAAACTCGGCGCACCAGGCTTCGAAGAGACGTGAACCCTCATGAGGACCCCCAGTCGGGCGTCCCGTCGCCGCCCCCGGCGAAGACCCGGCCGCCTCTGACTAGCCCGACCGGGTTGCGCGGGCAGTCGCCGAACTTCTCGAGCGCCTCGGCCTTCCGCTGAATCTGGAAGTCGATCGGCAACCCGGTGCGCGAGGCGAGGTAGGCGCTTACCGACAGGCAGAGCAGTTCCCACCGCTCACGGGTCGGGCACGCCGTCGCGAACTCGGCGTCGTCGAGCATGAGCCGCACATCAACGTCCCGGTACGACTCCGCGCCGCCGACCCCGGCCGTGCCGACGAGGTACGGGCACTGGCCGCCGAACGCCCGGCTGATCACCTGGCAGGCCCTGGTCGAGGTGGTAGAGCTCGGTCGTGGTCAGCAGGGAGGCGCGGTTCTTGGAGGTCACCTAGTCACCCCGATCACTTCATCGAAATACCAGCGCCCAACTGATCATGTAGAATTAACTTCATGCCGAGAACTGTTGGGGAGTGCGTTCGCTGCGGAAAGACTCGGACGTTCGTCGGGCGCAAGATGTGCTCGCCCTGTTACGTCCGCTGGCGGTACGAGAACGGAACGCCGGTCGCCTGCGCCCGGTGCGGGCAGGTGCGCCTGCCGTTCTCGAAGGGGCTCTGCAAGAGCTGCTATTCGGTGCTCCGGCTTTACCCGGACGCAAGCCTGTTCGGCAGCGAGACTCACCGCGAACGCATCTCGGCGGCGCAGGCGGACAGCCCGAACCGCCGCGAGAAGTCCGGCAAGTGGAAGGGCGGCAGGTTCGTCGACGGCGGCGGCTACGTGCGCGTTCTCCCGCCGGACGATTACCAGGGAAAGCTTGTCCACGGTGGCCGCTACGTCCACGAGCACCGACTCGTCGCCGAGCAGCACCTAGGGCGACTGCTGACGACCGAGGAGCAGGTGCACCACCGCAACAGGGACCGCGCCGACAACTGCCCGGCCAACCTCATCGCGCTTCCGAGTTTGAGCGCCCATCGCAGGCTTCACGTCGCCGAGAAGCGGGCCGGGCGCGAGCTAGACCCGGGGCCGTTTGGCGGCGTCTGGCTTCTTAGCCTCGGCCGGGGCCAGGAACTCCCAATCGTCGCGCGCATAGCGGTCTAGCAGCCACGCGGGATATGTGACGGAATGTATTCCTGTACCTGCGAATCTGTGATGCTTGTCGCAGACTATGGTCAGCCCGCCCTCTGACTCCGCAAAGCGTAGGAAATCCTCGTCCGAGTGCAGCTCCGCCTGCGGGAAGTCCTTCGCGACCTTCTGCCAGTCGATCTCGTTCAGCCCGGAGAACTCCGCGACGGCGTGGTGCGCCTCGAGTTGCGTCGCGCCCGCGCAGCGGTGGCCGTCAGGCAGCCCGGCCTTGACCTGCGCGAGGGTCGCGCCGCCTATCCAGCAGCCCACGCCGAGGACATGCACGAGATGGTGCTTTGCCGCGTTGAAGATCTTGTAATGCGGATCCGACTCGCGGGGACCATGCTCCGGGTAGGCGACGACCTCCCGCAGGGTGCGGCGCTCATAGTGCGCTCCGGCCTGCTCGTGCGCGGCCACCACGCGGTCATCGAGAGCCATCGGCCTGCGCTCCCTTCGCCACTGATAGAATTTGGGTACCGGGTGGGAAGTCGACCACGACTGCCACAACCAGGCCGTACGCGACGGGGACTGCAAGCCCGGCATGTGCGCCCACCGCTTGTGCTGCAACCCGCGACACCTCGTTCCCCGGCCGAGGTCAGAGCATCAGGGCCGCGCCGTAACCATGAGGCCCGGGGGGAGCGCGTGCCACTTTGCGAAGCTAACCGAAGCGGAAGTGGCGCAGATCCACGTCGCCCTGGCCGCAGGCGAGAGGCAGGTTGACATCGCTGCCCGCTACGGCGTTAGCCAGACCGCGATCAGCCGCATCAAGATAGGGAAGGCATGGAATGCCGACCGGACTGTAATCCCCGCTGCTTAGGTGGTGTCAGCGAGTACAGAGCACTGCAATCCCGGGGGGCGAACGTCGACTCGACGAGGCCCATGAACTTCGCGATGGCCTGCGCCTGCGCCTTGGACGCCGGCTTGGACGCCTTGAACAGGTAGGTCCACAAGGCCAGCTCCCCGGACCGCTCCTGGTTGCCCGCGACGCACCCGGAGACCTGCGCGGTGTGGAGGGCGGCCTCGGCCGCGGTCGCGGCGGCGGCCCGCGCGGTCGCGGACTCGGCCCGGCTCGACGCGTTCCCGGCCTGCACGGCGAGGAACGCGACGATGATCGTGAGCGCCACGTCGACGGCGAGGAGCGCGTACGTCACCCAGATGCGATGCCGGTTCGCCCGCCCGTACTTCGTCAGGCGCGCGTCGCGGGTCTCGCTGCTCGCGTTGACCTCGGCGAGGCGTTCCGCCATGCCGTCGAGGGCGGCGGCGAGCGTCTGCGCGGTCCCGATCGCGCTGTCCGGGTCAGGCTGGGGCGGGCTGGTCACCAGTGACCTCCGGCGTGTCGGTGAGGATGGCCTGGAGGGCGGCGACGTTGCCGCGCACCGCCTCCATGAGCTGCTCGAGCTCCCCGATGACGGCCCGGACCTCGGTGTCGCTCACAGGCCACCCCCTGCGGGCGGGGCGGCGTCGGAGAGGAGGTCCGACAGCCGCCGCAGGAGCACGGTGACCTGCTCGGCGCCCGCGACGGCCTGGTCGGCGAGCGTCCGGATCTCGTCCAGGCTCATATCGGGGGTGCCTCCGAGGGCGACTGCGCGGTCAGCGAGGGTGCGGATGTCCGCCGCGGACGGGAGCGCGGCGGCCTCGGCCCGGACCCGTTCCGCGCTGGCCCTCACGTCGGGTTCGGTCACGGGGCGGCGCCTCCTCTGCGGCGCCGGGCCGGGGAATCGCGGATGATCTCCTGCAGGAGCGGCACCAGCGCGGAGGTCGTGCCGACGAACTGGGAGAGAAGCGGCGCGATCTGGTCGCGGGCGATGGTGAGGGCGTCGTCCCGCTGGTCCTCGACGGCCTGCTTCTCCGTCAGGATCCGGTCCCGCTCCGCGATCAGGTCCGCGCGGGCGTCGGCGCGGGCGGCGTCGCGGACCGACGACTCGAATCCGGGCGGGACCAGCCGCCAGCCCTTGTAGAGCAGCCACGCCATGGCGAGGGCCACGATCCCCAGCGGACCGAAACCCAGCACGTACCCGACGACGCTGGAGCTCGCGGAGTCGGCCGGGGTGAGGGACGCCCCGGGTCCCTGGGAGATGATCGCGGCGCCTGCGGCCAGCCCGTGGGCGATGGGGAGCCACTGCACAGCCGCCTCCCTCGCGGCGGCTCCGGGCGGTCCGCATCCGGGCCCTGCGGGCGAGTCGTGCGATGGAGAGGGGCGCGCCCCGCCGCCTGACGCGGCTCCGCTTCGGCGGCGGCGAGGAGGCGTGAAGCCGCAGAAACCGCCGCTGCGCGCCCCTCCCCGGCCTGCCGGTCAGATGCCTACGCGAGCTGCACGGTCCCGGCCGGGAGCGAGCCGGTGTAGGTGACCTGGGTGACGGCGGCGAGCATCGTCCCGTCCTCGAACTCCGTCGCCTCGCAGAGGCCGAGGAGCTGCCCGCCCGCCCCGGCGTAGACCATGGTCGTGATCCTCGCGCCTGAATCCTCCCAGGTGTGGAGGATCCGCCCGCCGGGGGTCTGGTCCCACACGGACGCGATGACCGCGTACCCGTCGGGCTGCCCGGTCCACGACCCGCCGGCGTTCGGCCGGGTCTGCGCCGGGGCGGGGAGCGCGGACGGGTCGAGGCCGAGCGTCGTGTAGTCGTTGAGGTCGCCGCCGGCGTCCTGGTGGCAGAGGATGTGGTAGGTCCCGCCGGAGGTGAGGCCGGTGGCGGGGAGCGGGACGGAGATCATCGGCAGGGGGACGAGGGGGACCGTGTCGTAGGTGGCGAGGTGGAGGTTGAAGACCTCCCATGACCCGCCGGCCGCGCCCGGGTAGGCCGCGGTCTGCCACTGGCCGCCTGCGTTGTAGACCTGCATGACCTGCCATGCGGGGGCGGGGCCGTCCGCGGTCACGGTCAGCGTCTGCGTTTCGGTGGTGGCGCCGCCTGTCGTGCTGCCGGCGACGACGGACATCGCGTCCCCGGCGACGGCGAGGTTCCAGCCGGGCGAGTAGGCGTAGGCGGGGGCCGGCAGGGACGGGCCCGGCTGCCAGCCCCCGAGGGAGCCGTCCGCCTGGATCTGGGAGCACCACACGGACGTGACGGCCGTCCCGGAGGCGTTCGCGCCGCCGGCGACGACCAGCCACCCGTTCACGACCGCGACGTAGGGGCCGCTGACCGCCTGCGGCAGCGACGGGCCCGCCGCCCATGACTGGATCTGCCCGTTGACGGCGCTGGCCTGCCAGACCGCGGCGGTCGACGTGGCGGCGGTGTCGGCGGTGTTCCCGCCGGCGACGTAGACGGTGCTGCCCGACGCCGCCATGCCGCCCGAGACGACCGCCGCCGGGAGGGACGTCTGCGCGGTCCACGCCCCGACCGTCCCGGTCGACGGGTCCCACGACGCGGTCCACACGCTGGCGAAGTAGTGGCCGGGGCCGCTGGTGCCGCCCGCGAAGACGACCGTGTCCGCGGTGGCGGCGGCCATCGCCTGGAACGCGGCCTGCGGCACGGACGGCTGCGGGACGGGCCCCGAGATCGCGCCGCCGCCGAGGTAGGCGATCGTCGCCACGGTCGCCACGGCGGCGGACGCCGTGGCGTCGAACCCGGCGAGCAGGATGGTGTAGTTCCCGCTGGTGACGGGCGCGGCGTAGTTCCCGGAGCCGTTCAGCGACACGGCGGGCTGCGCCCAGGCGGCGGTCGTCCCGGCGCCGAACATCATCGTGTTGCTCTGCGCGGTCGCGAGCGGCCCGCCCGACCCGAGGCCGGACGGGGCGGCGAGCTGCGCCAGGTGCGCCGCCGGGACCCGGGTCGAGACGATGACGGAGCCCGGGGCGCCGCCGGAGTCCGCGCACAGCGACACGGTGACGTCGGCGCCGTTCCCCGCCGGGGACAGCGGAAGCGTCACCCGGCCGACCGCGGTCGACCCGGACGGCATCGTGAACGGCTGGTCGACGTCGGAGGCCCCGAGGCTCACCCACTGGACGCCGGACCAGTCGGCCGCGCCCGTCGAGGCGACGATCTGGTTCCCGGCGTACACGGGGGCGATCGCGTGGGTGATGAGGAACTGGCCGGCCTGGGCGGGGTAGTTGACCGCGCTGGCGTCGCCGGGCAGGCCCGTGCGGGCCGCCTGCCATCCCGGCCCGGGCGTGGAGCTCTCGGCGAGGAGGCTGCTCCCGTCCTCGGCGAGGAGCGCGTCCGAGCCGCCCTCGTCGACGATGAAGGGCACCGGGGCCGCCTAGGGTTCCCGGCCAGGGGGCGCCGTCACGGGCCCTTCCGGGTGTACGTGCTGCCCTGCCCGGTGACCGTCTGCCCCGTCGCCGCCGCGCCCCATGCCGTGCTGAGCTGGATGGTGTGCGACGTGGTGGTGTTCAGGGCGTTCGTGAGCCCCTGCCCGTTGAGCGTCACCGTGTTCCCGCTGGACCCGGAGATCCGGTTCGCCGCCAGGTCGCCCATCGTCCCGTCGATGAACGCCGTGAAGTTCCCGGACGCCCCCGTCGCGGTGAACTGGATCTTCGCCCGCACCGTCCCCGCGAACGTGGTCGCCGAGGAGAGGAACACGGCGCCGACCGTGACGTCCGCTATCCCCGAGGACGACCCGTCGACGCTGATCTCGAAGGTGAGCGCCTCGCCCTCCCACAGCCCGGAGAACGGGCACTCCACCTCGTAGATGGTGCCCGGCTGCGCGTCGTAGGCGGGGATCGTCCACGCGTCGGTGAGCTGCAGCGGCGTCGTCGAGTTCGCGTTGGCGTGGGTCGCGATGCTCGTCCACGAGGCGACGGGCGGCCGGGAGTCCCGCAGGGCGAGCAGCAGCAGCTCGATCGTGCTCGCCATCTAGGCCACCCCCGCCGGGAGCGTCCCGGAGTACGACAGCGCCCGGGACGACGCCGTGTAGCCGGCCGCGGACTGCCCCGTCGTGAACTCCTTCAGCCCCGACAGCTGCCCGGACCCGTTGTAGGCCAGGGCCGTCCAGCGGGCCCCGGAGTCCTCCCATGTGCCCGCGAGCGGCGCGACGGGCGACTGGTCGTACACGGCGTACACGATCCCGTAAGCCTGCGCGGTCCACGACGTGCCGTTCGCGCTGGTGGAAACGCCGGAGGTCTGGTTGCTCTTGTAAAGGGTGAAGTAGTCGCTCGCGTCGCCGGCCGCGGCGAAGACGATCCAGTACGTCGTGGCCGCCGTGAGCCCGGTCACCGGGAGCATCACCGACGCGGGAGTCCCCGCGAGCTCCTCCGGGAGCATCGTCGTCACCAGCGCCGTCCCCGACGGCGCCCCGCCGGAGCTCGCCTGGACACTGACCGCCAGCGGCCCCGGCGACCCCGTGACCCCGACCTCCGCCGTGACGTACCCGATCGCGGTCTGGCCCGCGGCGGTCGCGAACGACTGGGCGACGTAAAGCCCGTCGCTGCTCACGGTCCCGCTCCCGAGGGTCGGCTCGATGGCGGTCTCGACGCCCTGATAAATGTACGAAATGGCGTGAACGCCCAAGAATTGGTTTATCTGGCCTGCGTACGCGTTGTATCCGCTGGTCGCGCCTAGCCATGCCGGGGTGGGCAACGCTCACCCCCGGTGACTGCGAGAACGAGCGCGGGGGCGGCAGGCCCGGTAAGATGGCGCTGCGAGCGGCTGTTTTCGAATTCAAGGCCCTAGCAGCAGACTGATCTGCAAAAGCAGCGTGTCGGTTGTGGGCACGGTGACGGACGGGCTGAACGCCCAGTGGTCGAGCAGCGTCCCCGACCCCGCCGCGGAGGTTCCCCCGGCGAACGCCCCCGCCTCGGTGACGGTCCACGTCGCGAGCTGCTGCGGGAAGTAGAAGAGGAACGTCGCCTCGGCCGGGATGCTCGACGTGGCCGGGCTCGACGCCCCCGCCCCGACCGTCTGCCGGCCGAGCTCGGAGAACAGCGCCGTGTCGCTGTTGGCCGGGGTGCCGGAGCCGCTGCCGACCGCCCCGTACAGGGGAGTCAGGAAGGTCGGGGAGGTGACGCCGAGGTTGTTCGCCTGGTCCTGGATCCCGGACCACACGAGCGCCGCCGCGAGCGCGGTGTACCCGGCGGCGCAGACGACGTTGCGGCCCTCGCGCCGGTCGCGGATCGTGCCGTCCGGGCGGATGACGGAGACCGACAGCCGGCCGTTCAGCGGGATGCCCTCGGCGGCGATCATGACCAGGCCACCGAGCCCCACTCGCCGTTTCCCCACGTCGGGTTCGTCCCGGCCGTCGCGGTCGCGGAGTCGGCCACGGTCATCTGGTCGTCGGCCTCCGCGATGTAGCCGACCCCGGAGACGCTGGTGTCGGTGTCGCCGATCGCCTGCTGCTGGATCGTGTTGAGGACGTCCGCGAGTGTGGACGGGCGGAAGACGCCGGGCATCGGTCAGGCCACCCCCGGTTATCATGTAGGCGTGGCTTGGGCGGCGGGAGCGCCTCCGGGTCACGTCCGGTTAAGCCCCGCCCTTGCTCTTCACGTCAGAGCCGGACCCCGGTCGGCTGCATTTGGCGATAACCGCCGGTGCCGAACGTGATGGTGTTCGCGGTGCAGATGAACGTGTCGTTCACCCCGAGCGCCCATGACCGCTCGGAGTCGGGGATGAACTGGTTCACGTAGGTGAAGGTGTCGCCGGCCCTCACCCAGCCGAGGAAGTCCTCGCTGGTGTTGAAGGTGCACTTCTCGGCGGCGAACGCGTACTCCTGCCGTTCCTGCTGCGCGCGGGCCAATGCCATCGGCGCGGTCGTGAGGGTCGTGTCGGAGATGAACTCGGCGAAGACCCCGCCGTTCGGCCCGTTGTAGGTGGCGACGGAGCTGTAGTCGGTGGCCTGGGCGACGACGGGCACCTGGTAGGAGTACCAGCATTCGATGACGTTCCCGGCGCCGGGCGGGGTCGACGACCAGAGGAAGTACTGGCCGAACGCGTTCTGCTGGCATGACCAGCCGGACGGGGAGGCGGTCCCGGGCGTCACCGACGTCACGGTCTGGCTGACGCCGCCGACGGTCAGCGACGGGGTGCCGGAGACGGTGTAGCGGAGCGGCCATGCCTGCTGCGCGCCGTCGGCGAGCCACACGTCCGTGGCGGGCCCGCTCGTCGGCTGCGAGATCGTCTGGGTGGCGCCCTGCACAAGTACCTTATTGTGCAATGATGTGCCATCCCACTCGTAATTGTTCGTATTGTCGAGCAGCATGTGGCACTGGGTCGTCGACCCGCCGACGGTCGGCGTCGTGGTGACCGTCACCCCGGAGTCGATCGCCGTGCTCGCGTCGAAGAAGTGGAGCGCCCGGTTCTGGTCGACGTACCACCCGTACGGGGTCGCCGCCCCGGCGAGGGTCGCCAGCTTCCGCCACGCGTCGCTCAGGCTGCCGTAGTTGAGGATCAGGTTCGGCAGCACCGGACCCGGGGCGACGAACCCGCCGTCCGCGACCGTCGCGGCGCTGATCCCGCAGTTCGCCTGCGCCACCAGGTCGACGATCACCACGTCCGCGGTCAGCCCGTTGTAGACGCCGTGCACGATCGCTTTGTCCGCGTAATAGGTGTAGTCGGTGCAGTTGAGCGTCCACTCGTTGCGGGTCGGGCTCGTCGGCGACAGGTTCGGGTCGCTGACGACCCCGGCGAACAGCGTCTGCGAGCAGTTCCCGTCGTAAAGCGACACCAGCGTCATCGGCTCGACATAGGCCAGGTTCGGCGTCCCCGAGTACTCGTCGACCAGCGGGAACGACGCGGTGTCGCCCTGCCGGCCGAAGTTCTGCGTGATGGTGAAGTCGTTGCTGTGGCCCTCGTAGGCGAGCATCGACTGAACCTGGACCGGGCTGCCGCCCGGAGGGGTGAGGGTCAGGGTCAGGTTCGGCCTGGCGACCACGCAGACCCCCCCGCCCTGCGCGTCAAGGCATCCTCACCTTGATCCCGGCCTGGTTCAGAGCCTTCACAACGGCCGGCCCGAGCTTGCGCACCAGGTTGTTGACGTCGCTGTCGCTCATGATCGACGCCCCGCGCAGGTCGATGGTGAGGTTCACGCCCCCCGCGCCCGCGGCCGCCGCGCCCGCGCCGCCGGCGGCGCTGAGCGCGAGCCCGCCCATGCCCCCGGACGTCCCGGTCGTCACCGACCCGGCGAGCGCGTGCGCGGCCGCGGCGACCTCGCCCTTCCCGGCGGTGATCCCCTGCGCGAGCTTCTTCGCGATCGACTTGCCGGAGTTCGACGGGTCGCCCGCCCCGGACAGCGGGCCGCGCTTGGCCGGGGAGAACGGCAGGAACGACTTGATGGTCGAGGCGATCGACCCGATCGCGGACCCCACCGAGCCGACCATGTTCTCGATGCCGTTGATGAGCCCCTGGATGATCTTCTCGCCGGCGCCGAACAGCATCGAGCCGACGTTGCCGAGGGCGCCGATGATGCGAGAGGGAAGCGTGGTGAAGAAATGGACCAGGTCGCCGACGAGGGACGCCGCCCCGGACCGTATCTGATCGAATCTCTGTTCTATCCACGTGACAGCAGAATCGATCGGCTCGGTAAGAATTTCCAGCAGGCGCGGCCAGTTGGACTTCACCCAGTCGATCGCGTCGGACACGGCCTTGAGGATCTGCTTGTAGTGGGCGGCGATCTCCAGCGCCGCGACGGCGAACGGCCCGAGCAGGATCGCGAGCAGCAGCGGCCAGTGCGCCTTCACCCAGTCGAATACGGTCTCGGCGATCTGGATCACGAAATCGAACGCCTCCTTGGCGGCGTCCGAGATCTGCTTCCAGTACTTGACGATCAACAGGACCGCCGCGACGACGGCGGCGACGATCAGGGCGATCCCCAGCAGCATCGCGGCGTTCGCCGCGACCCACGCCGCCAGGGTGACGGCCGCCCCGGCCACGTTGCTCGCGACGATGACGGCGACCTTCGCGACGGTCTGCGCCACCCACACGGCCGCCCCGGCGACCTGCTGCGCCCCCGCAGCGACCCACGCCCCCGCGGTCGTCGCGGCGGCCGCCACGTTGGACGCGACGACCGAGGCGACCTTGACCGCCTGCTCGGCCACCCACCCGGCGGCCGTGGCGATCTGCTCGGTCGCGGCCGTCAGCCAGGACGCCGACGACTCTGCGGCCGCCTCGTCGTTGGCGGCCGCGACCTCCTCGGCGTCCGCCGTCATCGCCGCCGAGGCCTCCGCCGACGACGACTCCTGCGCCGCCGCGGCGGACTCGGCCGAGGCGGCCTGCGTGTCGGCGGTCTCCTTGGAGATGATCCCGAGCGCCTTGAGGGTGGCCTGCACGGTCTTCACCGCGCCGGACACGGCGTCGAACGCCTTCTTCGCTATCGCGATGACCGCGATCACGGCGGCGATCGCGGTCACCGAGACGAAGATGACCTCGGTGAGGGTCCGGTGCTTGGCGGTCCACTCCGCGATCGGGATGATGACCCGGGTGATCGCCGACAGGACCGACGTCACGGCGGGCAGCAGGGCGGTCCCGATCGCGATGCCGGTGTTCTCGATGCCGGTCTTCGCGACGTCGACCTTCTGGTTGAACGTCCCCTGGATCGCCGCCCAGTTCTGGACGGCGGACCCCCCCGCGGCGGCGGCCCTCGCGGCGGTCGCGGCGTTCTTGTCGAAAGTCCCCTGGTTCTTCCCGGACAGCATCAGGGCCGTGTTGAGGCCCATCTGGCCGCCCATCATCTTCGACAGCGCCGCGCTGTAGGTCTGCGCCGCGGGGCCCCCGGCGGCCAGGATGCTGTTGAACCCGTGGGCCTTCCCGGCGGTCGACGCGAACTGGTCCGCCATCGTCCGCGCCACCAGCGGCAGGCTCTTCGTCGCCGCGTACCAGGTGTTGTAGCTGACCGTCCCGTCGAGGTACCCCTTGGCGACCGACTGGATCGAGGCGGGCAGCTTCGACAGCATCGTGTTCGCGTCCGCCGAGGCGGTCTTGCTCTGGTTGAAGGCGTTCATGAGGACGGTGCCGGCCGGTCCCATGTGCGATGTGATCGCGCCGGTCAGCGTGGCGATGGTCCCGGTGAGCCCTTCCTTGCCGAGGTTCTGGCTGACCTTCGTCGAGCTCAGGCCGAGCTGAGCCATCTCCGCCGTCTGGATCGACGACGGGTTCTGCAGGGCGCTGATGGTGTGCGCGAGATCCTGCGTCGCCTGGTTGGCGGACATGTTCTGGCTGGTCATCGTGGCGATCGCGCCGCCGACCTGGGCGAGGCTGATGCCGGCCTTCGACGCGATCGGCGCGACAGAGGAGATGGAGGAGGCGAGCTGCTGCATCGTCATGTCGCCGGACCCGACGATCGCGATGAGCTCGTTCATCATCGACGTGGACCGCTGCGTCGCGTTGCCCGCGTTCATCGTGCTGCCGTAGTAGGCGTTCAGGGTGCCGACGAGCGTCTGGGACACGGTGCCGAGGTCCGCGTTGCCGACCTTCGCGCCCTCCGCGGCGACCTTCAGGACGTTCAGCCCCTCCTGGGCGTGCATCCCGCCGGACTCGATGTGGTACATCGCGGTCGTGACGTCGGAGGCCGCGGTGCCGGTCGCCGTCGACACGTTCAGGATCCCGGCCTGCACCATGGCGAGCTTCGACGCGGACTCGCCCGCGTCAGTGACCAGGTGGGTGGTGCTGGACTGGAAGTTCCCGGCGGCCTTGACCATGACCGCCGCCGCGACCCCGAGGCCCAGGGCGGTGATGCCCGCGACCTTCCCCATCGTGCCGAGGCTGATCCCGCCGGCCTCGCTGGCGTCCTTCACGGCGGTCGTGCTGGCGGCCGCCTCGTCGTTCTTCGCGGCCGCCGCCTCGGCCGTGTCGGCCTGGAGTTTCTGCGCGGCGCTCAGGTCCTTCTGCGCCGCCGCGTTCTCCTTCGACTTGGCGGTCAGCAGCTGCTGGGCCTCCAGGAGCCGGTACTGCGAGGCGACATCGTCGTCCGCCGCCCCTTGCGAGGCCCGGTACGCCTCCAGCAGCGCCCGCTCGGCATCGGCCTGCGCCTCCGCCGTCCGCGTCGCCTTCTCCTGGGTCGCGACCACCCGGGCGGTCGCGAGGTCCAGGGCGTCGGCGCCGGAGGCGGTGTGGAGCAGCGACTCGTCGATGCTGTCGCCCGCGCCCCTGGCGGTCTCCGCCGCCTTCGCCGCGGTCTCGCCGAACTTGTCGAGAGACTCGTCGATCTTGGCGAAGATCTCGCTGGCCGCATCACGGGCCTCGAGGATCGCAAGCACGGTAAAGCTCTCGGCGCCTGCCACCGCTCACCGCCAGACGGGGTAAGGGGGGCCGGTGCGGCTTACTTGCGCCTGTTCGCCTGCGCGGCGCGGGCGTTCTCGTCTCGCCGCAGCATCGCGATGATCAGCTCGTAGTCGGCGACTTCCCGGTGGGGCCGCTCAGAAAGCGGCGTGCCCGCCATCCCCAGCTGCGTCCACCATTCCCGCTCCATCAGGAACTTCTGGAATATCGGAGGCCCCGCCGTCCCCATCCGTATCGCCGCCGACAGGCTCGTCAGGAAAGTTGACGGCATCAGTCCCCTTGCGGGGGCCGTTCAGCTCGTCGCACGCCTTGTAGACCTTCATGAACGCGGGGGCCGGCAGGCGGGCGAGGCTCGCCTTCAGGGCGGCCGGCGGGGTCAGCGGCCACTTCTCCCCGTTGTCGTCGTCGAGGTTCCAGTCGACGACGGAGGCGGCGACGAGCTCCACCTGGGAGGCGCCCACGTCCATCTGCGCGAACCGGTTCCCGTCCATGTTCACGCTCATCTTGCCGCCGCCGAGGTGGTCCTGGACCCGCTGGTACTCGGCGTGGCTGATGCACTTTTTGATTTTCACCCAGTACCCGTTGCCGAGGTCTATCTCCTCGGTGCCCTCGTAACCGGATGCGGCGAGAAAGCCCACGCGGGAAAGCCTTTCTTGTGCGGGAATGAAAAAGCCCTCGGACGGTTATCCGAGGGGCTGAGAATGGCTAGGAAGACGCAGGTCAGCCGGTGTAGGCGGTGGAAACCGAGTTCACCACGACCGCCTGGATGGTGTACTCGCTGCCGCCGCTTAGCGGGCGGCTCGCCTCCCAGGACCAGCTCGACATGATTACGTCGTCGAATTTTAGATCTGCCCCAAACTTGCTCAGGACGACTTGCGGGCAGTTGAACGTGACCGACGCGCCGCTCCCCCCGGGGTGGGTGAACGAGAGCGACAGCGCCCCGAGGGTCTGGTCGAGCATCGTGGTGAAGTCGCCGTACGTCGCCGCGTTCAGGCTCGTCCACACGACGTCGCAGGTGCCGGAGACGTGAAGGCTGACCGGGGTGATGAACGACGGCCCGTGCTCGCCCGAGTACGTCCAGGTCTCCTTCAGCCCGTTGTCGATGTCGAGCGTCACGTTCGTGATGTCCGCGCGGGCCGACCCGCCGAGGGAGAACGACGCCTCGGAGAACACCCACGGCAGCTCGTTCGTGACGCTGATCGCGGTCGGGCTGGTGAGGATCGCCACCGACTGCCCGGACATGTCCGCGCTGATCATCACCGGGTCGTTGCCGACCGGCGCCTTGACCGAGAACTTCCCGACCCTGCACCCGGCGAATTGCAGGCTCTGGTAGTTGCCGAGGTTCTTCTCGACCGTCAGCGACGCGAGCGTGTTCGCCTGGCTCAAAGTGTGCGTGTACGACGGCGACGAGCCCGTCACCGCGTCCGTGCCGATCGCCGCGACCAGCAGCGGGATCGCGTTCGAGGGGAACAGCGGCCCCTCGATCGTCCCGACGTTCTTCGCCTCGCCCTCGAGGTTGAAAACCTGCTTGTCCCGGTCGCCCATCATCAGCGTCGGGGAGAACCAGCCCGGGTCGTACTCCATCCCGTTGCTGGTCATGGGGAGAAATGTGGTCGCGCTGACCGCTTCCCCGAAGTCGGTCTCCACCGCGAAGCCGGTGGCGGACAGCGATCCTGGGCGCTCTGTTAGGGCTGGGTAAGCCACGGCGCTCCTCCTTTGCTCTGGTGCGTGCGTGGGCGGGGCGCGTGCCGGGAATGGCATGCTGGCGGCATGGACGAGACAGGCGAGATCGCGGCGTTCTACGCGGCGAGGCTCGACGAGGAAGAGGCGCGAGCATGGGCCGTCCACGACGTGGGGCAGTGCGACGCGCTCTTGTACGCGGAAGACATGGCGGACGCGGCTCGCCGTGACCCTGACTGCAACTGCGGCCGCCCTGCCCGCACGCTGCGCGAGATCGCGGCCAAGCGGCGCATCGTCGCCGACTGCGAGCGGGCCATGAGCAGGCAGCCGGGGTTCAACGCCGGCCATGCCCGGTACGGGTCGCCGTTCCCGGCGCCACACGCCAACCTGGCGTTCCGGACGCTCATGTCGCTCGTGTCCGCCTACGACAAGCACCCGGAGTACAAGCCGGGGTGGAAGCCGTGAGCTGGCCTGAGATCACGGGAGCAAGCGAGATCACGGCGATTGCCGAGCTGGTCAGGCCATGGCTGCACGTCGAGGACATCAGGCGCCCGGCGCTGCGAATCGATCTGCCGTTCGGCCCGTACGAGTTCGAGTCGGTCGTCATCGCCGCAGACGAGATGCCGGCCACCGCTAGGGGGGTCCGGGCGGCGCTGCTGGCGAGGGCGGAGGACGCCCTGGCGGCGCTCGAGCCTGCCGGGTGGCATCTGTCGGAGTGCCCGCGGATGCGGTTCGACGGCAGCCTCACGCCGCTGGTCCGCACGCTCGCCGGGGAGTTGGTGAAGCCTGCGGTCCAGCGCGCGATCAGCCTGCGGGTGGACTTCGCGGTGATACGGCTGTGAGCGGATGGTGGGAGCTCGCGCTCGCCGCCGTCCTGTTCCCCGGCGGCTGCGCGCTGTTCGCGCGGGGGCTGCTGCGGGCGTCGATCTCAGTCGCCGTGACCGGGTTGCTCATCGGGGAGGCGGCGGCCGTCCCGATGGCGTTCTGGTCCGCCGCGCACCTCGGCTAGCGCCTCGCTACTCGCCTTCGGCGCCTTCGGCGCCGTCCGCGCCGCCGTCGGCCTGCGCGGCGGCGCCCTTGGGCTTCCGCTTGCCGCTGGCCGTCACGGGCTCGACGTCCGCCCTGCGGGTGTACCGGCCGGCGTCGGCCGCCGGGACCTCGAACTCCGCCCCGGGTTCTACCTCGCCGATGCCGTGGTGGGTGAACGTGGTCGGGTGGCCTCCGGTGTACCGGAGCCGCACCCGTTCGTTACTCGACAATGACGGCCTCCCTCGCGGCGTCGGCGAAGCTCTGCAGGATCAGGCTCGTCAGCGGCGAGATGGCCCGCTCGGGGAAGTCGTTGGCCTTGGTCCCGGGGTGCTGGACGCTCTTCGCGTACGCGATCGGCCCGTGCCCCCGGTTCTCGAGCCAGCGCAGCGCCTTCGCGTTCCTCGCGGCGATCGGGTGAGCCCTCGTGCCCCCGATGACGTACGGCAGGTACGGGACGGTGCCGAACAGGACCACCCACATCTGCGACGGAGAGGGCTCGAGGCGGGAGCCGATCGACTGCCGCAGCTTCCCCGCGGTCGGCCCGGCCCCGACCGGGGACGCCATCTTCACCGCCCTCGACGCGAGCGGCTCGACGTCCGCCGCCCACGCCCGGCTCGCGGCCTGCCAGTCGAACTTCAGCGACCGGTCCGCGCCGGAGACCGTCATGGTCATGCTCACGCTTGGACGACCTCCTCGACGTCGACCTGCAGCAACGCGGTGTACCAGAGCATCTGCATCGGGCCGACCATCTTCTCCGGCGGGTACTGCAGGCGCGGCGACTCGCCTATCTTCTGGATCTGCGTGTCGGTCTCGTTCACCGCATTGGGCCCCATCGGGACGCCCTCGGCGCTGATGAACAACGGCATCGTCGTCGTGAAGAACGCCCACATCACCGCGTCGATGATCTTCGGGAACGGCTCCGACGCGAGCCCGTCGTCCGGGGTCGTGAGGTACACAAGGTAGACGTCGATCGTCCACGGGAACTTCTTGAAACCCTGGCCGCGCGGCGCCGTCTGCCTGCTCACAGGGACGGTGCCGCCCCACACGTGAGCCCTCGGGCCGTCCGCCTGCTCGAGCGCCGGGGGCGTGACCCATGCGGTCAGAGGCGGGATGCCCGCGACCGGGATCGGCAGGTTGTCGAGAATGCCGCGGACGTAACACTGGACGCTGTCGAGCACCCGGCCCCCTCACATCACCCGGCGGTACTCGTTCAGGAGCGCCTGGTACTGCTTCGTCATCCCGTCGGCCGTCGGCTGCGGCGAGGAGTGCTCGCCGCCGATCGACTGGATCGTGATCGCGTCCGTCCCGCCCGTGAGCGCCTGCACCGCCGCGGCGAGGATCGTCGCGTAGATGACATCGGCCGGCAGTGCGGAGACGACCGTCCCCGCCTGGTGGCCGAAGTTCAGCGGCGAGGACAGGGTGATCGTCCCCGGCCCGGCCTGCGCGGTGCCGGCGTCGTACGGCAGCGTGACCGGGGTCGTCGCGGCGACGGACGCGCCCGACATGGCCTCGGTCGCGGAGCCGTCGTACACGAACCCGGACGCGTTCGTCCAGCCGGTCACGTCGTCGACGTTGATCTCGGTATCGCCCGCCTCGGCGTCCCCGGTGAGCGAGGTGTGCGGCCAGCCGTTGAAGTAGGCGAGCTGCACCAGCGTGCCGCCCCGTCCGCCGCCGCCCGACCACGACCCCGGGACGGGCCCGCGCCCGCACGCGGACCAGGTGATCCACCCGGGGGCGACGTCGATCGTCCAGCCGCCGTCGGGGGCCGTCGCGCTGGCCGAGTCGCCGATCGAGATGAGCGGGTGGCGGATGCGCCACTGCCCTGCGGTGACCGGCGTGTAGTTGTTGTCGAAGTTCCGGCTGGAGGAAACCTGGATCGCGAGGATCTCCGTGACCGGCCACCATCGGGTCTGCAGCACCCCGTTGCCGGTGTTCGGGTCGACGTTGCACCGCGGGACGCCGGGGCCGTTGAGGTACTCGACGGCGAGGGTGGAGCGGAGCGCCTGCCGGCAGTAGGTATCCACCATGCTCGTCGCGCGCCACAGGCAGTTATTGAGCTCGGCGTAATTCTGGGCCGTAGTCGCCTTCGGCTTCGGGAGGAGCGACCAGCTCACACCGGTAGGCGCGTCAACCAGCATCTGGACGGAAACGTAGGGCGTAGTCAAGGGCACGGGAGGAGGCCACCTCCCGGCTTGCGCCATCATTGACGGCATGAGCGAGAGCACGCCGCCGCGGGCTGAGGTCACGATGCCGGTGACGATCTACGAGTGCCCGCTGGCCGCATGCCCCTGGAAGGGGACCGGCCCGCCGCCGCCACCAGGCGAGGCGATCACCTCGGATGCGGACATCTGGCGGTTCCTCCGCGACCGCGCCATGGCGGCCGAAGAGGTCGTCAGGGCGCACCTGGAAACCCACACGCTGCTGGAATGGGCGCAGGAGGTCATGCGGCTGCGCGAGGAGTTGACTGCGACGCTGGAGAGCCTTGACTGCGCAGACCGGAAGATGCGGCGCGAGGCCGTCGACTCGTCGTACATCGTCGCCGCGCTGGTCCGGAAGCTGGGCGGAAGCGCGGACATCGACGACGCGGACATGACCGGAGGGCAGGGGATGCTCGTGCGAGAGCCCCGGGCACACGGCTTCACGCTGGAGTTGCACCCGTGAGCGAGAACGAGACGGGGATCTTCGCCTACGACTTGGCCCCGGCGTGCTGCCCGGAGTGCGGGACGCCTCTCGGCAACCGGTGGCTGATGACGGGCGACAGCGGGTGCAAGACGTGCGACGAGGCCGTCACCCGCCACCGCTGCCTATCCCGGCCCCGCCTCGAGACGCTGGCCGTCGGCGAGTCGTGGCGGTGCCGGGAATGCTGGTCCGTCTGGACGGTGACCGAGGAAGAGGACACCTGCGGTCACTGCGGGCGCGCGGGTCTGGAGAAGACCTGGGCCTACGCTGCGGGCGCGCGGGTCGGCGAGGCGCCCCGGTACAAGCCGGTCGTCTTCACGCCGTTCCGCAACGTCATCCCGCAGCCCGCAGGCCCTTGCCACCGGACCCCGGGCGGGATCATGGTGCACGTCAAGCCGGACTGCCGGTGCAGGCGGTTACCGGATCCCGTACCACAGCTTGGTCGCCGCGAACGCCCACGAGGTGCCCCAGGTGAGCTGGGTCGTCGAGCCGATCGTCGTCGGGGCGCCCGATGTCAGGACGGCCGAGTTCAGGGTGGGAACCGTGGCGGACAGCGAGCAGTTCGGGTTCATGATCGCCGCCCCGGCGGACCCGGTGGACGTCGCGGTGACGCCCGGCATCGACGGGGTGGTGGCCGTGTAGCACTGGTACACGTAGTACGTCCCCGCCGCGATGCTCGCCGGCGTCACCCAGGGGACGGACGTGAGCCCGTTGCCGGTGATGCTCGCGTGGGACTCCGCCGTCCAGGCGACCGGGTTGACGCCGGAGCCGGTGTAGAGCCCCCAGATCGCCCCGGTCGGCGAACCGTACGCGGTGAGGATCACGTCCAGGTAGGAGGTGACGCCCGCGACGGGGACGACGACCCGGGTGAGGTACCCGTAGGCGGTCGTCAGGACCACCGCCGTGGCGGACAGGACGTCGGAGCTGATCGACTGGCCGAGGTACCCGGCGGGGAGCTGCTGCGTGTTGATGCCGCCGAGGGCGGTGATCTCGGCGTTGAACGTCGCCGGGGTGCTGATGTTCTCCGTCGCGAGGGGGCCGTTGTTGCCGCCGGTCACGAGCACTGAGTTCGGCATGGTTTACCTCCGGTGGGCTGGCGCGGGGAATGCCGCGCGGGTCGGGCTGGGGCGGCTGCCCGGCCGCGGAGGCGGGGCATGACGAAACCTCCGGAGCGGGCGCTCGCGGGGGCGGAAACGGGGTGCTGCGGGGTTATGCGGGCTTCGCCGCGACCTTCGGCGTGCGGGAGGCCTTCACGGCGGCTGCGCGCGGCTCAGGCGACGGCTCGGGGGCGGATTCGACCCCAGGCTCGGCCACGGGCTCGACGGTCGCCTCGGCGGCGACGGCGGGCTCGGACGGGGCCGCGGGCGCGGCCTGGCCGATCTGGACTGCGGCGAGCTGCGCGGTCAGCTGCGTCAGCTGCCGCATCAGCGCGACGTTCTCCTCCTGCATCGTCAGCATCGTCGCGGGATCGCGCCGGCGGGCGAGGTCCAGGCCGTGCATCCGGTCGGCCCGCTCCGTCTCGTTCTCCCACAACTTCTTCCCTTTGACGGCGAACCCGCCGATCGCGTCCGACACCTCGTCGGGGAAGTGGAACGCGCCGGTCTCCTCGTCTGGGGTGAACCGGCCGTGCACGGGGTCGACGTGAGAGTCGGCGCCGACCTTCGAGTAGAGGTCCATGGCGCTCCTTATCTGATAAGCTTGATTACATGAGTAATGAAGATAAGCGGGTTAGGTTCCTCGCGAAACTGCCGCCAGAGCTCCACCGCTGGCTCAAGGTCTCGGCGGCGCAGCGCGGAGCGGGCATGAACGACGTCCTCGTGGCCGCGCTCGACAGCGCCCGCCTGCGACTCGACGGGACGGCCGTCCTCGTCAGCGCCGACTGGCTCGCCGGCCTTGACGCCCTCCTGGCCGACGTGGAGGCGGCGGAAGAGTACCGCGACAAGGCCGCCGCGCTCCGGGCCGGACGCCGCCGCGCAGGCATCACTCCGCAAGACGGGCGCGTCGTCCACCACATAGACGGCGACCCGCGCAACAACGACCTGTCCAACCTTCGAATCATCGACCCCAAGGAGAACCCGTGAGCGAGAGCGAACCCGAAGCCGCCAGCAAGGGCATCCCGATGCGCACCCGCACGATCGGAGTCGTCTTCGGGGACTGCGGCGGAGACCGCATCGCCGTCGAGCACGTCTTCGCCCCCGAGGGCGCCTTCGAATGCGACGACTGCGGCGCGCCCGGCCACGACCCCGGCATGGTCGGGCTTGGAATCGACGGGGACGACCGCCAGCAGGCGTACGCGATGCTGTCGCCCGAGGAGGCGCTCCTGATCGCCAACCGGCTCACGCGCGCCGCCGAGCTCGTCCTCGAGTCCGCCGAGGACGTCCCGGACGTGGAGCGCGAGGCCGCCCGGTTCGCGGTCCCCGACGACGCCACAACGGCCGAGGACGCGGAAGAGGCCGCCTTCATTCGCACGAAGCAGATGTTCAAGGACGTCTGGGACGCCTGGAACGAGGTCCCCGAAGGTCACCCGTCGCCCGTCAAGAAGGTCGCCCGCGACCTCGGGATGACCCCCGGCATGGTCGGGCTTGGAATCGACGGGGACGACCGCCAGCAGGCGTACGCGATGCTGTCGCCCGAGGAGGCGCTCCTGATCGCCAACCGGCTCACGCGCGCCGCCGAGCTCGTCCTCGAGTCCGCCGAGGACGTCCCGGACGTGGAGCGCGAGGCCGCCCGGTTCGCGGTCCCCGACGACGCCACAACGGCCGAGGACGCGGAAGAGGCCGCCTTCATTCGCACGAAGCAGATGTTCAAGGACGTCTGGGACGCCTGGAACGAGGTCCCCGAAGGTCACCCGTCGCCCGTCAAGAAGGTCGCCCGCGACCTCGGGATGACCCCGGCCGACGTCGCGGAGATCATGTTCCCGCCGGAGGAATTCGGCCCGTGGGACGACAGCCAGGAGCCCGACCTGCCCTAGCCCCGACAGCGAACGGCCCCGGCGCGGAGCAGTCCCGCCGGGGCCGTTCCGCTGCGCCTACCTGCTCCGGCGGTTCTTCCGCTCGGCGAGGTTGACAGATCGAGTCACGGCCTCGAGGTGGGCCGGGTTAACGCAGGCCCGCCGGAGGCACACGTGATGCACGTCGTGCTTCTCGGGGATCGAGCCGTGGGCCATTAGGTACGAGAGGCGGTGGCCGTCCATCATCTCGCCATGCTTGACGGCGAATCGGGCATAGCCGGTCGTCTTATTGATGCCGGCGGTCCAGATCCAGCACGGCCCCAGGTCAAGCCGCTCATAAGGGAGCGGGCCGTCCTTGTCGACCTTGGACCAGAAGCGGACCTCGAGCGTTCGCTCCGCCCGGGGCATGAAAGCGGGGTCTTCGTGACGCTTGCGGTAGCAGAGGCGGCACATGCCGCTCTTGTAGACGGGCTTGTCCGTGCGGCCGCACTTGACGCAGTTGATCGGCTTCTCGGCCGGGGCCGGGATGGGATCGGGCACGTAGCCCCACGAGTCGCCGCCTCGACCTCGGGCGATGTTCTCGCGCCTGGTGACGGGCTCCCCGTGTTTCGGGTTGCAGCATTTGCGGTGCGGGCAGGCGTCGTTGTCTGCGCACTGCGGGTCGGCCGTGTGGCACAGGTGGTCGAGTACGAGGCCGTCCGGGATGGGGTCGACTAGGTACTCGTAGGCGATGCGGTGGACCAGGTTCGAGCCGTTGCGAGTGGAGCCGTACTGGCCGTAGCCGTTCTTCTGACACCAGCCGGTCCAAGGCCAGCAGGCGTCGGGGCCGCCGCTCTTGTCGACCTTCGCCCAGAAACGCCGCTCGCGCGAGGGTGTCGTCTCGCCGTACTTGGCCATCAGCCTGCGGTGGTTCTCGCAGAGATTGTGCGCCTTGGCCGGCTTGTCGCACCCCTCGGGCGCGAGACACTTGCCGCCCTGCTTGCCGCGGCGCTTCACAGGGAACAGCGGGTCGCCGAAGCGCCTCGCGGTCGTGTAGTGCTTCGAGCACCACCCGCGCGCGAACACGGGCTCCCCGCAGATCTTGCCGTTCTCCACGAGAGGGCACGGCTCGCCCTTGCGAGCAGGGTTTTCTTCCGTAGGGTTGATCACGGTCTGTCTCCCGGTGATGGCGGGTTGGCAGGCTTGGCCCGGCCGGTGGTGACTCACCGACCGGGCCGCCTGATTACTACCAAGAGCCTATCATGCCGAGGTAGAACACGTGTACGGTGCGATGAAAACCCTTGAATTGTCTTGTCGCCCCAGCTAGGAGACGTTTGACAGCACAGCCATGGCTACCGGCGCGCGGTTCGCCAGGGCACTGACTGACCTTATCTCGAACTCTTTGCGGGGCCCCCCGCCCTTGGTCCCGGCGACTCGCGCGATGCCGTAGTCGAACTGGGCGGTGTCGCGGAGGCAGCGCATCGCGAGGACGTTGCTGATGTTGGCCTGCGGGAAGGGCACCCGGTCGGTCCTCGCGATGATGGTGCCCGGGGGCAGCGAGACGTGGACCTCGATGGGGACGGTGGCGCCGCCGGCGGGGGCGTTGACGATCTCCCCGACGCGGCCGCCGGCGGTGACGCTGATGCGGCCCGAGGCGTCGGTGTTGAGGAAGGTGGTCGCGCTGCCGCTGGCGAGGATGAGGTTGGCGACTTCCTGCGCCTGGGCTGCGTTCATCATGATCGCGGTGGGCGAGCACTTGACGGCGTTCCAGAGGGTGAGGAAGAGGTATTCCTCGATCTCGTTGACGGTGCCGCCGCCGAGGGTGAGGGCGGCGCCGTTGAGGGAGGTCCACTGGGACGGGTTGGCGGTGCCGGTGCCGGGCTTGACCCACTGGCCGGTGGAGGAGTAGTCGCCGGAGAGGCTGGCGAGGAACCCGTCGTAGTCGTCGGCGTTCGCGGAGCCGTTGTCAGCCGCCGCGTTGTAGGTGGGGACGCCGGCGACGCCGTTCCAGTTGGCGGACAGGTCGGGGATGGTGGTGGGGAGCGCCTGGTTGGTGGTGATGACCTTGGTCATCGTGACCGAGTTGACGGTGGTCGTCGTGTAGTAGTACCAGACGGTGCCGTTGCTGCTCTGGAACCAGTCGTAGCAGACGGCGCCGCGGATGGCGGTGACGGTGCCGGTGACGGTGTTGGTGGAGGTGCTGCCGCCGGTCTCGACGCTGTTGCTGTTGCCCTGGCTGTTGCCGGAGCCGTAGTAGAAGCCGGAGCCGGTGCGGGCCGCGACGCCGATGTAGACGGTGGTGTTGAGGGCGATGGTGCCGCCGGTGGTGGCGGTGGTCATCGACGGGGCGGCGGCGGCGGCGAGGGCGAAGGACTGCGCGCCGAGTTGCTTGCGGTCGTCGCCGATCAGCACCTGGTTGAGGGTCTGGAAGGTCGCGACGGCGTAGGGGTCCGCGTAGCCGGTCGCGAAGTCGAACGCGTCCTGGGTGACGAGGCCGGCGTAGCCGGTTGGGGCGTACTTCGCCTGGAAGTCCTGCTCACTGAACGTGGCTTCGTTCGCGGCGTAGTCGATGCCCATTGCCGGGTCTAGCTGGGAGCTATTGACGTTCATCAATGCGCGCCACACGGCAAATGGGTTACCGTCAGTAACCTTCTCGCGTGCGACGAGATCCCGGAACGGGGTCACGACCGGGACGAGGGACACGAGGCCGGACAGGTCGTACGACCAGATCCCGGTCGACTCGTAGATGCCCGGCGTCTGGGCCTTCTGGATCTCCGCGAGGGTCTCCTCGCTGATGTTCTGCGCTGGTGCGGTCATCGCTTGCCTCCTTTCGGGGGGCATGCAAGAAGCCCCCGCGGCGCTTTGCCTGCGAGGGCTTCGGGTGGTGCTGCTGAAGGGGCGCCGCTACTGGGCGGCGAGTTCCGCCGGGGCCAGCCGGACCGGGGACGGCCCGGCCGCGTGAATGGCCTGCAGGGCGCCGATGGCGTCGCCCTGCATCTCCTTGGCGATCGTGTTCTGGGTCGCCGCGTCGGGGGCCGTGTAGAGCTCCTTGCGGCGCTCCATCGCCTTGGCGATGTTGATCTGCCCGGGCGCGCTGCGGCCCTGGTCCTGCCCGCGGAGCTGGCCGGGCGGCGGGAGCGGGCGCCCGTCGGCTGTCGTGGGCGGCTGCGCCCCGTTGGTGAACACGCCCGGCGCGGCCGGGTGCTCCTCCACCACCTCGACGCGGGCCTTGAGCAGCTCGACCTCTTCGAGCGCCCTGGCGAGGTCGGCCGCCTGCCTGGCGACGACCTCCTGTGCCGGGGCGAACGTGCCGGCTGCCGCTGCCACTGCCTTCGCGATGATGCTGTCGAGCGCTTCGGTGCCAGGGCTGTCCACGTTTTCGTCCGCGGCCTTGCCCACGGCGTCGGCGGGGGTGCCGGCGTCGGCGGGGGGCTGCGGGGTCATGTCGCCGTCCGCGGGGGCCGCTGCGGCGGCGGGGCCGGCCTGCATGCCGTCCCCGTCGCCGTCGCTGTCGGACGACCCGCCGCCCGCCCCGGCTACCGGGGTGATGTCGGCGGGGTCGACGATGCCGACGAGGTTGCCGTCCTCGTCGAAGACCGCCTGCATCGCGGTCTTCGGGGGGGCGTCGGAGTCGGCCTTGGCGACCTTCTCGACGATACGGCCGGGGTCGACGATCCCGGCGAGGGAGCCGCCCTGGTCGTACACGGCGACCCGGAGGGCGCCCTTGACGACGGCGCGGCCGGGGGCGTCGCCGGGGCGGGCCTCCTGCGGGCCGTCGCCGGGCAGCGCCGAGTCGGGGCCGGTCGTGCGGGGCTGGCCCATGCCGGTCGTGCCGCCCGCGTTCACAGGGCCCGTGTTCCGGGCCTGGTCCTCGGGGGGCATGGCGGTCTTGACGACGGGGCCGGGCTTGGCGAGAGTCGCCGCGGAGGCTCCCTGCGCCATCTCCCGGCCGCGCACGTCGATGGTGTGGCTGGCCATGACGGCCTCCTTCTCCTTGGCGACCGTGTCGGCCGCGGGTGCGGACGGGAGCGACGCGAGGACGTCGCCGAGCGCCTTCGCGGCGTCCCGGATCTTCGCCTCGTTCGCGGACGACAGGACCCGGCCCGCCTTCCGGATCGCGGCCAGGCCCTCGATCTCGGCCAGCGGGGACGCCTCGAGGGCGGCGGCGGCCTTCCCGATCGCCTCCATCTCCATCGCCCCGCAGTCAGCCTCGGACTGCTCGGACACGGCGAACGGGGCCAGGACGCTGATCGCGTAGTCGATCGCGCAGCGCACGTCCTGCAGGTCCATCGCGTTCTCCGCGTCGGACGGGTCGGCGCTGGCGGCCTCGAGCATCTCCCGGTCCGCCATCATCGAGATCGCGGCGCCGGCGCGGGCGAGGATCGTCGTCCACTTCATCGCCGTCGCCGCGTCGACCGACTCCCACGCGGGGGACCCGGGGTCGGTCGGGTCGCCCGGGGCCATCTCCTCCGGCATCGCGAGGGGGACCGTCGGGTCGAGGCCGTCCTCGCCGTCATCGAGGGGCATCGCGTCCCCGGCGGCGTCCATCATGTCCTTGGTCACTGGCTCGGCCACGCCGGCCTCCTTGGCTACGTCGATGCCGAGCGCCTTCGCGCGGGCCTTGATCTTGGGCATGGCCTTCTCGCCGAACGGGGACTGCGGGGCGCGGGACAGGGCGTTGCGGACGTGCGCGGCGTCGTTGACCGGGAAGTGCCGCAGCGACCGGGGCGTCGTCTTGCCCTCGTCGTCCTTCTTGCCGCCCGGCTCGATGTACGCGAAGTCGGAGTCGTCGAGGTCGTTGATGCTCTTCGCGCTCATGTCGGCCTTGGCGACGTCGCCGTCTCCCGGCTCGTCCTCGGCCCGCTGCTCCTGCTTGCGGACCGACGAGGCGTGGATGAACGCGGCCATGGCAGCCGGGGAGCCCTTGAGGGTGATGCCGTTAGGGAGGGTCGTCTCTCCCGCGTCGGTCGCTTGGGGCACGGGGGCCTCCTGTTCGGTGTTCTTTGACAGCAGGTCCCGGACGAACTCGGGGTCGAGCAGCGCGCCCTCTGCGTCCTGTTTCATCACCAGCCAGCCGGGCCACCCGTGGGCAGGCTGGCCGACCATGTCCGCCCTGGGGGTGTTCACGTCGGTGAGCTGGGTGAACTCGTCGTCGTCGATGTCGGGGAGCATTGTCACGACAGACCTCCCGCCATGGCCGGAACCTTGAGCCGCCGTCCCCCGCCTTGGGGGGAGAACCCGTTCACATGCCCGGCCTTGGCCATCCGCCAGGCATGGTCATCACACAGGCCCCCGATAAGCCACGCCATGCCGGACTTCAGGACCAAGCCGGACGGCTGCTCCCAGTCCGGGCCGCGGTAGATGTAGTTCTCGGTCACGGTCAGGTGCCCGAGAGTGCCGTCGATGTGCCCGATGCCGACCTGGCCGCCACCCGGGAGGAAGGACCAGCAGGCGCGCTCGAGGTCTTCGGGGTCGAGAAAATCACGGCCGCCGTCCATGCCCTTGCGGATACGCGGATCACGGCCGGCGACATAGGCCAGGCCGAGCAGAAATTGCTTCTCGGCGCTCTTGGCGACCGGGATCAGCTGCCGGACCACGCCGCGCTGGATCTCCTCGGAGAACTCCCGGACGGGCTCCCCGCCGATGCACTTCCGGATCGCCGCGCGGAGCTCAGAGGCACCCAGGCCCGGGGCGATCGCCTCATGCCGGGCATCCCAGGGTGCCGCCTTGCACACGCAGTTCCCCGCGGCCGAGCGGATGTCCCGGGCGTACATGTGCGGCTGCCGGCAGTCGGTCTCGCCGAAGGGGCCAAGCAGGCTCGCATCGCCCATTCGGCACCTCCCGCAATTCGGCGGCGAAAGCGCTGATCGGGCTTTATAGGCCAGTTCAATTCGGTATAATCGAATTAGCACGCGAAACCCCCACGACCGGCGAATGTGGCGCATTCGTTGTCCCGGCCCGGGGCTTGGACGACTGGAAGGAGTCGCCGTGCTCGAATCTACATGCCCGGGTGCTGGTTGCATCGACGGGCCGATAATCGACGGCCTGTGCCTGGAGCACTACATCGAGCCGTTGCTGCCGCAGGTTGCGGCCTTCAGGCCGCACACCTATGTGCCCGTGATCGTCAGGTTCCTCGGCTACTCCGACAGATCCGGCGGGCCGAACGCCTGCTGGCTGTACACGAACTCGATTCACCCGAAAAGCGGTCACGCGAACATCTACGTCAAGGACGGCAAGCCGCCTCAGCGCAAGGCGCACCGATGGGCGTATGAGTTCTTCATCGGACCCATCCCCGAGGGGCGGGAGGTCGGCCACACGTGCTGTCCAAAGGACTGTCCGACTTCCGGCGGCAGCGACCCGCACAACAGGTGCGTGAATCCCCGGCACCTTCGGCTTAACCCGGAGCCCGTGGTCTACGCCTACGACTGCGCGAGATGTGGCAAGTCCTTCACCAGGGACTACGTGATAACGAGCGGCTGGCCCTTCTGCTCCATGAGGTGCCGCAGCGGGGGCCGGACGATCACCAAGACGTGCCCTGTGTGCGGCAGGGACTTCACAATCGCGCGGTCGAACGAGGACCGCTACCAGACATGCGGGTGGGCCTGTCAGAACGTGAATACTGTGTACGTCGATTGCGAGCGTTGCGGCAAGCGGCTACCCGACTACACCCGCGAGGGCTGGCACAGGCGCTTCTGCTCCGAGGAGTGCCGCCGGCCGCCGCTCATGATGGCGTGCCACAACTGCGGTAAGGAATTCCGGACGCATGCGAGTGACGTGAAGAGGCGGTTCTGCTCGGTCTCCTGCGTTCGCCAGTTCATGGGCGAGACGCAGCTGGAGGCGAGCGTCCGGGTTGCGCTCGAATTGCTGGGCGTCGGCTTCGCGCAGGAGTACCCGTTCCTCCGCTGGTCGATCGACTTCGCTGTGCCGAAGCACAAGCTAGCCATCGAGGCGGACGGCGACTTCTGGCACAAGGTCCGCGCTGTCAAGGACGCGAAGCGGGACGCCCGCATGCGCGCCGAGGGATGGACGATCGTGCGGCTTGCCGAGTGCGATGTGAAGGCCGCGCGGAACGTCGGGCAGCTCATCCTCGCCCGCGTGCGCGAGGCGTCAGGGCTTGAGCTCGCCGATCTGCTCGGCCCGGCCCAGAGGGGCACCAGGGAGGGGCGGCCGAAGTTCAAGCAGTTCGGGCGTGCGGCGAGGCGGCCGACGAGGGGGCAGATGCCGCTGTGGTCCTGAGGCGGTACGCTTCACGGCGGAAGCGGCGGCTGTGGCAGAGCGGCCTAACGCGGCCCGGCAGGAAACGCCGGTCACGGCAAAGTGAGCCGGGCGAGGCGCTCCCGGTGACCCGGGACAAAGACGCGCCAGCGCAGCGCGGAAGCCTTCGCGGGTTCGAATCCCGTCGGCCGCCGCTTCCGCTTCCTGCTGGCAGAATCGGGCCCATGAGAATGCCTACGTGCCAGTTCTACGCGACGCCGACCAAGGCGTGGCGTGAAGCCCACCCGTGGCTCTCCGATGACGGGGTCATCGGGTGTGAGGCCGAGCAGGGCCCCGGGCCGCTGTACTTCTTCGTCCCCGTGCACGGCGGGGCGGTCCGCGTGGGCGTCTGCCCGCGTCACGCCGACCTGCTCGCCAAGCATCACGGGGCCGATGCGCTCGCCGGGCGCGAAGAGAGCCTGCGGGCGGCGGGCGTCCCCGAGGGGACGATAAGGATGATGCGGCCGTGAGCGATGAATGGCCGCCGTCCGCGTCCGCGCCGTTCTCGCGCATCCCCTCGAATCAGGAGTGGGCCGAGACCAAGGCGTGGGCACGGCAGTTCACCGCGAACCGCCGGGAACTGGAGAGGCTCGCCCGGCGCGAGTGGATCGAGGAAGTCAGGCGGCGGCTCGGCCTGGTGGTCGAAGTTCACCGGTGCCGGGTATGGAAGCGCGGCGAGGGGGACTGGGCGGCCAGGTGCCTGCGGCCGGGCTGCCCGGCAGGATCCGGGGTCGGGTGGGCGCCGTCGCAGCAGTATGCGCTCGGGGACGCGCTGGCCCACGCTGGCGCCTTCCTGCCACTGCCGCCAGAGGAAGCGCCGGTCACCGAACTGGACGCGCTCGCCTTCGAGGCCGCATGGGCGAGGATGCGCGCAGAGCAGGATGCGTTCGCCGCCCGGCTCCCCGACCGGATCGCGGACGTCACGGAACTGATCAACGAGCGGTTCGCAGGGGAACTGCTCTACGGCATGAGGTTCGAGTGGGTGGCCGATGGCGAGTGACGACCTGGCGGCCTGGCTGCGCGCCGAGATCGAGGCGGACAAGCGGGCCGCGAGCGTCAAGGTCATCCGCCTGCGGTGGACAGCCGACCCGGAGCCGTGGGAGGCGGCCGCGACCGGCATCGTGGACGAGCAGGGCGGCCCGGTCGCGGCTGTAATAGGCGACTACGCGGCCCGGCACATCCTGCGCCAGCAGCCGCTCAGCACCATCGCCCGCTGTGATGCGGAGCTTGCCATCCTCCGGGAGCGCGACGCGGCGGCGGACATGTTCGGCGGTGCGCGCGGCCCGGACGGCGGAGGCGTTTTCGGCGCCCTGCGGGCGCTGGACCATGCTGTCCGTCTGCTTGCGGACGGCTACCGTCACCGTGACGGGTACCGGGAGGAATGGAAGCCGTGAGACGCCAATTTACTTGACATCATTAACTTGATGTCATAAAGTCTAGACATGACGACGACACAGACCGGACCCGCCGCCTTCCGGGTCCGCGGCACCACCGACGACGTGACCACCTGCCAGATCTGCGGGAAGCCCGAGCTCAAGGGCACCGTGATCCTCGACATCCTCGACGAGGACGGCAACACCGAAGAGATCACCTACGCGGGCACCACCTGCGCCGCGAAGATCACCGGCGCGAAGGCGACCGCCATCAGGAACGCCGCCGCCGCCGCTGACTACCGCCGCCAGCAGTCGCTTGAGCACGCTCGCCAGCAACTCTCCTGGTGGGAGCCGATCGAGGGCGACCGCAAGGCGATCCGGGAACTGTACTTCAGCAGCAACCCGGCGGCCCGGGGCCACGTCAACGCCCCGGAGCGGGTCGCCGAGATCCTCCGCGAGGCCCGTGAGGTCATCGCGGCCGGCGGCATCGCGTGAAAGCGCACGGAAACTACTTGACGAAATTAGGTTAATGACATACTGTAGAGCTATGACAACGACCGCGAACACCGCAGCCCAGACGCCCCGCGAGAAGCTGATCGCCCGCACGAACGCGACGCCGCTACGGACCCTCGCCCAGGCGCTCCTGATCCTCGAGGCCAAGCCGAACCGCGACGAGGCCGAGCGGCTCACCCGCGCCGTCATCATCGACAGCATCACCAGCCGGTGCCCGGCCGCCGACGCCGCGTTCGAGGCGTGGGCGTACAGCGACGACGACCTTGACGAGGTTGACGTGATCGTCGCCGCGGTACTGGCGGCAGCGTGAAGCGAACCGTCCCGAAGCTGGCAGGGCTCGCCGAGGTGGCGGCCCTGCTGGCTGAGCGGTCAGGCAAGGCGAAGGTCTCCCGCTCCTACGCCGGGCAGGTGGCCAACCGTCCGGACTTCCCCGCGCCCGTTCAGGTGCTGGCGATGGGCCCGGTCTGGGTTGAGGCTGACGTGATCAAGTACCTAGCCGCCCCGCGCAGGCCGGGGCGGAAAGCGAAGACGGCGACAACGGAGGACCAGCCATGAGCCACACTGGCGGCGAGCTCGCAACGACATTCCCTCAGCCGGCCGGCGACGGCAGGCACTTCCCCAGCGGCCATTACACGGACGTCACCGGAGGCCACGGCGGTCCCTCTCGCCACCAGTGCGGCGGCTGCGAGGTGCCGATCTGGGTCCAGCGCGGCGAGTGGCGCAGCGTCTACACCGGCTCGATGTGGTGCCCGGCGGGTGCGAAGTGACCGACAGCAACAGCACCCTTGACGACGAGGTAGACGACGAGCCGGTACCCGACAGCCGGGAAACATGCTGGTTCTGGGAGTCCCGCGCCGGGAAGTGCCACTTCGAGCCGCTTATCCTCGGCAGCGAGCCGTGCGCGGACTGCCCGGACGATCTGGCGGCAACGTGAGCGCGGCCGGCCGGGGGAACTACCTCGGCGCAGACGACACCCTGGACGACGACCACGACGAAACCTGCGCCTGGTGCGGGAGCATTAACCCGGAGGTCGGCTACGACGGGCGCATGTTCTGCCACGATGACTGCGCCGAAGCCTGGTGGTACGAGTGGGGCACCGAATGACGCAGGACATCGACAACGACCCGTATGACGGCGACGACAGCGACCCGCGCTGCACGCACTGCGAAGGCGAGATCTGGGTTGAGTGCGACGACCCTATCCAGTGCTGCGACCCGCGCTGCGACGGCGAGTTGCACCCCGACCCGGCGTGCGGCGGGACCGGGCTGTACGAGCACCAGGTGATCTTCTGAGTGGGCACGACGTCTTCGCCTACGCCGCCTGGCGTGATTACCTGCTCGTGCACATGCCCGCCGCCTGGCCGCCACCTGGAGGAGCCATGATCGAAGAGACCGCGCCTGTCATCCGCGACGACATCACGCCAGTGATCGAGTTCGTCAGCGCCCGCCTGCACGAGCGGTACGCGGCCGTCCCCGGCAGCCCGACGGCGGGCGAGCTCGCGGCGGCGGCCCCCGACGTCACGTGGATGATGTCGCTCGTCGACCGGTACCGGGCCATCGTGAGCTACGCCGACGCGCCTTACAGGGCCGCCGAGATGACGCCGGAGACAACAGCGAGGCAGGCCGGGTACATTCACGCGCTTGCGGTCGCGATCGAGACCATGGCCGACATCTGGGCCGGGCACCCGGACAAGCCGGCCTACGACTACAAGACCGGAGTGTGGGCCGCGCCGTGAGCTTCCTTACCGATGTCGCGGTCGTGACGATCGGCGGCGAGGACGAGGCCGTCGCGTTCGTCAACGCCCGGCTGGCGGAGAACGACCCGCGTCCCCAGCAGCTCGGCAAGACCGACCTCGAGCACGCGGGCGCGGGCGGCCGGAAGGTGACGAGCATCGTCGTCTACGCGGCCTGCTTCAACTACCTCGACTTCGGCGGCTTTGAGGAAGCGGTCAGGGCCGCGCCGTGGCGGCTGCCGGGGTGCGTCGTCGTCTACGTTGACGGCGAAGCGGGGCCGACGTTCGCGTTCTCGCCTGCGAGGGCCGGGCACTGGGAGACGAGGGCCGCTCCGGCGGGAGCGTTACGGTGCTGCCCCGGACAGGACCCAGGCGGCGAACGCCCCGCTCATCCACGTCCACGCCGGGATCGCCTCGAGGGGATCGCCCGCGAACGTGAGGGAGCCGAGCACGAACAGGGCGGCGGAGATCACGAGCAGGACACGGCGGAGAGGCCAGTAGGAGGCGGGCCATGCGACAGGGGGACGCGGAGGCGGCGTGGTCATGGGCGTCCTCCCGTGAGGCCGGCGCTACTGCGGCGGCCGGATGCTCGCGGTGACGACCGCGATCAGGATCTGGAGCGCCTCGGCGCGTGCGAACCCGGCGTCCACGTAGGCGGTGAACAGCTCGTGCATCTGCGCGGCGCCCTCGGCGAGGGCCGTCATCGGGTCGTCGGGGTGCTCGTTGTCAGGTGGCATTCGAGCCGCCGTCCCTGTCTCTAGATCAGGCGGGGGGTGAACGCGACCGGCGGGGCGGCTGACCGGAAGTCCGGGGGCTCCGGCAGGTCGAACCGGCCGCTGCGCACGGCCTCGCCGTTCTCGTGAAGCTCCCACTCGCCCCGGCCGAGGTCCGGCGAGTGGATGAGCGGGATGCCCGTGAAGGGAGGCGACTGCGACCACGGGAACGACGGGGCGTCCTCCGGGGTCAGGATCCGCAGCCACATGATGACGCCGGGGCCGCAGAGCAGCTCGCGGCGCGGCTGGGGCGCTATGTCGGCGAGAAGGGCCGCGAGGGCGGTCAAGCTGGGCGCCTCGTCCATCAATCGCCCTTACTGTCGCCGGCGGCCTGCGGGGTGCGGCGGAACTCAAGGTCGACGCCGACCGGCTTGCCGTCAGGGGCGCACGCCCAGATGGCGCGGACCATGCGGCACTCCAAGTCGGGGAGTATCTCGGCCCAGTTGCCGCCCACCATGAGGCGGTACTCGGCTCCGGGCGTCAGGGCGGAGGGAAGGGGCAGCCCGACGTATCCCGGCGGGGGCATGCCAGGGGATCGGTCGCCCGGCTCGCTGATGCCCGCGAGGCCGCCGCCGAACGTGAGCGAGTGCGACCGCCTCGGGGTCATGCGGTCGTTCTCCTCGGCGCGCCGCCGTGCGCGCTCCGTGATCTCGGCTTTCTCCGCGTCGCCCGGCTCGTCCGTCGTCCAGTGCCCGGCCGACCATGACCCGAAGTGGCCGGAGCCGCCGTCAAGCCACAGCCAGTCCCCGAACACCGGGTCGCGGCGGGACGCCAGGACGGTCTGTGGCGCACGCTGGAGGGCCATCGGGCCGTCCGCCTTCGGCCATGCCCGGTCGCCCGCCCTGAAGCCCGGAACGGCGCTTCCCGCCGCCTTCGTGCAGAACGGACAGGAGACGATGAACGGCGCCATCACGTTGGAGCACTGCGGGCAGGCCCAGCCGGACGTCACTCGCTCTCCCTGGTGATCGTGTGCGAGGGAAGCAGCGGCGCGGCCGCCATCTCCTCCTCGGTCTCCGGGAGCCGGTGCACGTGGGTGTAGGGCGGCCCGGATGAGGGCTCATCGGCGGCCGGGCCGAAGAGGCGGCTGAGGAACTCGCCGTGCTCGTCGGTGAAGGCGAGGAACGGCTCTAGGGTCGCGGCCTCGGCGCCGTGCGCATCAGGGTGCTTCCCGGCGCAAGGGCAGTTTCCGCCCGGGCAGGACATGACGATGCATCCTCCGAGTCGGCACTGGTCGCAGTGGCGGAAATCCCACAGGCTCACGGACACTAGCGGCCTTCCGCCGTCTCGCTCATGCCGCTCACGCTACCGTCCCGCATTCCGGCCCGGCCGGGTACCGGACGACAAGATCATCGCGGGTCAGCCAGTTCCACGGCAGGCCGTTGACCATCTGAACGTAAGCAGGCCCGTCGCCTTCGGGCGCGTTGCCCCGGCGGTCGCGCAGCGGGAAGATCGTCCTGCCGTCCAGGGGCGTCAGGCCGACGCACTCCCCCGCCCGGTTCCGGCGCCGGTAGAAGCAGGCCGCGCCGTCGCCGAGAGGTGCCGCCGGCTGGTACTCACCGGACGCCATCGGCGTGCCTCACCCTCATCTCGCTGACGAGGAACGGGAACACGCCAGTCCGGAAGCCGTCGCCGTCCGGGACGGGCTCCCCGTCGAGGATCGGGTTGCCCGCCTCGTCGGCGAACATGGTCAGGTCCGCAGTCACGATCTCGTCCACCGACACGCGGAGGGCGATCTCCGAGACCGTCGAGATCGGCTTCGGCCCGGGCTCGCTGCCGGTGAACGCGTCGTAGACCGAGACCATGCGCCCGATGATCGCGCCGACCCCGTGCGGGGCGGCCCTCGGCCACTCGATGACGATCGCGCCCCGGTACTGCGCGCCCTCGGCCGGCGCGCGGAGCGCCTCGAGTCCGGCGGCCGCGCGCGGCGTCTCGCAGTCGTCGATCATGTAGAGGCTGTCGCCGTCGGCGGTCACGCTTGTCTCCAGTCGGGCTTGATCCCGGGCGGCGGCGGCGCGTCCGGTGCCGAGCATGTCTCCCCGGGCGGGTGACCGAACCGGCGGACCTGGCGGCCGTCGACCCAAGCCCCGTGATGCTCCTCGGTGCACTCGTCGCAGCAGAGGTCGCCGGGAGGCTCGCAGTTGCGCCCGTGGAGGTCGCAGCAGGACGGGACGACGGCGAGCGCCTCGGTGTCAGGGCACACGCATGCCGCCTGCGGCTCAAGGCAGAAAATGCAAACCCTCGTCAGGGCCACTTCGCTCCTGTCGCGGGTTTCGTCGGGGACAATCGGGGACGTGGCCGTCAAAGAGCAGGAGCAGGCAGAGGTTGATCTGCGGCGGGGCATCGCGCGCCACCGGGCGCTGCGGATGTTCGCGACGGGCGGCGTGGTCGGCGGGGCCTTCGCCTTCTGCCTCGTCCTGGCGGCCGCGCCCGGCGCCTCCTGGAAGCCGGGCATCCTGCTCGCGCTCATGGCCGCGCTGGCCGTCTGGGAGCGGCGGAAGCTCGGCCGCCTGCGGGCTGAGGCGATGCTGGCGGAGGGCGACGCCGGGCCACCGAAGACGCGCGCCGAGGAGCTCGCGGAGGCGGTCGAGGCGCTTCGTCAGCGGCAGTGGGACGCGATCGCGAACCGGGCGTACCTCGCGGCCGGAGGGACGGCGGAACGGCCGGGCAGGACGGAAGCGCGCGCTGTCGCGGTGACGCCGCCCAAGACGGTCGCGGCGAAGCCCGCCGTCACGCGCCCCGACTCAGGCGCGGTCGAGCTTGACCCGCGCTGGGAATGGAAGGTCGTCCGCGGCATCGGCGTTCCCGACCGGTGGGTCAAGGCCCGGTGCAGGCACCTTGAGGTAGAGCCGGTGCAGTCGCTTGCGGGCGAGGTAGTCGCCCAGCTGTGCCTGACGTGCGACACGCAGTTCCCCGCGCCTCGCGAGCCGTGAACGGCTAGAGCCGCGTCCCGTCGCGCTTCGCCTCGAGGGACTCGACCGGGCACCCGCACGGCCAGTAGCCGGTGCCGGGCGGCGGGTTGTCGGCTGCGGGGTCGGTGACCCGCGCCCGCCGTTCGAAGGTGCACCCGAGCCCCGGCTCGGCTGAGAACACGGGCTTGTGGCCGGCGTCCTTGAGGACCATGTGCCCGGTGTCCTCGATGACGGGGTAGGCGGCCTCGATCTCGAAGGCCGACCCGCCGAGCGTGGCGTTGGCGAGCGTCACGGCCCACTTGTAGACGGGCGGCGGGTTGTCGGGCATGGCGGAACTCCTGGTGGTGGTTGGTGGCGGTGGCGGTGGTGGGAAATAAACTTCGTGACAAGTGTTGACAGGCGATGTTCCCCGCGATAACCTTGAGACATAAGCAAACGAGGTAAGGGGAAACCGGTGGAGAGCTACGAGACCTGGATCGCGAACCTGATGAACGGCCGCCAGAGCGACGCCGAGCAGGCCGCCCGCGCGAAGTTCCGCGCCATGCAGACCGCGAAGCCCGCCGCCCTGCGGCCCGTGACCACGCGCCCCGCCGCCGTCGCAAGCACCGGCCCGAACACCTGGGCCGTGAGCGACCGCAGCGACGGCCTCGCCCAGTTCACCCTCCTGGCCGGCCCTGGCATCCCCGGCGTCATCGCCCCCCGGTAACCGCGATGGCAACCCGCTACCTCAGCCAGGCCGCGATCAGCCGCCAACTCGGCGGCTCCCGCCACCTCGTCGGCACCCTGCGCAACCGCTGGAAGGACACGCCCACGCCGTTCCCCGAGCCGGACGTCTGGATCGGCGACGACGAGGGCGACGATCGCGCCGTCCCCGGCTGGCTCCCCGGCCGCATGGACGAGATCAGGCGGTGGAAGGACTCGCTCCCCGGGCAGGGAGCCGGCGGCGGCAGGCCGCGCAAGCCCGCCTCATGACAGCGCCACGCCCGGCGGGGAAGCCGGCAGGATCGCACAGCGACACCGGTCGTGGCCCGGTGTCGAGGTGTGGCCATCAGGAAACGGCTGGCCCGTCAGCACCGGGCCTGCGTCCTCGTTCTCGCCGCAGCGCGGGCAGACGCGCCCGTCCTCTTCCGTTTGCCATCTAATCCACGCCACGCTGTTCGCCATGTAGTACTCGTGCGCGGACAAGCCGGTCCAGATGTTGATCTGCGTCCCGACGAGCGTGACGGCGGTGTCCTCGTCGTAGAGCGCTTCGGAGAGCATGTCCCCGAGCTCGTCGAGCGTGTCCTGGCTGTCCGCCCAGTCGGCGTCGGTCCCTGCGAGGATGATCGCGAGGGCGTTCCCGTACCCGCGGGCAATCCCGTCGGCGACCGCCTCGGCCGCCGGGGCGCCGTTCTCCCCGCGCATCGCCGCGGCGAGGGCGGCGAGGAGCCCGGCCGCGCCGACCGCCTCGAGCGCCCGGTCGGTGTCGCCCGGCTTCTGCGCCGCCGGGCGCTCCCCGGTGACCTGATGCTGAGCGGAGACGGCGCCGATCGCGTAGCCGTCCACGGCGATCGCCTCGGCCACCGCCGACGGGACGAGAGTGATCCCGTGCCGTGCGAGCCACGCGGCCACCCACGCCGCGGCACCCTTGTTCCGGTCCCGCTTGTCCGGCGCCCCGCCGTCCTGATCCGGGTGGTCGGCGAGATAGTCGCGGCCCATGTCCCGGGCCTTCGCCCTCGGGACCGCCGCCTTAACCGAGTCGCGGACCTTCGGGGCCCAGTGCGCGGCGGTCTTCCCGTCGAGAGTCCAACCGTGCCAGGCGGGGGCGGCGTCACCGGTCCCCGTCGGCGCTTTTGGGATCGTGCTCGCCGCCTTGGCCACGTCATCGCCGCCGAACGGGAACAGCTCCACCTGGTCGCCGCGGTGCACCGACAGGCACGCGAACGTCACCGGCACCGGCTCCAGCGGGGCCGGCAGCGGGTCGCCCGGGTCGAGGTAGGCGAGGGTGACGTGCGGCGTCCAGTCCTTGTGCTCGCTCGCAGACAGGTCGGCGAGCGCGTTCCGCAGGGCTTCCGCGCCGGGGATGCCGACGGCGGCCCACGCGGGCACCTTGCCGTCGCTCGAGTCCGACGGAGGGAACGCGCCCACGCCGGAGACCGTGCCCTGAAGCGGGCCGGGCACCAGGGCGGCGGCCTGGCGCGCCCGCTCGCAGACTGCGGCGAACGCGTCGTCGTCCACGTCCTTGCCGAGGTACACGACGGTCACGTGGAAGTCGTCCACGCCGCCCGGTACCGGGCTGAGCGTTCCCGGCGGCAGGTCGAGGGAGATCATGCCGGAGCGGGACGTGAGACCGGGCACGGCCGCCTTGCGGGCGGCGGTGAAGCCCTCGGCGTTCAGCTGCCGCGCCCTGCCTGCGGGGACCGCCCGGAACTCGAAGTCCCGCCATTCCCCGTCCCTGCGGCGCGCCTTCGCGAACCGCCGGAACGCCTGCATCTCCTTCGCGACCGCCGCCTGATCAACCGGGCCGTCCTCGTCGTCCTGGCCCTGGAGGTCGTAGGAGTACAGGCCCGTCGCCGTCGTGATGCCCCCGGTGACGTTCCCTCCCGCTCCCTCGCCTTCCTTGGAGACCGCCCCGGTGGCCAGCTCGGGCGTGGCGTCGGCGGCGGTCATCTTCGGCTGAGGGGGCGGCGCAGGGGGCATCGCCGCCGGGCCGTACTCCTGCTCGGCGAGGCTCGGGACCTTGATCGGCGGGTTCGGCAGGACGCCCTCGACGCCCCCGAACACGGTGTGGGGCAGCGGGGCGCCCGGCTCGGGCGCGGCGGTCGCGGGGTCGATCGGCCCTGCCACGGCGAGCACCGAGTTGATCGGGATGAGCCCGGACCGCTCGGTGAAGAACCCGCGGGGGACGACCTGCCCGTCGGGCTCGGGGAGGCCGAACCGCATCTCCCGGATCTCGCTGGAGCCGATGACGGCGTTGCGCATGTAGATCTCGTCGGCCTGCGCGACCGCGAGCCGGTCGTCCTGTTCTTCGCCCTTGTCGAACTCGAACTGGAGCGGCAGGCCGAGGTCGTCTTGCAGGAAGTCCGTCAGGACGGCCTCGACGTAGGCGTCGAGGGGCAGTTCGCCGACGCGGTGCTGAACGTCCGCCTGCGATTCCCCGGACGATTTGTTTACATTTTCCGTGAATCCGATGTCGGCCGGGACCGTGTGATACGCGGCGAGAGTCTTCCGCATCAGGAACAGCGAGAACGTGTCGCTGAAGTCCTTCTCATTGGACCACGCGAATTTCGACCCGCCCGGCATCCACCGAATCTGGTGCTTCCGCGACTGATCGCCGTACATAAAGCCATCCCAGTATTCCTGGAATTGCTCTATCTGATCCGGCGACCACGTCTCGGGGGCGGCCGCGAACGCCTCCGGGATATTCCCCTCGGTGAATCTTTGAAGGAAAAAAAGCTGAAAGCGAATATCGGTGTTTGCATTCAGAATTATCGACTCGAGCGGCGCGTGCCCGTACGGCGAGTTGGTGCGCGGCCGGAACGGCTGGTAGATCAGGTCATCGCGCGTCAGCCAGTTCCACGGCAGCCCGTTGACATACTGGACGTACGCCTCGGGAAGCACCTCGCCCGGGGCGCTCAAGGCACCCGGCGGGTTGCCCCAGTAATCGAGCAGCGGTGCCACCGAGGTCCCGTCAATCGGCAGGAGGCCGATGCACCGGCCCGCCCGGTTGCGGAGCCTGTAAAGCGCCCCCGCGTCATAGGCGAGAACATCGAAAAGCCACTTCGCCAGCCATGAGCTGAACGAGTTGATCCGGTCCGGCTTCTTGAGCGCCTTGACCCCGAGCGGGATAATGTCGGTCACATTGCCCTGGAAATGCGGCGCCGCGATGAGCTGCCAATCCAGGCTGCGGATCGAGTCAATACGATGCCAGATCGCAATAGATGCAATGTCATAAGCGTCGATGAGGCCCTTGAGCGTCTCGAAGCTGACCCGCTCATGCGTCCGCGGCCGGGTCGCGATGTTGACCCCGGTGACGAAATTCTGGCTGCGCGGCTGCCGCGAGAACCCGTCGTACGGGCCGATCGGGGTGCCGGGGCCGAACGGGCTCGTCGGCGTCATCTGCGCCTCGGCCTCAGCCGCCTGGATCGCCGGCGGAACCCCCGGGCCGAAGACCTTGGCGACCTCGACGGTCGGGGCCGTGGCGAAGGCGGCGCGGGATCGGACGCTCATGCGGTGCCCTCCCCGCGCGCCGCCTGGCGGCCGTTATCAGTGCCGTTCGCGGCCGTCAGCCCGCCGGAGGAGTCCAGCCGAGGGAGATAAGCGCATCCCGGGTCGCGTCGGTCACCCGGACCGACGCCGCCCCCGGGGACAGCAGGAGGCGGAGCGCCCCCTGGTCGACGAGGCCGAGCGTGACAATCGGGACGCCGTCGATGGCGGCTGTGACGGACCAGGAAGAGACGGACGCGAGCGGATGCCCGTTGACCTTCACGGTCCCGGAAAACGGCCACTGGCCATCCGTCTCGAAAACGGGCGGGGCCTCGGCGTCAGCCACGGCACCCCTCTCGGGTTGCGGGATGATGAGCGGATGGACTTCACGCCGACTTACGGTGCCGTGCTCGCGAGGAACATCCGCGCGGCGCGCAGCCGTCTAGACATCAACCAGGAGAGCCTGGCAGCCCGCATGCGCGCCCTCGGCTACTCGGCATGGCTGCGCCAGACGGTCAGCGATACGGAGAGGCGGCGCCGGCGGATAACTGTCGAGGAGGTCTTCGGACTCGCCTGGGCGCTCGAGACGTCGATCGGCTCGCTCATGCGGCCCGCTGGCGAAGACCTGGCCGTAACGCTGCCCTCAGGGGCGCTCATCGGGGCCACGTCGGTAAGCGAGATGGTCGGGAGAGGCGTCAACAACGGAGCGGTCAAGTGGGCCGGGGACTCGCCGTTCGTTACAGGATCACCCGCGGCGTGAGCGGCTTAGGCGGCCGGGGCGGCACGGCAGGGCACGATGCGGTGCCGTCATCGTCGCCGGGTCGGGGCAGTCCCTTGGCCAGCCCTTCGGCCAGCATCCTGGCGATTGACCGGCCGGGCTCTTGCGGCGAGGACGACGGCGGCGGGGGTGACGGCTCCGGCGGCTCCGATGGCGGGGGCGGCGTGTCGGGCATCCTCGTCCTCACGCCTGCCTGCCTGAGTGCCTTCGTCACGGCGGGGCCGAGCTTCGACACCAGCTTGTCGACGTCCTCGTCGGTCATCACCGTGCTGTCGTGGACGTCGATGACGATCGCCGGGCCGTGCGACGGTAGCCTGCCCGGCCAGCACCGCTGCGGGATCATTCCAGCGCGGATCGTCGTCACGCCAGCCCACCCGGCGGTTCCACTCGAACAGGCCAGCCGTCACCGCGCCGAGAAATGCCGGCGCGAAATCCGCCGCGACTTCCTCGGGAGTCTCCGGGAAAGGGCTGCGCGAGTATCGGCTCGCGGCCCAGCCGAGAGCCCACTCATAAGACTGCTCTGCGAAAGCGGCTACGAGTTGCCCTGCGGGGTGCGGCGCAGATTGCGGCGCTTCTTCGGGCGCCTGCTGCTGCTGCCCGGCGAGGGCGTCAACCGAGTCGGCGGTGACGCGGATCAACTTCGGGCCGACGCGGCGGGCGTCAAGCAGCCCGAGATCCTCGTAGCGGATCACGGTCCTCAACCGAGACGCCGAGCCGTACCGCCGCCTCGCGCCTGGTCAGAAGATCTTCTGTCACGACGCTCCCTCGGAACGTCCTCGGCGGACGGTCAGCCACCGGACGATGCCGTCATCGTTAAGGCAGACCGCGCACTTTACGAGCGCGCCGTTTCGCGCTTGGACGTGGAATGAGTGCCCCTCGGGACAGGTGACCTCTACCGCCTCGCGATGACGCTGCATGTTCATCATCGACCCGTGCCGCGCCCTGTAAGGCCCGTTCGACTTCCTCACCCGGTAAGCCTAAACCCGGACGCTTCCGTGTTGCCGCCACGCGCCCGCGGAACGTCCTCGCGCCGCAGGAACTCATTGGCGCTCCTGCTGCTGGCGGTACATCTCATTGCGGGCCTGCCGCCTGCGTTCCGCGTCACTGAGGGGGGCGGCCGGGATTTCCGGTTCAGGATCGGGCGTCTTCGCGCCTTCCGATTGCGGTTCCGGGCCAGGCCGATCACCGTGCTCCGCTGCAGCCTGGGCCTCGACCTTGCGCTTGATCCAGGCAATCCACGCCGCCCCGCCGGTCCCGTCCAAGAACATCTCCGCGAGAGCCTGGGAGGTCGCGTCGACCATGTCATCGTTCGCGCCGTTCGGGAACTGGGCCGCTTCCGTGACCAGTTCCCCCGTGTCGAACAGCGCGATCAGCGGATCGGGCAGCAGCACGTTCCCGGACTCGATCACCGGGGCGACCGCCGCCGCCCGCCCGTACTTGGAGTCGGTCGGGTTCACAGGCTTCAGGCCGGGGATCTTCGACTTCAGCGAGTCGATGATCGCCGTGCCGTTGGCCTTGTCCTCCACCAGCTTCCGGGTCGCCTGCGGCCACTTCGCGCACAAGGCGGTGAACGCGGTCAGGGTCTCGGTGAACGTCAGCCGCTTGCGGACCTGGTCGAGCAGGTACGCGGTCGCGCCGCGCCGCGCCCAAACCTGCATGACCACGAAGTCACTCGACTTCGTGTCCTTGAAAGCGGCGTCGACTGAGATCAGTACCTCGTCGGCGTCGACCAGCCATGCGCCGGGCGCTTCCGGATGCTGGGACCACAGGGGCGACGGGTAGTAGCGCCACCACTGGCGCTGCCAGACGTTGCCCTGGTCGGGCGAGGGCCTGCCCTGGTACAGGGCGGCGAAAGCGCGGGACCCGGCCTGGATGCGGATCTGCTCCCACTGGGCCGGCGTGCGGCCCCGGGCGGACGTCAGCCACTCGCCGGGCTCCCGGCCGAGCGGGTCGGACTGCCCCTGAGCCGGGTCGTGGTCGGCGATGGCCGGGATGTTGACGACCCGCCAGCGGTGGCCGTCCTCGGCCTTGACGAGCCGTCCGACGAAGTCGTCCTCGTGCCATCTCGTGCAGATGACCAGGACCGGCCCGTCCGGCGCGAGTCGCGTCGACCCGACCGTCTGCCACCAGTCCCACACCCGGTCGCGGTAGTAGGCCGACCCGGCCTGGACCGCGTCGGCGAACGGGTCGTCCACCACCATGCAGTCGAGCGGCCGGCCGTTCAGGCCCGAGCCGACGCCGGCGGCCACGACGCCGCCGCGGTGGCCGTCGAGCTGCCAGCGTCGCGCCGACCCGTAGTCGGAGGCGATCCGGAGGCCGAGGTCAAGGGTCCCGTCGTCGCCGTTGTTGGAGGCGATCGCGTTCCGGATGTCGCGGCTGAACCCGTCGGCGAGCGCCTGCGCGTAGGAGACGATCCCGATCCGGGTCTCCGGGTCGTCGGTCAGCTTCCACAGCGACCCCCCGCGGGTCACGCGGGTGCTCTTGCCCTCCTGCGGCCCGATGGACACGGCGAGGCGCGCCCCGGGCGTCCTGTACGCCCAGACGATCGCCTCGTCGATCAGGTCCAGCGCGGGGGTCTGGACTGTCGACGGGTCGATCGCCTTCTGGAGCTCCCCCGGCGTGGCCCAGGAGCGGCGGGACCGCTCGGCCAGCTGGCGCCTGCGGGCGCGGAGCTCGGCGAGCCTGCGGACTTTACCCGGCGGCGCCAGTATCAGCGGCGGCGGCTTCACGCTTCTCCCGCTCCGCGATCTCGGCGAGCAGCCTTTCGCACTCCGCGTCGACCGCGTCCTCGGTGATGACCTCGATGCGCGTCTTCAGGGGGGCGTCGTAGCCGATGATCTCCGCGCGGCGCTTGACCAGGGACCGGATCTCCCGGATTGCGGCGAGGACCGGCGCGTCGTCCAGGACGTCCTCGTAGACGGGGATCGTCTTGCCGTCGAGGTCAAGGCGCTCAATGCCGTCCTCATCGCACTCGACGCCGACCTGGCGGGTGATGATCTTCCCGTGGGAGACGGTCACGTGCTTGCGGTGCATGACGTCCCACGCCTGCTCGATGAGCCGGTCGATGCGCATCAGGTCGAGGAGCTTGTCGTCCTCGGCGCCGTCGTAGGGGGTTTCGCGGAGCGCGCGGCTGACCGCGTCGTGGACGTGACCCCGGGACGCGAAGCCGAGCTCCGCGGCGATCCGCTCGAGCCTCCAGCCGCGCGCCCGGAGCTCGGCCGCGTCGAAGTCGCGCTTCGTCGTCTTGATGGTGCGGATGTAGCGGCCGTTCCCGTCCCGCGTTCGTATGGCCATGGTGTTCGTATGGTCCCTCCGCCCGCGCTGCCCGTCAGCCCGCCTTCGCCTCGAGCCGGGCTATCGCTCTCGTCAGCGTCCATGCGTGGAGCGCCGCCGACCCCGGATCCGGGTGGCCGGGTTCGCAGCAGGGGAACGACTCGCCTCCGTCGGCGGGGACGATAGCGCGGTGCCTGCCGTCCGTCTCGGCGACTTCGACGGTCACGCGGCGATGGCGGACAGGTTGCGCTGCCCGGCGGTGCGGGCCATCTGGTCGCCGCGCCGCTTGGTGGCGTACTCCGCCTTGGCGACGTCGATGAGCCGGTAGCGGGGGCGGCCCCGGGCGTCGGTGATCTCCCGGCCGTTGTCGTTGACCGCGACGGGGAGGTAGCCGCGCTTGCGCCAGTTGCAGATCGCGGCGACGGTGACGCCCGCGTAGGCGGCCGCCTCGGTGGCCGTCAGGAGGGCGTTCATGTCGAGCGCCGGGCCGGTCAAGGGATCACCTCGCAAACGCGACGAAAGCCCCCCGGCGCGCTGGCCAGGGGGCTTCGAAGGACATGAAGATCCGGAAAAGAGCTTAACCCGTGTAACAGGTTCTCCGGTAGTCGGCGCGCGGGCGAGTTTGGCGGCGTCCCGGCTCACGCGGCGCGGCGGGTGGCGTCGGCTGTGATCCGCTCGACTTCGTTCTCGTAGTCCGGGAGGGACAGGACGCGGGCGCAGTTCGGGTCGGCGCAGTAGACGTTCGTCTCGCCCTCGGTCCAGAACAGGGTCAGCATCCCGCACGTGGGGCAGCGGAGCGGCTTGCGGAGGGTCCGCACCCCGGCTTTGGCGCGGGCGGCGGTCTCCCGGTGCCACTGGAGGACTTCCCGGCCGAAGTCGGCGCCGATGTCGGAGGCGAGGATGCCGCGGAGGTGGGAGCCGAGCCAGGCGATGCAGGTCGTCATGGTGCTGGCGAGGTCTCCGCGGCGGGGCGGTGACGGCCAGCCCCTGAGGTCGCGGTAGGCGGATTCCCAGCCGCCGAGCATCGTGGAGAGGTCGTCGAGGTCGTCGTGCTCGGGGGAGGCGGAGGGGGGCTCGGGGGAGCCGGAGACGCGCTCGGCTGCGTCGGCGTGCCGGTGCCCGTCGGCGGTGGCCGCGAGGAGGGCGGCGAGGTCGTCGAGCTCGGCGAGCTTCACGGTGATCTTCGGGGAGCAGTTGGAGCACCAGACGGGCTCCCCGGGCCAGGGCTGTATGGAGGGGGGCTCGGGGCGCGAGGTGGCGGAGTCGAGCGGGTCGTAGTCCTGCAGGGCGGCGGCGTACTCCTCGAGGGCGTCGCGGTAGCGGGCGTTGCAGGTTCCGGGGCAGGCGTGCTCGCTCATGCGCCCAATGATCACCCACGGCGAGCAGTGGTGACAACGCGGCTCGCGGGGCGTCTGTTCTGCGGTGATTCGCGTCCGTCCATGACGATCGCCCGACCACGCCCGACTATTCACGTTCAGGCTTGACACGTATACCCCACGGGGGTACTGTCAGGCATGTCAGGCATGTCAGGCAGAACGGACATAAGGAGCGGGATATGAGCGCCACGGCCACCAGGACCACCGAGGACCGGATCCGCGCCATCATCGGGTTCCTTGCCGAGGGCGACGGCCGGTTCGTCTCCGTCCGGGTCGTGCGGGAGGCGCTCGGGAACCCGGACGGCTTCGACGCGGAGATGATCCGCCTCTACTGCGCCGGGGACCTGAACCTCATCCCGCAGAGCGCGCAGACGTTCCTCACCGAGGCGGACCGGGCGGCGGCGGTGCGGTGCGGCGGCGAGAGCAAGCACCTCGTCTCCTGGGAGGGCTGAGCGTCCGGGAAAGCCAAGAGCCCCCGTCGCCCGATGATGGCGAGGGGGGCTCTTCGTCGCCCGGCCCCTGACGGGCGAGGCTTCAGTTCAGGACGTGTAAAAAGTCTCGGTGGCGGGCTACTCGCGCGATGCCTCCGGCTCGGCTTCAGCCCCGCTAAGGTCCATCCCCCGGGGTGCCGTCTTCGACAATTCCCGGACGATCTGCCGCCCCCGGCTGTCGGACAGGCCTAGCCTGCGGCCAAGCTCCGAGGCGCTGATTGCCGGCTCGGCGGCGAGAATCGCCAGAGCGCGCCGCATGGTCGCCTCTCCGTCAACTGGCGCAGGCCGGCGCGGAGCGGGCTTTCTGCGGGCGCCGCTCCTGGGCTTGGCGATCTGGGCGCTCGTCTTGCGGCGGTGCTGCTTGTTGTACTTCGGGTGCTCAACGTGGATCGCCCGTCGCTCGGCGTTGAGGGCGTCGAGCTCGTCGGCGTACCAGTCAAGGGTGATGCCGCGCACCTGCGTGAACCACAGCTTCTGCGCATGACTGGCGATCCGCTTGCCGAGCTCACCCGACTCGCCGATGTAGAGCAACTCCCCCGAGTCGCTGTAGCAGTGATAGACCGCGTACCTCTCCGTGCCGCCCAAGAGCTCGGGCGGAAGTTCCAACTCGCCGTCGCCCGGACCGCTCATGCCCGGCCCTCGCTGCGGTCCGCCGCAGCGGAACCAGTCCGGTCATCGGAGCGGTCCGGTGCCGCTTCAAGAGGACCGGTATCGGTCAGGCGACGGCGCAGCTTGCGGCCGTAGCCCTCGCTGACGCCCAGCCTCCGCCCGAGTTCCCCGCCGGTCATGTTCAGGTTCGTGGCCAGCAGTTTCAATGCTCGCGCCTCAAGCTCGAGGTCGTCCTCGGGCGCGGTACGAGTATCGGGCCGGGGGGCGGAACCGGACCGGGCGGGGCCGGTACCGGTCCGCCGCGCGGAACCGGCGGCCTTCCGGGCGGACACCACGGCGAGGACCGGCGTTACCGCGGGCTCGGCCCGGGTCAGTTCCGCCACCCGCTCGAGCGCCTCGGCCATCCGCACGCCGGCGGTCAGCATCCACACCAGGTCGGCGGGGGCCTTGTCCTGCCACGCGCCCGGGCGGTACCGGGCGGCGAGCTTCTCGATCGCGGCGAGCCGCTCCAGCTCCATGCCGACCGCCTTCGCGTAGGAGGGCTCCCGCCACAGCTGCATGCGCTTCCAGATGGCGAGGGTGCCGCGGAAGTCGAGCAGCCATCGCATCGCCGGGATGCGGTCGCCGCGGCGGCGCTCCCGCTCTGCGCGGCGCTCCGCCCTGCGCGCCTCCCGCCTTTCCCGCTCGTCCGCGTGCCGGGCGTGGAGCAGGACCCTGCGCCCGCCCTCCACGATGAGGACGAACAGCGCCGGGGCCGCGATGCGGAGCCCGACGCCGTAGGCGCTGGGCCACCCGGCGGCGGCGTTCGCGGCGACCGTGCCGAGCGCGAACACGCGGGCGGCCAGGCGCAGCCACCAGATCGCCCGGCCCTGCCAGGTGAGGGCGATGTCGAAGATGATGATGCCGAACAGGCCGCCGTCTATCCCGATCGGGTTCAGGCGCGGCAGCGACACCCCGTGGATGACGGCCTGCGCGGACACGGTGTCGTAGGACGCGGCGGCGGCGTACGCGGCCAGGCCGAGCGCGATCAGGGCGATGAGGGCCGCCAGCGCGGTCCCGTGCCAGTTCCTCGCGGCGTGCTTCGCAGGGCTCATGTCGTCCATGCTCTCCCGTCCTTAATGATCATGTCCGTCGATTTCGGTGTTTCGGGTGACCGGCCCGTCCGGGGGCCGCTTCCGTCCGGGCCGGCCACGACTGCGGGGCGTCAGGCGGCGCTGAACTCCTGCTCGAGGGCCGCCCGCTGGTTCCGGCCGAGACCCCGCACAGTGCGGTTCGGGGCGATCCCCGCCGACTCCATGATCTGCGCGGCCTTCACCTTCCCCACCCCGGGAACAGCGGTCAGCAGGGCGGAGATCTTCATCTTCCCGACCACGTCGCCCTCGGCGCCGATGACCTCGGCGAGCGTCAGGGTCCCGCGCCTGATGCGGTTCTTCACCTCGGAGCGCTCCTTGCGGACGACCGCGGCCTTCCGGAGTGCCTGCGCACGCTGGTCGGGGGTCAGGTTGGGTAGTGACATTCGTTCTCTCCTCTTGGTTTTTCGGCGGGCCCCGGTTGGGCTCGCCGATGGTGCTTACCGGGAAGGCCTGGCCTCCTGCGTGCTAGCCGCCTGGTACACGCCGCCCCGGACCCTGGTTATCGTCCCGGCCTCGGTGAGTTTCCTGAGGGCGTCGCCGACGGACTTGATGCTGAACGGCTTCGCGCGGCCCCAGCCGGTCACGGCGAGCTTCCCGACCCACTTGATGATCTCGCCGCGCTCCATCTCCTTCCCCCTGTCCGCGAGGACCTGGAGGACGGCGTCGGTGCAGCGGCGCCCCTCCGGGCCGTCCACGTCCGTGTCCGCCGGCGGGGGGAGGGAAGGCAGCGCAGGCAGGGAAGGCAGTAGGACGCCCTGAGCGCCCATCGCCCGGTCCATCGCCTCGAGGAACTCGTCTTCCAGCGAGGGAACGGTGACGGGCTGGTGCCGCATGCGTGACGGCACGATGTCGGTCCGCATCGGGGCCTGCCGGTTGTCCATCGTGACCGCGTAGCCGAGCCCGTAGGTCGGCTCCCCGTTCGGGAAGTACTTCGGCAGGGCGTGCGGGTCGGCTTCGAGGCCGGCCATGCCTCCGGACACCTTGTCGCCCGTCCGGAGGCCGATGACGTTGCCGCCGACGAGCATCGACCGGAGCGCCTGGTCGCCGAGCTCGCCGAGGGAAGGCACCTGGGCGACGACGATCTCGCTGTCGCCGACCTTGCCCCCGAGTTTGCCGCTCTCGGCCGTGAGGCGGATCATCTCGGCGGCGAGGGTCGCGTTGCCGCCGCCGGACAGCAGCACGGGCGCCTCGTCTGTGATGACCATGACGATCGGCAGGCCGGACAGGCGGGCGTCGAAGAAGTTGAAGCCCTTAGCCGTGTGCCCGTCGTCATCCCACCTCATCGACGCGAGGCGGCGCGAGCGGTCCATCATGCCGGCGTTCAGCCCTCGCCGCAGGCGGGCGCACTCCTCCGCGCCGGCGGCGTAGATGACCTTGCCGGCCCACTGGGGGAGCGACTGGCCGTTCTGCGGGTCCAGGATCACGGGCACGATCGGGACCTCGGACCGGACCGCAAGCCACAGAATCAGATTCAGCAGCTCTGACTTGCCCGCCCTTGTGGTTCCGGCGATCAGGCTGTGCCTGGTGCCGTCGCGGGGCACGAAAACCCGGATGCGGACCGGCTGACTGTCGGCGAACCGCCCGACGCGGGCGATTCCCTGCTCGTTGAATCCCCTGCCGTCCCAGTCATGGCCGGCCTGCAGCGTCCCGGCCTTCAGGAGAGTCAGCACGCCGCGCGACTCGACCCCGGTCGGGTGCGGTTCGGCGTACGCCTCGGTCATGGCCTTGTCGTAGGCGGCGGCGAGGGCGCGCGGCTGCGAGAGCACCTCGCCGATGTTGGTTTCCGAGCCGTCAAGGACGATCTCCCACTTCCGCCCGTCGGGGATGCCCTCGGGGTTCTGCAGGCGGCCGGCCCAGCGGCGTTTCGCGGCGAGCCGCTCCCATATGACCTGGTCAGGCGAATCGCCCGGCTGCACTGCCTGCTCTGCGCTGCCTTCCTGCCTGATGCGGTAGTGCCGCCACCAGAAGGCGGACGGCACGAGCCACGTGAGGGCGAGCGCGGCGGGGGCGGGCGCGCCGAACCCGAAGGCGGCGAGCGTCGGCACCCAGGCGAGGGCGAGGAACGCGCCGGCGTTGTGCCAGTGCCGGGCGAACGCCGACAGGTGGCGGGTGAGCAGCACCTCGAGGGCGGACGCCGCGATGCCGCCGAGGATGCCGAACAGGACCGGGTTCGGGGTGGCGCGCATCGCCGCGCCCAGCACCGCGATGCCAGCGCCCCAGGCGAGCGGGGGGAGCGACCGCCGGCGCCGCCACGCCCCGGTGCGGGCGAGGGCGTCGTTGACGGGCGCAGCCCCGCTGCCTGCCTTCCCTGCCTGCCCTGCGTCGCGGACTGCGAGCTCCCGGACGAGGGAGCGGGCGTCGCGGCCGCGCAGCTGGATGACCTGCGCGGGATGCTGCGTGGTCTTGCCGCGCTTCCAGCGCGGCACTTCCCGCGTTCGCCGTCGCGGCATCGTCGTGTTCCTTTCTCGAATAAAGCTGATTGCGGGTCGTCGGTCACGAACGGCGAGGGGCCCCGTTGTCTCCGGTGCAGCGGCCTTCCATCGCGTACGAGTGGACTGAGTAGTGCTCGCCATCCCGGCAGCAGTGCCGTTGCCGGTCGCGCCAATCCTTGAGTACTGTCCCGATCTCTCGGAATTTCTGGCTTTTCTGCAGTTCATCGCGGGTGAGGGTGAAGTCTTCGCCGGTACCGCCGAAGTCAGACATGGCCGCTTCGGCTTGACGGCGAAGCCTCAGCCAGAGGCCGAGTGTCGCTCCTGACGGCTCGTGGATGATCTCCCAGCCTTGCCCGCAGTAGTGACGCCGGACGGCCAGCCCCGGAACATCCGGCTTCCTGGTGCTCCGGGGCATGACCGCTGGCTTCTCTCAACCCTGATAGAAGTCGCGAGTCGCGGCCTGAACCGGGGCGCTTTGGTGAGCTTCCGCGAGGCCGGCGTGGCCGCGCCTCAGGGTCGCGCCGACCGCCGCGGCGGTCTCCAGCACGCGCGCCTGCGCCTTGCTGGCGGCGTCCTGCGCTTCGAGGTGGTCGTACATCGCGCTCAGCGTCGCGGAGTCGACCTCGAGGCCCTGCATCTGGTCGGCCATCGCGCTCGCGCGGGCGACGGCCTGCTGCTGCTCGGCCGCGCGCTGCTCGGCGCTTGCCTGCTCGGCCGCCATGCTCGTGATCACGCTGTCGTAGGTGACGTCGGATGCCATGTGCTGTTCTCCCTGGGTTGATGGTGCTGCCTGCGCGGATGCAGGGCTTTCCTGCCGGTCCGCCTTCCGAAGAAGCCCCTGAACGTGCTCGTTCAGCTCCTGCGCGGCCCCTTCGTCGTCGCCGTCCGCCTGCGCCTGGTGCAGGAGGCAGTACTCGTCCGGCCGGTCGCCGCCCGTGCCGGTGATCGGCCGGCCGCAGTAGAGGCCGCAGCCGTCCCACCCGGGCGCCCGGATCTGCCACGGGCACATGCCCTGCTCCCGCATGTCGGCCTCGACCTCGTCAAGGTCGCGGTTGTCGCCGATGTTGTGCGCGGCGTTGTCCCGCTCGTGCACGTCGTCGCAACGGGCGTGGGTGTAGCCGTCGTTGCCGTCGCCCGCCGCGAGGGGGAGGCCGCACAGGCAGCAGTCGGTCCGGCTCACCGCGCCGTCTTCGGGCTCGGGCAGCGGCTCCGTCGTGATCTCGATGTCCGGGTTCCCGGCGGCGGCTTCCTGCCGGCGGCGCAGGTCGTCGGCGTCGTAGACGGTGATGGTGTCGAAGGGGTCGCCTGTGAACATGTTGAGCGGCTGGCCGCTCCTGCTCCTGACGTGCATGAGGCGAGGGAAATCGGGACTGCCTTCCCCGCTTCCTGCGCTGCCTTCCCCCGTGACGGCGCCCTCGGTTTCCCGCTCCCGGTCGGCGTTCATCGCCTCCCGCCAGCGCCGGAGCGCGTCCTGCTGCCGCTCGCGGAACCCCGACAGGCGCTCGGCGTGGTCAGCCTGGTTCTCCAGGCGCCGCGTGCGGGCTTCCTCCCGCGCTGTCCGCGCGGCGGTCTGCGCGTCGCGGCCCTGGTGCCATCCGGCGGCGAACCCGTGCCGGGCCGACGGGAGGCCGTTCGCCAGCTGCGACGCCCAGTACCCGGCGTCATGCCGGATCGCCCACGCCGCCCGGCGGGACTTCGGGGCTCCGGGGAACCGGGCGTCGGCGCTTTTCATGTAGGCGGTCTTCGACGTGCGCCACGCCTTGCGCGCGTCTTCCCACGCGGACTTCGCGGCGTAGATGAAGATGATCAGGACGATGAGCTGCACGGCGGCCTCACAGGGTGTTCACGAACTGGGCGAGTTGCGCCAGGAGCGAGCGGATGGCGCCGGCCGCGGGGGCGAGCGCGGGGATCTGCGAGACGCCCGCGACGAGGAGCACCCCGGCCGCGAGCGCCAGGTAGCCGGTGCGGGCGCTGGCCGACTTCCTCGGGTGCAGGTCATGGGCGAGCAGGATGACCAGGGCGATGAACAGCGCGGCGGACACCGCGGAGCCGAACGCCCACGCCGTGACCGACCCGACCGCGTGCTGCGCCCAGTCCGCGACGCCCGCCGCGATGCGCCCGACAGTCCCGGTCAGCCCGACGGCGACCGCGCCGAGGAACGCGAGCACGGATCTTGTCTTGGCGAGTATCCGCAGGTAGTGGAACAGGCCGAACAGCAGGAGCAGCAGCACTCCCAGCTCGGCGACGGTCAGGTTCACGGGTGGCTCCTAGCGGAAGAAGTAGACGATCAGGACGAGGGCCACGGCCCCGAGGGCGCGCAGCGGCGTCTCGGTGACCCACTCGAGCAGGTTCAGCGGCGGCTTGACGAGCAGCACGTGGGCGTATCCCCAGACGAGGCGAAGGCCCCGGAGGAGCGGTGCCTGGTGCGCCGCCGCGCGCTCATGGTGGCGTGCCAGCGCCTGGGCGAAAGTCGGCGGCTGGGCGTGGACCAGCGAGCCCGGGCGGTCGGCGAGCTCGGCCGCCTTCGCGCCTGCGCGGACCGCCATGGCAGCCGCAGCGCGGGCACGTTCCGTGACGGGAGGGAGGGCGGTCGCGGAGGGAAGTGGTAGACTGCTCGCGCACGTCCGCACCTGCCCGCGTAGAGACTCCGGCAGGGAATCCCGCTCGACTGCCTTCCCTGCTTCCCTCAGCCCCAGCTCGTCACTGGCCGTAGTCATCAGAGTCCATCTCCTCGGCCCATGCGGCGAGCCTGCCGGCGACCTCGTTCACGATCCGCGCAACCTCCGCCAGCGCCTCGGGGGCGCCGCGGCGGGCGGCGTACCGCTCGGCCTGGCGCATCCCGGTCATCAGCCAGGCGCGAGACGCGTCCAGCCGCCACGGCCGCTCGTCGACGGAGCGCGTCTCGCGCGCCCGGTGGTAGGCGCCCCGGAGCGCCTGACGGCGATCCCATGACGAGCGGTGCTCCGGGAAGGCGGCGTCCACCGCGTTCCCGGCTTCCTGAACGGCGGCGGCCGCGTCGGCGATGATCTGCAGCCGCCGGGCGTGCGCCCATTCCCGGCGGGCGGCGGACGGGTAGCTGCGGCGCCGCGAGTACACGAGCGCCGAGCCGAGCCAGGCGATGGCGGAGTGGAAACGATCTTCCCAGTCGCCGGGGTTGCCGGGTGCGTGAAGATACCCGAACATGTCCCGGCGGCGGCGGGCGCTTTCGCTGCTCGCCGGCGCGATCCGGTCGCGGGCGTACGGCATCACACGGCCCTCGCCTTCGCGAGCTGGCGGGACTTCCCGGCCTCGCGCGCCACGATCTCGAACGCGCCCCACAGCGGCCGGTCCCACTTTTTCGCCTCGAGCCAGCCCTGCAGCCGCTTCTGAAGCCACGCGAGATCCTCAGGGTCGCCGTTCGCCTGGAACGTGTCCTGCGGCCTGCCGTTGCGGAGCACCTCGAGGTCGAGGGCGCGTGCGGTCATGCTGCTAGCCTCCTGGCGATCTGCGGGGCGGCGGGGCGGGGCAGCCGACGGCGCTCGCGCAGCGTCAGTCCGCCCCAGATTCCGTGCCGTTCGTCGTTCTCGAGCGCGTACTCAAGGCACTCGCGGCGGGCGGGGCAGTAGCCGCAGATCCGCTTGGGGGCCGGGCTCCTGTCGCCCTTTTCGGGAAACATCAGGTCCGGACCCGTGTTCAGGCACGCCGCGTGGGCCTGCCAGTCCAGCGGGGTCTCCCGGCGCGACCAGGGGTCAGCGGAGCCGGGGCGGAAGATCAGGGCCGGGGCGGTCATCGCGCAGTCCTCCCGCATTCGGTCAGGCCGGGTATCGCGGCAGGGCACGTCGGCGACGCCGAGGGGACGGCGGCGGGGCTGAAGGCCGACGGCACGAAGACCCAGACCGGGGCCGGCGGCGCGGGCCTGACCGCGAAGAAGACCGCGGCGAACATCGCCGAGATCGCGAGCCCGGCGAGGACCGAGCGGATGAAGTCGGAGGCGGTCACTTGCGGACCTCCTCGTAGTTGAGGCACCGCACCCAGACCGTGGCCCCGAAGCGGAACGCGCTGTGGCGCAAGCCTTGGACGCTGCCGACGCTCTCGACTTCGCAGCGCGCCTTCTCGCCCCACAGGGCCATCGCCTGGGACAGAGCGTCCTCGCGGAGCTCGGTGATGCTGTCGCCGTGGGTGCCGGTGTAGAAGACGTCGCCGCCCACCTCGCGCCGGGCCGCGATCACGTCCAGGACGCAGTCGAGCTCCTTCGCGAACCGGGCGGACAGCATGCCTCCGCGCCACCGGGCGGCGAGGCTGCGCAGCGCCTTGAAGTCGGACGTGTCGATGATGTCGGTCATGACGAACTCCTCGGGTGGTGAGGGCAGCCGGGGCCGGTTAGGCTCGCGCAAAGGATGCAGTCACGCGGATCCGGGGGCGTCTGGCTGTTGCGGTTCACGGCGTCGCCTCGCGTATCCGGCCTGCGGCCTCGAGGATGATCCCGAGCGCGTCGGCCTCGCGGCTCCCGGCGGGGAAAGCGCCGACGGATGCGATGGACGCCTCCATCAGCGCGGCTTCCTGCCTGCCGGTCTCGCCGACCTCTCCCGCGATGACGGCCTCGGCCGCGCACATGAGAGCGTCGTACAGGGCCTCGGCGTTCACCGCTTCCCCCTGCTCGCGTTGAGGGCGTCGACCGCGGCCTGCCCGGCTTCCAGGGTCGCCTCGCCGGCGTGCTCCCCGCCGGGGTTGTCGGACTCGCGCATGGCGTCGATGCCGGCGAACCACTGGTTGAGCTCGGCGGCGGTGGTCGCGGACGAGCGCAGGACGCTAGCCACGGCGCACGTACCCGTCTCGCCTCAGCGCCCGGCCGACCCGCCAGGCCGTGAAAGCCGGGAAGCGGGTCCGGATCTCCAGGCCGTGGCCGGGCCGGGAGCGGCCGTCGCGGAACTTCCGGATGCAGACGCGGCCGGGCAGCGCGGTGACGCGCTCCTCCCGGGCGACGACCCGGCCGCCCTCCGTCGCGGTGCGCGCGTAGGCGATCGTCACGGCGCTCATGACGGGGCCGTCTCGGGTGCGGGGGCGGTCCGCTGGGCGGGCACCGCAGGCGCGTCGTCGGCGAGCGCGGTCATCGCGCCCGCGATCGCGTCCCACATGTAAGCGAACCGGGGGCGGGATGCCGCGTACTCGCGGACGCTCTCCGGGGAGCAGCCCCTCCGGAGGAGGGTCGCCGCCATGCGGCTGGTGCGGCCCGCGTCAAGCGCGGGCGTGTCGTCGGCGTCCTGGGTGCGGGCGGGGGCTTCAGCGGTTAGATTCATGTCGGATGTCCGATCGGGAGGCGATTGGGATGTCCATGGCCCGCCCGGCGCTGAGATCGCCGAGGCGGGCCGTTGCGTTTCGGGGGCCAGTGCACGGCGCGGGCAGGAATGCGCCTGCCCGATCCAGAGCACGGCCCCGCAGCCCGCGCAGACGTCGGTCAGCTCAAGGCGGCCCATCTACGCCACCGCCTCGGGTGAGGCGTTGCGAGCCGACCATGTGCGGGCGAAGTCGCGGAGTTCCACCGTCTCACCGGAGAACACGGCGCGGCGGGCCTCGATGACGAGGGCGCGGGGGATGCGGCGGGCGGTGCGCCCGTTGCCGGCGATGCCGATCGACGGCCATGACTTGTCGCGGACGAGACGGTGGATGGTCTCGGCGTCGAACCCGAGCATGGTGGCGGCGTCGCCGACCTCGATCCACTCATCAGCGACGGCGGTCACGTCGTCCGGCATCCGGCTGGCTCCTCTCGCTCGGCTGGCGCGTCAGGCGCTGCAACCGCCTGACACCTCCCAGTGAACCAAACCGTTAACCTAGCGTCAAGCGCTCTCATGGTTTACTTTGGGATTAACGGAAGGGACAGGTCAGGGGCATGGCGCGGTCCGATCGCACGAGACGGCTTGACCCTCTGGGGCCGGCGGCACGATGCTGGTGTGGATAATCCATGGATAGGAAGGATCGCGCCATGCATCCTCGAATGCTCGCCCGGGACGGCTGCACCGGGGGCTCCTGCCCCGCCGTCTACGACCTGGACGAACTGCCCGGAGACCTGGTGGTCCAGGGCAAGCAGGCAGGCCCTGACCTGCTCGGGCGGCTCACCGGGGTCGCCGGCGACGAGAACGCCGTCATCATCAAGCGCGCGACCGTCAGCGAGGCTCTACAGCCTCGCGACGAGGACGTGGACGCGGCCGAGTTCGGCGCGCAGTTCGAGACGTTCTCCTGGTCGGCGTTCCGCCTCGAGCAGCTCCAGCACTACGAGGGGACCGGCCCGGCCCCCGAATGGGCGGCGCTCGTCAAGGCGAACCGCCGGTGGGGCAAGACCCACCAGCGCGTCCACGTCGTCACCGAGCCCCTCACCTCCTCCATGCGGGAAGAGCTCACCGAGGGGTACCCGGGAAACGCGGCGGCCGGCGAGGAGATCGGCATCATCCCCGTCACGGACGAGTGGCCGGCCGGCGTGCCCCACGCCGACTTCTGGCTGTTCGACTCCAGCAGGCTTTACCTCATGCGGTACAACACGGACGGCTCATGGGCCGGCGCGACCCGGGTCAGCGACCCGCAGCGGATCGTGGAAGCGTGCCGTGCGCGCGACGCGGCCCTCCAGGGTGCTATTCCTTGGCGTGCTTACATCACGTCCCGCCCGGATCTCCAGTGCCGTCTGGCGCAGTAGGGAACACGCCTTGACAATCCCGCCGTCTAAGCCCGGCAACACGGCCCGGGCCGCCCTCGCCGCGCGTCTCACCGAGATGCGCGCGGCGGCGGGATTGTCAGGCAACGCGCTGGCGAAGCAGATGGGAGTCGTCCAGTCGCGCGTCTGGAAGATCGAGAACCGGGTCCTGCTGCCCACCGAACAAGACATCCGGGCGTGGGCCCGGGAGACCGGAAACGAACAGGAGGCCGAGAGGCTGATGGAAGCACTAGCCGAGGCGCGAGGCGAGCAGGCGTTCAGCGCCGTGCTCCGCAGAAGCGGCGCGGCCGCGTACCAGGACCAGGTGCGGCGCGTCGAAGAGCAGGCGACGAGGATCGGCGAGTTCCAGGTGGCGCTCATCCCCGGCCTTCTCCAGACCGCGGAGTACGCCCGCGAGCTCATGAGCCTCCCCTCCGGGGTGCGCACCTGGGATGACGATGAGGGCGCGCTCGACGCCGCGGTGAACGCGCGGCTGCGACGCCAGGAAATCCTCCACGACCCGGGGAAGCGCGTTCAGATCATCCTCGGCGAGGGCGCCCTCCGGACCCGCGTCGTGCCGCCGGAGATCCTCGCCGGGCAGCTCGGGAAGCTGCTGTCGGTGCTGCGGCTGCCGTCGCTCGAGCTCGGCGTCATCGAGTTCGGGCGGAAGATGCCCGTCTACCCGCTCGGCTTCCGCGTCTACGACAACGAGCTGGCGGTCACGGAGTCGATCGTCGCCGAGCAGAACTACACCGCCGACGGCGACAGCGACGAGGTGGCGGCGTTCCTCGAGGCGTTCAACGAGCTGCGCCAGGCGGCCAGCACCGGGGACGAGGCTGAGGCGATCATCCGGCGGGCGCTAGGCGACCTGCGCAACCCCTAACGAGAACGAAGCCGCCGCGGCGCTTGCGACGCCGCGGCGGCTTCTATGAAATCCGAACCTTCCAGAGAGGCCGGACCCATGATTTCTCATTCTATGTGCCCGCACGCGGCGCGGTCATGCCCGGCGTGGATCTTTTGGGGCCAGCGCCCGGCGCCTGCGGGCGGCCGGGTGATGCCGTGACGTGGACGAAACTCGGCGACGAGTACAGCGACGAGGCGCGGGACCTGACCGACGCCGAGTACCGCACCCACACTGATGCCCTCATCTGGTCGAACCGGCGCGGCCTTGACCTGCTGATCCCCAAGCGCGACCTGCGGAAGTTCGCCGAGTCGCCGGATGTGGAGGCCGCGGTCGAGGGCCTGGTCGCGAAGGACTGGTGGGCCGACGAGGGTGACCGCTGGAACGTCGGCCTGCGCTTCGCGGAGTGGCAGCTGGAGCGCGTCGTCGTCGTCCAGCGGAAAGAGGCGAACGCGCTTCGGGTGCGGCGCTCCCGGCTGCACAAGGCAGGGGATCACTCGATCTGCATCGCCGGGAACTGCCTGGCCGTAACGCGCGATGTAATGCATTACGAGACGCGCGACGACATGCGCAACGAAACACATTACCCGGGACGGGACGGGTCGGGCTATCGCCCTCCCGACCCTAAAGAACAAGATCAACCCCAAGATCAAGGGCAACCCATCGCAAAATCGCAAGACCGGCGATTTCCCGATGGACCGGGGGGAGTGGCTGACGACGCTCCCCACTTCCCCACCAACGACGCAGAGAGCACCACTGCGGGTAGTACGCGCGGGCGCGCGAGGCGTCCGGACAGTTCGGCAGCATGATCGGGAAAGGATGGGCGTATGACTGGCGAGTCCCCGTGGCGGCTGTCGTGGCGGGCCGACCCGGTTACGCGGGCGATCGCGGACCGGCATTACAACCGGCAGAAGCCGGGGGCGGCGCAGTTCGTCCCGCCGGGGCGGTGCCTGGTGCTGAAGACGTTCGACGGGTCGGCGGCGTGGATCACGTCGTGGCCGTTCGCGGAGTACGCCCGGCATGCGTGGGCGGGCGCGTTCGTCAACTCGCTGTTCCGCAACGAGGGTGGCATGCGGTCGTCGGACCTGATCCGCTGGGCGGTCGCTCACACCCGGGCGAAGTGGCCGCAGGTGCCGGACCTCGGGATCGTCTCGTTCGTCGACGCGTCGAAGACGGAGCCGAAGGACGTTCCCGGCTGGTGCTACCGGCGGGCCGGGTGGTCGCATGTCGGGTTCACGCAGGAGGACGGGCTCTGGGCGTTCCAGCAGCTGCCCGGCCGACGGGTCGGCCGGCGGTCGGAGCGGATGCCCGAGGCGGTCCCGGTCCCCGGGTGGCAGCCGACGCTGTTCGATCTGGAGGCGTCGTGAAATACCTTGACGTTATCCCCCTGATGATGTGCTTTGAAGACATGACGACGACGCAGACCGCGGCACCCGCGGACACCACCGGGTTCGCCCTCCGCACCAAGGACGCCGCGTGGATCAAGCGCCACAACGGGCGCGCCGACGACAGTGGGAGGGTCCACGTGACCCTGCCCGCCGCCAAGGTCGAGCACCTCACGTTCGCCGGCAAGCCGTGGCTCCGCCACAAGTTCGACGACTGTCCCAAGGACTTCCCGAACGCGCTGGTCATGTGCCCCGCCCAGTGGGTCGCCTGACGTGCCGGGCAAGCGGGCGCCCGTCCCGCCGCTCGCGGGGGTGGCCGAGATAGCCGCCCTCGCGGGCGTGTCCCGGCCGAGGGCCGGCGAGGTGTCCAAGCGCCATGACTTCCCCGAGCCCGTCGCCCGGCTCGCCATGGGGCCGGTCTGGCGGGAGGCGGATGTTCTTGAGTATCTGGCCACCCCGCGCAAGGCGGGGCGCAGGCCGAAGAACCAGCAGGCAACGACAACGGAGGGCAAGCCATGAGCCACACGACCGAGACTGCCGGCGGGACGGTGTTCATCCACAACGGCGACTACAGCGGCCCCGTCCAGATTCGCGCCCGCAAGGGCGAGGTTCTCGAAGACGGGCGCTTTGAGCTTGAGGTCCCGTTCGCAGACATGCGGGCACTTGTTCTTGGCTACCTCCGCCAGCGGATGATCGCCGGGATTGAGGACGCCTCAGACGACACACTTGAGGCGATGCTCGCCAACGGGACAGGGGTCGCGTGGTGAGCGAGGAAAAGACACTGGGCCAGATCGCCTACGAGGCTGGCGGCGGCGGCATCTACGGCTTCAACGACCGACGCCAGCGCGTCGCGTGGGACGACATGGACCCGCTGGCGCGCGAGGGCTTCGAGGCGGCCGCCCAAGCCGTCGAAGCGTGGGTTGTGCCGCCGTTCGCGCCGACCCCGGCTCACTGCGGCTGCGACAAGTGCATGGAATTCGAGCCGGTGGAATCACCCGAGGAGACCCCCCGAGCGCGGGCTCTGAAGGAGGTGCTCGACTGGGCGCGACCTGTGACCGAGAAGACGGCCGGACAGGCGCATGCCATCGCGAAGGCGCTCGAGGCTGCCGCGATCTCGGACTGGGACGCCGACGACGGGAAGGTGATCGAGATCTACGTCAGCCAGATAGCCCCGATCGTGGAGCGGATTCTGCGGGAAGGCGGCGAGTCATGACGCGACGCAGGCGCGCGACCTTCCGCATCGGCGGGTCGGTCGGCTTCGGTCCGTTCCGGGTCGGCGCGAGCGTCCCTCTCGGCAGGGGCCGGGCGAGGGCATGGGAGGGAGTCAGGGTCGGCCGCCGTGGGTGGCTGGGGATGTCGGAGTCCCTCGGCGGCAGGAAGCGGGGGCGGCGGTGAGCGTCGAGCAGCGCGTCCGGGCCATGAAGCGGAGCGCCCGCAACGGCTTCTACCGTCAGCAGAACGAGTACGGCGGCAACCTTCCGGGAGTCACCAACTGGCGGATGCTCATCGCCCGCCGGTTCAAGATCCCCATCGCCGAGGTGCGGCGCATCCTGGGGGAGGGCAAGTCGTGACCATCCCGGAGGGCCTGGAGCCGCTCGCCGCATGGGGGCCGCACACTCCCGGCTGGGTGGACCGCAACGTCTACGAGAAGATCGAGTGGGCCAAGGCGCACATCGACCGCGCCAATGAGGCCCTGCGCGCCGAGTTCTACCAGACGCCGGACGGTCCTGTCGCCCTCGTCCGCTACTACGCCCGCCATCCCGTCTACCCCGGCGGCCCGCGCGCCCTCGAACCAGAGCCCGTCGTCGTGCCGCTCGGCGAGCTTCCGCCCGCGCACCTGCTCGGCTGAGAAGATGGGGCCCATGGCTACCGAAGACCGGCAGGGCGATTTCGAGCTCATCCGCGACACCCTGCTCAAGATGGACCCCGAGACCCGCCATCAGGTCATCGAGGCGATGAAGGCGATCCGGGCGTGCCCGCCGCCGGTTGCCGTCAGGGTGCTGGCGGATGCGGCGATGCGCTCGCGCATGGCCAGGCCGCGCCTTGTTTGGCCGGGATGAGCGCGTGAACGAGATCCTGCGGTCCAACGCCCGCGTCGGCCGTGTCTGCAACTGGACCCTGATCGGCGTCGGGGCCGTGTCGGTCCTGGCATCGGCGGGCGCTCCGCTGCTGTGGGCGTGGGCCGGCAGCGTCCCGCTCGCGCTCGGCCTGCCGTCGGCGCTCATCGCCGCGGCGGTCGTCGTGAGCGCGGTAGTCCAGCGCCGCGCCGTCCGCCGGCATGAGGCGCTGTGCGAGAGGATGGCCCGATGACCACGGCCGACGAACCGCGAGACTGGGAAACGCTCCGTTCCGACGCGCTCCGGGCGGTGACCGAAGTCCTCGAGGACGCCGAGCAGATCGAGAACCTGGCGGAAGAGGTCACCGACGCCGTTCTCTCGGTGATAGACGACGAGTGCGTCCGCGCTCTGTGCGCCGACCACATCAGCAAGACGAACTTGCGGTCAATGGATTTCCGCAACGGCGCCCACCTGGAGATCGAGCCAGCGCGGGACATGATCGCCTACTGGGTCGGCGCCGCCCGGGCGCTGCTCGAAGGGGCTGAGAACTACTCCGAGACCACGCTGGAATGGGACTTCAAGATCCCCGAGGACGCGCAGCGGTACTCGTTCGTCGTGCAGAAGGTCGGGAAGCTCACCCCGCACGAGGCGCGGCGGAAAGCCGAGGCCGAGCGGGACGAGCTGCGCGCCGAAGCCGAGAGGCTGCGGGCCGAGATCGCGCAGCTGAGGCGCGAGCGCGCGTCGGCGATCTAGGAGAATGACCTGCATGACCGACAGCACCTCCGGCGTCCTCGACTCGATCGACGGCGCGCTCCGGGACTACGAGACCAGCAACGACGCGATGCGGTGGGCGCCGCCGGAGAACCGGGCCGCGACGGCGGAGGGGTCCCTCGAGATGGACGCCGTGACCGACATCGAGGCGCGGACCCTGGCGTGGGCGATCGGGGCCGCCGAGGCGTACATGGCTTCGATGCGGGGGCTTGCGGAGGCGATGCGGCCGATCCTGGTTGAGGCGTGCAAGTCGATGTGCGGGCTCGCCGCGGCGTTGCAGCCCGCGATCGAGGCGAGGCGCCTGGAGGGCTCGGCGATGAGACTGGAGTACAGGCGGAGAAGCCTCGCCAGGAGAAGGCGGGGCCGGTGACGTCGCCGGCGGCTTCGGCCGAGACTGAGCAGCAGCAGCGCGACCGCCTGGCCGAGCAGCTGTGGTCGGTCGCCGATCACCTCGGCAGTGCGAAGATCGCATGGCGGCACGAGCTCCCGGCCGTTGACCGGCGCGCCATCGACCGGGCTCTCGCCAGCCTGATGCGGCTCGGCGGGCGCGTCAAGCGCGGCGAGGCCGCCTGGCCCGGAACTGATCTGCGCCCAGCGAGCATGACGCAGCCGGCCGACTTCGATGACGAGCCCGAGCCGCCGGAAGTCATCAAGCACACGGCGGCGGCTGTCGTTGACGACCGCATGGCCGTGGACCCGGACGGCAAGGTCAAGCGGGTCTCCGAGTTCACCGCCGATGAACGCTGGTGGTGCGACGGGGAGGACTGCGGGCAAGACCTCGGCTACCCGCACGTTCACACCTACGGGGACCGTCCGACGCGCGCCGTGAACCTCCTGACCGGCTGGGAGATCGAACCGGAGCCTTCCCGTGACTGACCGGACACCCTCCGCGAGCAAAGTGGCGGCCGTGAGCAACTGGGTATCCCGTTATGACTGGCTGCGCCAGCTGCGCGACGGCATCCGCGTCGATCCCGAGATCCCGCCCGGCGTCGTCATGCTCGAGTCAGGCACCATGAAGATCGCTCGAACGGTCAGCCGTCAGGATCCGCCGCCGGCCGGGCAGAACGACGAGGACGTAGCCGAGGACCTCCGCTCGCTGCACGAGTCGTATCCGTACCTCGTCCTAGTGAGCGACCGGGGCGAGCCGATCCGGTGCGAGTGCTGCGGCACGCTCGTCGCCATGACTCCGGAGTCGGACACGCCGTCCGGCCCGTGGAAGCCGGGGATCTGGGAGCCTGAGCTCGGCCGTAGGCACACCATGCGCAGGTGCGAGTGGAAGCGGGCCAACCCGTGAGCGCGTCCTGAACTGTAGATCCGAGGTTGACAAGCTGTAGATTCGGGGTATACAGTTGTTCTTGTCAGCAGGAACTACAGGAGGAGCCCGCAATGGCCCGCACGATGGACGTCAACAGCCCCGAGTACATGGCCACCCTGACCGTCCCCCAGCTCCGCGCCCTCGCCGAGAGCGCCGAGCTGGCGCACATGGCGGCCGGGTTCGCGGCTCAGTGCGAGCTCGTAAAGCGCGGCGAACTGTGACGCAGCCCCGCCCCTGCGAGCCGGTCGGCGCCCTTGAGGTGGCCGGCCGGCTCGGCGTGCGCCGCGAGACGGTGGCGATGTGGAAGCAGCGCGGCCTCCTGCCGGCCGCCCGGTGGACGGTCAGCGGGCAGGACGCATGGGACTGGAACGAGGACATCGCGCCGTGGGCGCGGGAAACAGGGAGAATGCCGGCATGACCGACAGCCGTAGCACCCTTGACGACGAGGTGGACGACGAGCCGGCGCCCGACAGCCGGGAAACATGCTGGTTCTGGGAGTCCCGCGCCGAGAAGTGCCACTTCGAGCCGCTTATCCTCGGCAGCGAGCCGTGCGCGGACTGCCCGGACGAGCTGGCTGCCTCGTGAGCGTGAGCAGCCGGGGAAACTACCTTGGTGCAGACGATGCCCTGGACGACGACCACGACGAAACCTGCGCCTGGTGCGGGAGCATTAACCCGGAGGTCAGCTACGACGGGCGCATGTTCTGCCACGATTACTGCGCCGAAGCCTGGTGGTACGAGTGGGGTACCGAATGACGACGGACATCGACAACGACCCGTATGACGGCGACGATGACGACCCGCGCTGCACGCACTGCGAAGGTGAGATCTGGGTCGAGTGCGATGACCCCATCCAATGCTGCACACCCGGCTGCGACGGCGAGATGCACCCGGACCCCGCTTGCGGCGGAACCGGGCTGTACGAGCATCAGGTGATCTTCTGAGTGACGGCACGTTCCGCAAGGGCGGCGTCTACCGCCGCCGCTGGCAGTGGTGGTTCCCTTGGTCGGTCACCGACTGGTGGAAGCCGTGCGCCTTCAGGGGCTCCAACGAGTGGTGCGACGAGTCGGCCGCCCTCGTCCTGCCTCCTTTCGGCGCGCTTGTCGTGTTCTGGCGGCCGGGGCCGCTGCGGACGATGCCCTGCCCTGCCGAGTGGGCGGGGATGGACGAGGACGAGCGAGCCGACTACGCGCCCTGCGGGTACCTGCACGGCGGCCGGATCCGGCAGGAGGCGCACCATCACGCCATGACGGGCGGCGCGTGCGACGAGGCGCGGGCATGGCTCGCGGGGGCGGCCGAGGGGGGTGTGCGTCAATTTTGTAGGTGGCGGAGATCATCTTCGGGCTGGTGCTGGTCGGGCGGTGCGTGTCTGAGTGCGGGCCTGTTGCAGATGGCTTCCCGAGTGCTGCTGCCTTCCTTGCAGGGGAGG